GCCGACTTACAAGGTCGGTGCCTTACCAATTCGGCGCACGCGAACAGGCTAACTAGATCGCTCTACTAGCTGAGCTACTCCGGCAAATCATTTATGCGTAATCTTCCGATGACAATTCACCAGAAGGCTTCAATGGCGCATTAAGTTTCTTAATAGCCTCGTAATATTTAGCCTCAACCTTTGAGAAATACTCTTTGACAAGATTATTTATTCGTTCTGCCCCGTAGTTGAGTTGGGTAATATCCTCGTCTCCGGCAATCGCCGCGAGCAGATCATTGACAATATTGTTAACTTTACCAGCACCTTCGTCGGTTACTTCGCCAGTAACATACTTAACGTAGAAATTTGCCAAATCGCCTGTCTTACACTCAATGGTCAATCCGAATGGACCACCAACAGTCTGCTTATCTTCTGGAATCTTACTTTGATAGGCAGTGGCAAACTCATTGGTAAACGGTATCATCAGTTCGTCCAAAGATCGCATCTGTGCGTTAGAAATGAGGCCGATGTTCGAGAACTCACCACCCAACTTAACATAATTATTTCGCATACCATTATACTTGATATACGTTTCAATCGGCAATTGCTTACCATTGACAATGCAATTGGCAATCGATTCATAACTATTCATTAGATCGGTGAAAAACAGCCGCAGATATGGGCTGGTGATTTCATCAATCCTTGCACGATATTTGGACACCAATTCTGACTTATACATTTGCTTTCCTATAATTAAAAGGAGTCGCGATCATTACTACCAAATGAATCACCATCGTCATAACCATTATCAAATGGATTTTCGTCTTGCTGCATTTGCCGATTCTTCATTTCTTTCTTAACAAGATCCATAGCCAACTTTTGAATTTCTGCAAGATCAAACACGGTGTCATCTGCGTGATTTTTCTTCCAGTCTGATTGAAGATCGGCAATTTCAGTCTTGGATAGACCAAATTCCTTGAGTGAAACATCGAATTCTTCCGGAGTCTCAACACCAGCCAAACTAACTCGGATCTTCTTCTTCGGTGTCATCTTTTCCACAAACTTGTCATAGTCGCCCTGCGACGAATCCCTGACAACCTTCATTAGCATCTTGATGATGCCAACAGTGGCATTAATCGCTGCTTGCTTTGGGCCGCCATTAGACGTAACAACAGGCATCAAGTTATACATTTGACCACAACGAATGTAATACTTGGTTGGCTTATTGCCATCGACTTTAAGTTCCATGTTTTCTGACATTTTATCTAAATCCTTTTACTGTGATAGAGAAATTTGCGTATCAATTCTATCGAGTCGGCAATCAAAAGTCAAGACTGATATCAATTATTCTTGATCCGATTCCTCGTGATCGGCATCTTCCTCGTCCACAACATCAACGTCTGGAACTTTCTTACACTCTCGGTCAAATTCTTCTGCGATATTATCAAGGAAGTCATATCCATCGAGATCGTTTAGATCCACTGGATCAACAACATTATCAGGATCATAAAATCGAGCCATGAAATTATCTCCTTTAATCTTCGATTTCTTCGTCGTCGGGATCATCAATGATGACAATTCCCTTATCAGCCAAGGCACTAACATAAATCATATCTTCGGCATTTGACGGGTCGATCTTGCCATAAGTTGACATAGATTCAACGGTTTCTTGATGAAACTGGTTGGCGATGTCGTCTGGAAGACTTGTACCACGTTCTTGAGGAATAACGTCCTTTAGAATCAACTTATTGCCAATAACATCATAAAACATTTCAAATGAATTGCCACCATGGTCGACGGTGCGGCTCACGTATTGCATAATATCTCCAAAACTATTTACACCAATATAGCTGTTCTCGATCTACAATCTAACATATTGTAGATAAACGGCATATCAAAGTCAAGTGATGCACAAGATAATTAAAAAGTGGGCTTGGATGGATTCGAACCACCAACTTGCATTGTGTCGTGACAAGTGCCGATCTTCTTAGCCCAAAAAGAAAGCGGATAGAACTGGAGTCGAACCAGCAGTACCTTTTCAGATACGAAGGATTAGCAATCCTTTACGCCTCACCGATGTGCGTCGCCTATCCTACAAACAGCCATGCACGGTTACGATCCGTGGACTCAGGGACCAAAGCCCCGCGCGTTACCGATTACGCCACACGGCAATTGAAATGGCCGTCTTACACAATGAATTACTGCGGGTTTCATTGATGCGACCAAAGTGACCCAATGGGACTCGAACCCATGTTCCAAGATTGAAAGTCTCAGCGTCCTAGCCTCTAGACGACAGGGCCAAAGTGAATTTGTTGACAGTAAATTGTAGACGTATGGTAAATCGAAGTCAAGTCATCGACTGATTATTTATATTTCAAATACTCATTCCAATGACGGCAAACCATATCAGAAAGATCCAACGACATTTTATTAAACTTTATGGTTAAGGCATTAAAACAGACGGTAGCAATGCAGAGAATTACCGAAAGTATATTATTGGTAGATAGATCATATATTGCTGCATTGGCAAAAAATGCAAGCATTGTAGCAAAGAAACCAAAACAAATTATACTTTCTACCAATTCAGCATGCCGAATTTTATGCGCATACGGAATGTATTCACCGATATATTGCATCTTTTCAGGCAAAGCCATAGACGCAAAATCTTTATTAAACGCCTTTCGGGCATAAAGATTCTTGGATATAATATTAGCATTAGCAACAGCTAACATTGCCGCAACTGTCATTATAACAATTGCAATATTGCTACCATCTACAAATGCCAATGAGCCATACGCAAATCCAAAAATCCCCAAACATACGCCAATAAATCCAGAGATAATGCATCTCCTAACACTTTTACCAATCAAATGTAGACCAGGCTCAAACACTTTAGCAATTCGTTCGTCTGGGCCAATACTATTATCGATATTCATTAAAAACTCCATTTCGCCTATAAATTTCAATGCAGATTGCCATAGCCATTACATTACGCCGTTCACCACCCGGCAGATTTCGAGACTTGTGCCTAGCCCTATACGCCAAAATGTTGTTTAGGTGTGTAGTAGTTAAATTGGCCAACTTTTTGGTTTCACCATTGTGCTGGCGCCATTGCAGATTAGAACAATGGCTGACCGATTGTGCCACGGTTGCACCAGGATCTAACCCTTCATAGATATCAACCATTTACGATATCTCCTTTATCCAGAAATTTCTTGACGCGAATAATTTACCAAATCTTGGTGAGTTTTCACCAAATCACTTTCGACTTTATACGCCAATTCTTGCATATTAGCATTATCGTCTAGATTGGACGTAACTAAAATGCCGTCACGACTATTAAATGCCCGAATTACACCTTCTAGAATTTGATCTGTAGATGCACCGCTTTGATGCAAAGAATTTATAAAATTCTCAATAACTTCTGCAATCGGTATTACTTCATCTGATTTTGATACTGGCATTATATTACGCTCCATGATGATCGATCGGCGTGAACTCTTTACTTTTCATTATTTCCCAAAACTCAACATATGAAATTGGCTTATATCCAGGAATATTATCTACGCCAACATCCATACTTCTAGAACATGGGTCATCTTTCAATGTGCCATGAGAATGCCCATATGCATGGGCAACACCGTGGTGAGATTTATTCCATACCCTCATTGCATAATGGCATAACACCACTTCTGATCCGTCGCCATATGCAATTCTGCCCATATCACCAACACTTTTGAATAAGCCGCTATTTAAGTAGTAGGATTTATTCTTATAATCATGATTACCGAGGATTAAATGTATGTTTTTGCACTTAATCCTTTCTCGGTAAATTTTTGGATCTATTTGTTTGTTCCAGAAGCAAAAATCGCCAAGGTGATATAGTGTATCTTCTGGCTTTACCAATTTGTTGATCTGGTCTATTAGATGTGCATCCATTTCATTTACATTCTGGAATGGTCTATTACAATATTTGATTATGTTGGAGTGCCCGAAATAGCATCTAATGAGTGTCGGATGTTAACCATATCCGACACTCATTAGTCCTCCTTCCATCTATTAATCCATCTTTTACCATTTTTATAATCCTCTATCAATTTTAGACAAATTTCTTGTTCCTCCCATACGTGGGAAGTTTTTTCTATTTTTTCAAAAAGTTGTTCTAATGAAATTCCGTCTTTTTTAGTGAATGCTTTTTTGACATTATCTTTGTGCAATATTATTTGACAATTTTCAATGTGCCTTACTATTTCTGGAAAAACTCCCAAATCAAATGCGCTTTGTCTGGAAAATATATGATCTCGCACACAACCCCTACTATTTTTTGTAGAATTAAATATTCCGTAAGTTTCTATTAATATTTTATATTTTGAATATAAAACATCGAATAATTTTTTATTCCAGTTTGATTCTTTGAAGTAAACCGATCTATCTTCTTTTTTGGACAAAGGTACCCAACTACCATTTTTTTCCATTATAGATCGAATTTTTTTGAAATATTCTGGTGTAAATTTTTCTTTGCTTTTAATGCCTATTTTTAATTTGGATTCTTTTGTGTGCGGGTGACTATATGACGATTTTTCCCTATTGCCGTGCATTTTTATAATGGTTTCTCTGTCTAATTTTTTACCCCTTCTGGGAGATCCACATTTGAATCTATATTCATCGTTTACCTTAGATTTTATCAAATCTGATTGCTTTAATTTTTGTTCTTCCGACCATTTATTTCCGTAGTTAGAATTTTCTTTGCCGTATTTTGGTTTGTATTTTCTGCCAATCTGAGTTATTTTTTGATGAAGGTTTTTACAAACTTTACAACAGTATTTTTGTGTCTCAAATTTAGTTTTATATTTTTTATTACAATTTAAACAAATTTTGTCAATTACTATTCTTTTTTCGTACTTTCTTGTCATCTATTTAACTCCTCATATATTTGTATTTATATGAGGAGTTGATTTAGTGCCCAAAATGCGAATCAGCTGTTAGGTAGATCATTCGATTTATCCAAATTCTTTAATTGCTCATCTGTAATTTCTGCCCATGTAACATTTAGATAGTATTCGCCGTCAACACGGGTAAAGAAAGTTCTTAGTTTACCAAAGATAGCCACGCAGTAATCATATACCATTGTGGTTGAACCACATGGTGTGCCATAATATATACCACCGCATATTGGGTGAGACTTGCCAGTAGAATAAAAACTACCCTCTGCGGCACACACTCGAATAGACCATTCGCCTTTGCCAGATGCAACCCTACACATTTCTGGTATTTTATCAATAAGTTCTGCGGCTGCTTTTTTGTTTAATTCCTCTTGTTTCTTACTCTGCATGGCAGCACTTGCAATTGCTTCATAGATACTACCATTTTTACTGGCAACTACATTGCTGGTTGCAATCGTCAACTGCACTGGATCCAATTTTTCCGACATTCTTTATACTCCAACTGTGTCGGTATAAATCTTGCTAAGATAGCTACTAGAAATAATCTGACCCCACATCTTAGGATCACAATCTTGCAATTCCATTAACATCGTTTTAACAAAAGTTTCACCTGGAATATTAGATCCGTGATACTTAGTAGAGGCTACGGTTTCAAGAACCAATCGAGTTTGATTGCCATTTAGTTCCATCAGGATTTGATCGTGCCAGTATTCTGGATTAACCAAATCGGGAGTAGAGTAAATCTGGTCTACAGTAACATTTTCCGGGCCAACAATATTAGAAATATTGTTTAGTTCAATGCCAATTTCGTCAATAAACGCGCCTACAATATTGATTTCCATGTGTTCTCTTTCTAACAAAATTTGATCTGACACATAATTATATCAGATTGGTAAAGTCAAGTCAAGCGAACGCTCAAATTATAATTTGAGCCGTGATATTTTAGTTTACTGCAACCTCGATCTCGGCACCAACGGCACTGGCCCGTTGGCTTGCAAGACGGTCACGAATTTCAACCAAATCTTGCATCTTAATAAGAGTGCCATTCCTAAACACTACTTGAAGCATATTACCAAGGCAGTCATAGTCTTGCTGCCCGTCATTTGCAACCAATCGACCATCCTTCTGCACAACAACAATTCTACCACGCAGGCTCTTTTTGGTGCCATTGTCCGTGATTGGGTCCTTATAGATATCCTTGCCTTTGCCATCAATGATGCAATAGGTGCTCTTGACAGCCATACCCCAAGTATCTCGGGTACAATGTTGATAGGTATAAGATCCAATACCAAAGACGATATTAGAAGATGCGAATCCCTTTTCTTCTAGGCGAGTCATGATAGACCGGGCGCGATCATATGTAATACTATCGCCATAGATAGCACCAACATGACCATCCAGTACCTTATATCCCTTTTCGTTCACAGTGCCACCAAACACATCCCACAGGCACTCAATAACACCCTTTCGCTCGGGCGAGCCAGATGTTGCACTCTCATCGCCGCAGATGATAAGAACAGGATCACCACTATCAGGCCTAAACACTACCTTGCCGTTTCGGCTCATGATTAGAGGCTTCAATTCTGCGGCATAGTTGCAAATGACAGAGAAAAGGTCATAAGTGTCGGCAACCAAACTAACAATACCAGAAGGATGAACATCTTGAATAATTCGGCGCAGAGTTTCCTTCTCATTTTCTGGACCGCCGGCAGACGTAACACTATGCTCTGTGGCAGGAACAGAGCAGCCAATCAGGTCATCATCACTGTTTGCGCCATAACTATATTCAAGCAAATCAATGGCTGCGACTGTATCTGTGCCAGCGAAACTAATAAGATGGGCTGCGCCAGAAAGAGCGGCATCATGCATACCACTCATGCCACGGCAACTGAAATCGTGCCCCTGAAACTGACAGAATCCCAAATCAGCACCGGTCTTAATTGCACACTTATCAAGCAACATACGGTAATAATGGGCAGTAGTAGCAGACGTAATTGGCTTCCATAGATTGTTACTAAGAACAGTTTCCAGATAGTTAGTCAACCAGAAGAAATCTGGATGAGTATTACGAATTGTCATCATCGGCACACCAATAGGCACAATAGTACCTTCGGGCAATGCACGAATCTCAATCGGCAAATACCCAAGATCATGCAGAGCCTCGATGTGGTCAACTGCAACTGCATCCCTACCAAGAGCATTGTCTAGACGGCGCTTGTATTGAGCAACAACAGTCGCCTTTGGTTGATTGAAGAACATATCATTAAAGTCCTTCATCAGGAAGTCAAGGATAAAGTGCTGCAAACCAAAGAACACAACACCGCTAAAATTATCTGGGTGTACATTACCAAGTTTGCCACTTCGAGCAGTAAAGTTGGAATATACCTCTTGGGTTCCTTCCGGATATTGGACTCGATGGACTACTTTGTAAAAATCGCAAGAATGGAGCGGACTGATTTGCATGATATCTCCTTTTTATCGTGGAAAGTTAATATGTTCAACGTGCAACAACGGATTATTAACGTCTGTAAACGGTGTAACAAACGACGAAGTGGTAATGATCTTATCAATAAGACCATCAAACACTTCTAGACCACGGCTGAAAATGCCGTGAGTAACATACAATGCAACCTTTTTGCATCCCCTTTGCTCTTTTAGGATCTTTGCAAGTTCAATGAAGGTTCGGCCACCGTCGCAAATATCATCAATGATAATTGCATTTTCACCAACATCGCCAAAGATTTCGACTTTTTCAATTTTGCCAGTAGCAGGATTTCTGACTTTCATACCAGTAGCAAACGGCATCTTGATCTTTTCGGCAAATTGGCTTGCCCGCTTGTAGCCGCCAGCGTCTGGTGATACCACAGTATAGTCGTTGCCGTTGAACAATGATCGGCAACCCTTACTGATCGCCAATGACATACAACCAGTGATATCTGGTGATCTGAAATTATTGACCAGTGTTGGTGTAACTACACTGTGCGGATCATAAGAAAATACATACGGAGCATTAAACGTATTGATTAGATCGGCAAACCACTTCAAACTGAAACTGGTATACGGTGTAGTTGCCCTGTCTTGACGAGCATATGGGAAATATGGAATTTCCAAGATATCCGGAATATGGCCACGGCGCTTATAGATATCCATTAGCGAAAATAGAGCCATAACATCATTGGCTGATTGTAGTCGTGCCCTGATAACACTTGGCATATGGTAATTAATCTTACTAAAGCAATTCTCCATATCTAGATGAATTTCACCACCAGAGAACGTGGTATATTCAATATACTGGATTGCATATCCGGAATCGTAAGGATAAACAACACCGTCGTATTCATTGCTACCGCAATCGCCAATGTCTAGATTGGTCTTTGGTCCTAAGATGTGAACCAGTTTATCGTCTGACATTTTAATTCCTTATTCGGAGCCAATGATATACTTTTCACGCGCAGCGTTGTGATCTTTGGTAAGGTTCACAACTCTCTTATTGCCAACCATCGTTCGCCCGCGGCTCTCTTTGACACCCTGACGAACAAGGCGACGACCAAGAACAGGATTATTGCCACTACTGAATGAAGTTTTCATTCGGCGAATAGCATTGCCCTCTGCTTCTGCTTCTAGGTCAAGAAGGTCAATCTTCTTGAAAGTCGGTCCGACTTTCATTGCAGCCTTTTCCTTATTGCGAATCGGCATCTTGACATTGACTGGGAAATCGCCGTTGTAAATCATGGCTTCTCCAAATTAAAGAGTTTCGAGAAATTCACAGAAAATTATAGACGATTGGCAAATTCAAGTCAAGATCATTTATCAAAATAACTTATGCCGTTCATAACTTAGAAGGCATAATAATTAAAGTCATTTTTGCGACTTTCTCTGGTAAAGACAATCTTTACATTCAGATTACCATCCTTTATGACATATACATATTTTCCGTCAATGTGATTATGAGATACGAGATTTTCTTTGGATATAGCATTTTCATACCCCACATCAGAAGAATATTTTTGATTGATATTGGGGGTTGAATTAGCCAGCAATTGATAAAGGGTAGTTTCTTGATCCGAGTTTGTTTGGACAATTTTGGAGCCAACTTTGATTGCTTGCAGACCATACCTAATATGCAAATTTGAGTCATCACAATCTTGAGACATAGGATTTTGACGACCGATGCCATAGCTATAGTATAAATTGGTGTCAATCTCAATATCGTTAATGAATACCCTATATTCAAACAAACGCTCGCTATGGCTGGGATCAATATTAAGAATTTGCACGGCTTCAATTGCAGTTTCGCCGTACTTATTCATTTCTTCAACCAAAACTCGAAGCATATCAAAGTTAAATTTGTGGAACATTGAGGTTAGCATAAGAATGCCTTCAATTTGACCCTTGTCAATCAGAACCTCGTTGCAATATTCCCGAATTTCGCTTTCGCTTAGACCATTATACTTGATACGATACCGAATTCGCCCCGGGCGATTCAATAGGTGATCGTCGAGCATACTATAGTCATTTACCGTAATAATGAACAGATGCCGATTGCTCAAAACACCATCAAGCACCGTTAGCATCTTCATCTGGTCATCTTTTTCGTAAATTTTCTCGAATTCATCCAGAATAACAACAGATGGTGGAATCATCTGCATCAGTTCGCCGAATCTAGATCCGGTTTCTGGATCATTTACCAAAATCGTACTCATACCTTCTTGCATGGCCATATTAGAAATGACCTTGCTCAACAAAGTCTTGCCGCTGCCTCGTTCACCAGAAAGAAGAACGCCGACATTTTCATTAGATTCCTTGAATTGTTTCCAAATTCGATTTGCATATCGAGTGCAATCGCCATAAATCTTCTTTGGAATATTAACATTGGTTACCGGTTCGAAATAGTCCGGGCCATTCATTCGGTGCTTAATGACATAACAGCCAGGCTTAAAGCCGTCTGCAATAGCAGAGTCCTTCGGCACAGGAGTATATTGCCGACCGTTAACGACAAAGTTGTAACCAGTCATTTTTGTTTCCTATTAAGTACCAAGCAAAAATTTCTTAAACTTCTTAAGATAACCCAAAGTTGACTTTTTCTTATGCCCCTTTGGACCACCATTATGAATTCGAGCGGCATCTTCCATAGAACCATTCTTTGGAAGATATCTGCAAATATACGCCTTTACCACTCTTTCACTTAAAGCCTTGTCGTTTTTAACATCCTCGTAGACGCCACCAATACCACTGTCGTATTGCTTGGCGTCGGCATAATACGCATCCCAAATTTGATACGGTCCAATTGCATTGCCATTGTCGCCAACTGCACCCAATCCTTCGTTTGGCTCTGCACCAGTTTCAGTTTGCCTCAGAGCGTCGTAAAATGACCGCCATTCTGAATCAGACCATCCCGGATCAACTGCAAAGCAATTGCTGACTGCCACAAATGAACACATGGCAAATAATTTAACATTCATATGCCAAACCTCTGATTGGGAAAGTTTACAGCTAGTCGATAGAATGTACGCAAAATATTATATCGACTTGGCATATTCAAGTCAAGTCGATCGTCTAATATAAGTTAGACCATATCTTTACGACATTATAATATCATTAAACTTTTGGCTGTTGTTAGACCAACATTCAATGAATTCGGTATAATTATTGGTTATATCTGCTGATCCCCCGCAGCATTCGCCGCTTGACGACAAAAGAATCGGGTCAGCCAAAGTTGGCAAAATAGCATCTGCTGTTGGCGAAAAGTAATTTAGTTGGCCTGACTTGTTAAGAATAACAATAGACGTGGTATTGTTATTATAAACTAACATTTTAACATATTGCATTGGAGTATCATGCACCTCTACCACGCCTCGAAATAATTCCGACACATCGAAAACATTATTTTCCATAATTTAAACACCAATAAACAAACTCCACACAATTATGGAGTTTCATTTTTTGCGGCTTCACTTACAAGAATCCAAACGCCACCATGAGGCGGCTCATTATTTCTTGCTTCCATCGCAGTATAATGGTCTGCCAATCTATATTGCACCCACCCCATTGACCTATTCCAATATCCATTCTCATTCTCATTATAGCAAACATAATACGGCATTATCTAAGTTCCTCTCAAATGCGTCACATTAGGTGACTGTTGCGCCAAACAACTTTACCGTTGTTATCTTTAATGCGCAAAATCATAGATGCAGGCATCTTACTCTTGAAGATTTCCTGAGCAGAAGCCAATGCTGGTGCTTGCACAGTAATTTCGTGCCCAGATTTAGTAACTGCGGTATACGAACGAGTAATTTGGGTAGCGACCTCAAACTTATTAGTATACAACACACATACTCCTATGAATTGAACCGAAGATTCTTCTTGGACGAAACTCGATCTTTCTTGGCGGTTGGTTTACCACCCCAAGATTTAGACCGTGTAATACCGGTAGACTTCATTTTTTCTAAACTTTGTTTTCGTAAAAGAGCCTTAATTATTTCTAGTCTGGATTTCATTACGATATTTATATAATCATATATGCTTTACCAAACATAAACTTAACACTTTCAGTGGTACATTCAGTAAATTTAGACCGCTTATATTCAAAAGTTGTGCCATTTAAGCAACTAAGTCTGCACCGAAGAGTTTGGCCTGCTCGGTTAAGTGTTCTCGACAAATGGTCTGTCTTTGCTATTTCAAATATTCGGTCATTATAGTAATAGCCGGCAGTAGCATGTTTGTTGTTACAAGGCCTTCTACAGTGCAGAATAATTCGGGATTGTTTGTCGTTTATGTAAACTTTAAGAATACAATTTTCTTCGACCATATGCGATTGAGATTGATTTTTATATATTGTGGCTGTAGTTGTGGTATAAATCATCGGTTGGTTGATTTTTCTGTCTAATTTTACCAAGTCGGCAGCAGTAATTGATCGGTGTTCAGAATAATCTATAGGCGCACTTATACCAGACATTTTAGCCATGTCAAAAATTAACTTTGGTCTTTTCATTTTATATCTCTTTTTAGATAAAGTGCATGCCACCATTAGAATCGTCATCTATAATGGCATCAATTTCTTCTTTGGAAATATCATTTTCCTTACCGAGGCGATACAATACATTTTTGAGGGCCTTGACACCAAGAACAATCACCCTCATGGTGTCCTTTTCGTCAAACCTCTTGGTGTCAACATCCAACTTAAAAGCCAACATTTTATTGTCTACCATATGGCCAATAAGGTTAAGAACAGTGTTCTTTGGATCCTCAATAGAAGCTTCCAATTCCTCTTCTGTTGGCAGATGTGGCCTTTTTTCAAGGTTCTCAAGATTTTCACGGCTGAAAAAGTCATTTGGCATATTTTGTCTCGCTTTTGTCTATACGAACGTGATATATTGTAGACTTGTGGTAAGTCTACATCAATCGTTACGCACGATAATTATATCTTTATTTTTGATTATGCGGTTGACCAATAACGTAAATCTTATCTCTGGCAAAGAACATTTCGCAATTACCATATCTCATTACAGTGTTCCTTACTTTGGTTGATTTAATACACTTGATGAATTCCATAGTATACGTTTTCTTCAATTTGTCCATACCATTATAGCTATTATGACTATGAATACCAATTAGCCAATACCGAATGAAGCAATCGCTCTTGGCCTTTAGCTGTTTGCGGTCAAAGCAGCCAGAGCCATATTCGTCTAATTGCGAGGCAATATATTCAGATACTTCATTGGTAATATGGTCAAGTGCCATTCGAGAATTGTCAGCCATGTTATTAAATGCAGAGTTAATGCCAGGGTACAATTGCTTGAGTAGTGGCACAACCTTGTTTCTAATCGCGTTCCGAGTAATATCGGCATCTGCGTTGGTAACATCTTCGTGCCATCGCACATTATTTTCAAGGCAAATATCAATAAGAACAGATTTTGGAGTATTCAGTAGTGGCCGAACATATGTAAATTGCGGATCAACGGTCGGATATTCTGAGGTCTCTGCAATGCCACTCAGGCCTTCAAGGCCGCAACCTCGACAAATCTTCATCAAAATGGTTTCAATCTGGTCATCTGAATGGTGCCCAGTGGCAACATATTTGATGCCAAGTTCATTGGTAAGATCACAGATTACCTTTACTCGAAGATTGCGGTAATCTGTTTCAGTCTTGGATTCACTTGTAACGGCAATGTTATGAAACGGAACATCGTGGTCGGCACAATATTCTTCCACGATCTTTCGGTCATTATCAGTTTCGCTTGCAGGTCGCATATCATGGGTAATATGCAACACCTCAAAGTCAACATTGGCTCGTAATGCGGTTTCCATTAAAGCCATGCTGTCTACGCCACCAGAAACCATCAGAAGCACTTTATTGGTGCCAACTAGACGGCGCCATGAATTTGAGATTTGATTGATGTGGCTCATTTTATATTCAAGAAGCAAAGAAGCCAAACACACAGATAATTACGCCAAGAACAATAGCGGCAAATGCAATTTCTTTTCTTGCAGTAGTTTTACCTGTAATATAGCCAATGTAATATTGGTGTTTTGATTCGTCGCCTTTGCTTAGGTCTAGCATAAGGTCATCTGTGAGGCGCTCTAAATCTGGCATTTAATACATCTCCAAAATTGGGCTGATAGGACTCGAACCTATGACTTAAAGATTATCGATCTTTTGCTCTACCAACTGAGCTACAACCCATCATTTATACGATTCGTGAAAACTACGCGATTCGAGATATTATATCTTCGTGGCATCATCTAGTCAAGTCAAGTCATCGAATTTTAATCGACCTCTATAGGTCTGGTCTATAATTCCGGTTGAATCGACTGAGCAATTTACCATATAATATTCACCATCTGATTCCGCTATTTTTATACCATTGTAATTTAGTTTTTCTTCTTTTGATGCCAGTTTAGTAAAAAAGTGCAGTATACTGCCGTTGTATTCGAGGATGACTTTATATGTACCAAAAGAAGTTATAATGATCCAGTCAGTAAGTTTAGTATTTGTTTTCATAGACCTGTCTCATTAAAATAATAATTATTGGATAGATATCCACCATCCTCATAAAAAATACCACTGCAACCACGGGCCGATATACTTCCGTCATAGTAAATGTGCAGGAAAGATCCGCATGAATTGTAAATTGAAATCGATGTAAGTGACCTAAAATTCATTTGGTAACCCTCTTTGATCTAAATATTGAATGCCATCCTATTATGCCATTAGTTTTCATAGCCCAGTCTCATCAATGGATTTTCCCATGATCCAATATCTCCCATCGTTATCAAAATAACACTCTAGTGGATCGCCCGTGGCGACGTACAGAAACCCCCAATGAGATCCATCATAGTAAATTCTAGTTATATGTTTATTTACAGTTATATTAATCCATTCTTTACATTTTCTAGATTTACTCATATATATTGAATCCCATATAATGGTGCTAGAACCCTGTTAACCCGGTTTCAGTTACCCATGGCGTTTTCCAACCACCATATTCGCCACTCACACCATACTCCTTAAATCTATAGATATCCAATACAGATTTTTCTCGTGTTTCAACAAGTATACATCCATCATAATAAATTCTAGATCGCATTTTATTTTTAATGGGAGTCATTAAAAATGACTTATGTGGTTTAGATTTACTCATATATTGGTATCCCTGTTTCATCGAACTCAAAGTATTGAAGGCCGTCGAAATAATATCCACCGTCTTCGCCAAAATTTGTTTGCCAAGGGGTTAATATTAATTCACCGTTGTAGTAAAAATACATCTTCACATACCCGTCATTGTCGTATCTAGACATTAAATAATATCCAATATCTATTTTGGGGTTATTATAATCCGGTTTCGTCATATTGTATTATTCCAATGGGGCTACAAGAATTGTATAACTCATATGATCCGTCAATTTTAAAATCTGGATATTTTGGGAAATTAGTAATAAGACCATTGTAATATATGAACAAATTATAATTCAACTTGTATCGTATATGAATACTCGCCCAATTAATAGTTCTTTTTTCTATTAGATTATTCATCTATCCTCTACTCCCGTTGGATCAACAAACACCACAGAATCTATATCATACGACCCATTCTCATGGAAATCGAGGTATTTTAAAATGTTTGGGTCCCATACTCTGTTCCCGTCAATCTTACCCGAATATTCGATCCACAGGATAATTGCTCCCTTGTCATTCGATCTGGCAATAGCATTTGATATTATGGTTCTATTCATATTAAAATGCGGGTGAAGGGACTTGAACCTATCACCAGAAAATATATCTGAACCCCAAATTCATTAAAAGATAAATAGTAGCATAGAATGGAGGTTCAGATGAAACCCGGATACTTTGTTGATTTTAATGAAGAACTAAATTTGATTATTAAAGAAAGTAAGACTAAGGCTGAAATTTTTCGAAAATTGAATAAAAATGACCCATATAGTGGCGCTTGGTATAGAGACTTAGATGCTTACATTAATAAGCATAAAATAGACGTAAGCCATATGCGCGGAAAGCACGGTAATATAATTGACATAGATACAATAGAACCGGAATTCATATTAGAGGCAATAAAAAATAGTAAGTCTATTAGGAGAGTATATATTTTATTGGGCGGCAAAAATGACTATCCTTGGACTTTCAAATCAAAATTGATAAATTATATAGAAACAAATAATATAAATATCGATCATTTTACTGGTCAGGGATGGAGCAAAGGTGCAAAGTTTGGCCCGAAGAAAGATAGAACACCCAACGAAGAAATATTTGCGATACACGGAAAATGTAAATCAATGGTAAAAGAAAGATTTTTGCAAGTTAAGCACGAATATAAATGTGATATTTGTGGTATATCATCGTGGAATAATAATAAATTGACTTTACAAATGGATCACATAAATGGCGTATCATACGATAATAGATTGGAAAATTTAAGATTAATTTGTCCAAATTGTCATAGCCAAACAGAAACTTTTTGTAAATCCAAATCTAAAAAGAACAAATGCGAACTCGGGGAGTCGAACCCCGAACACACCGTTTCTAGGACGGCGTCCTCTGCCAATTGGGATAAGTTCGCTAAATTTGATAAACCAAAGAAAGAATTAAATTGTTGCGAATTTTGCAAAATTAAAAAATGTAAGGGTAAATTTTGTTCTACCGAGTGTTGTGCAGAATCTTCTAGAAAAGTGACAAGGCCATCTAAAGAAATTCTAAAAGATGAAATAGAAAAAATGTCATTTCTTGCTTTGGGTAGAAAGTACGGTGTATCTGATAATGCTGTTAGGAAATGGTGTGCAAAATACGAAATAAATATAAAAAAGACGTAAAGTGCCCCGCTAACACAATCAATTTAGTTTTCTTGGATGCCAGTTCCATATCGGTGGATCCAGTCTCAAATACTTACCAGGCACTACACCACTTCTAACATATTTGCCCAAAAAGTCAACACCACCGTTACGTTCAACACGATATACCACGCCTTCTGCTGTCTCTGTCGCACCATGATGGCCGTATTCGCCCAGAAGTTTATCTGCCTGGTCTACTGAAATTGTCTGACCAGAATGAAGAAGTTTGGATCGAGGTATTTCTGACGGTATTCTTGAATCCAATTCCGATTGTAAGGCTCTGGTTGAGCCTCTCATAATATCAAATGCGACAAATGGATTATTATTTATTGCATATTTAGTACCATGAGCTTGTGCAAGCCATTCGCCAACCAGTCGTTCACCATCTTCTAGAAACAAGAATAAGCCGCAGTTGTTTTTACCCATTCGTAAAATATGCGGTGTTGCTCAAGTGGCGAATTTACACACATATTACCAGATCTACTAACTGGATGAAATATATCGCCTTCACGATAGATACCAACATTAGAGCCATCCAACTTTTCATGTACAAATACGGTATCGTGCTTGTCTCTGGTCTTTACCGTTAGAATCTTGGCTTGACCAGCATTAAGAGTATAGTCGCCAACAGTCAAGTGACTGCCAGGCAAATGAGGAATAGAACCGTAATTTTTAGCGTTAAATATTTTCATGTTATTATCAAACAACCAGTTTCATCGATGTATGAATTTTTGGGTCCAATTCGATATGAACCATCGGAATCAGTAGTATGGTGCCCATAATCTGTAATATATGGACCAACAGTAATGCCGCCAGAATAATGAATAGATGCAATAAACACATTGTCGCAACCTTGAATAAAGATACAATATTGACCAAGTTTGTGTTTATTTTCCATATCAAAGCCCGAACTTGGACTTGAACCAAGACACATCTGGGTTGCAGCCAGAGCCATTAAGCCATTTTGGTATTCGGGCATTAGAGTTGCGAAATGATTCCGGTTGGATCGAACATATTTAGGGTATTATTATACTTATCTACGGGAACATAAAAGTTATATTCTCCGTTATTTTCAAAACGAGCCGATTTTTCTTTCTTTATAATTCTGCGATTACTTATGTTATAAGGTCCCGTCCAAATTGAACCGTCATACAGAACAGTTTTAATGGCTATATCTTTATTACCATAAAAAATATCGCTTCTGTTAACTATCCTTTTATCTCGGCACTTCATATTTTGGCCTTTGATGCCCATAATAGTTTAGAATTCCAATACAAACTGCATACGGCAGAGTTTTCTCCAAACTAAGTAACGTAGTATTACCATCCTTTATCATCTTTAGTGAATATCCATTAACACCAGCCTCAATAGATATTGCACATTCCGTCATTTTAATGAACTTTTCCAGAACCTTTATTGTATGCTTTTCTTTAGTAAATGGATTAAAAGACCGAAATATTGATATTGCACTTTTCGTGTTAATATCATACCACCGATAGTATGAATATCCTGGGCCTGGCCTCTCGGCATTAAACACCACTTGCATTAGGTCGGTGATAGCCGCATAGGTATCAATATATTTTATTTGTTCTTTCTTCTTTGCCATTACATCATTCCTCGTTGTCGGCACACCTCAGGTGAGGTGGTTCCATCCAGTTCGATCTATAAATGCACCAAACGGGCATTCATATGAGCCGGTTGCGTACATATATATCTTACCAAACGGGCATTCATATGAGCCGGTTGCGTACATATATATCTTGGTTGCGTACATATATATCTTACCAAACGGGCATTCATATGAGCCGGTTGCGTACATATATATCTTGGTTGCGTACATATATATCTTATTGTGCTTTCGTGCCACATAAGATATAGTACCATCATAAAAAACGGTATTTGGCATTCTAATAGAATCGTAAAGAATACGATCTGCACGGAATGTAGTGTTTCTTCCTGTCGTCATAAAAATTTCCGCACAACTTTTCAGTGTGCGGAAACAATAATCAAATTGTCAAACAGAATCATTGGTGTTCAGTATTAGTCCTGAACGCGGCGAGCAACTTGATCCCAGGTGAGCTGGTAAGTAACAGCAACCCACATGTCCTTGCCAAGATTGACAGTACCATGCTCGGGGTGAACAATGCTGCAAGCCTCGTTCACCTTGATTGCATAACCAGCTTCGATGCCATCTTCACGAGTGCCACGATCGTAGATCTCCACAGCATCGACATTATCGAGCATGTGGCGAGAGCCACGGCTGTTGCCAGGCGCAAGCTGGAATTCCTTGCTGGTCAGCTTTGCAGCAGGAACCTTCTTGCAAGTACCAGTCGGCTTGCCCTCAAGAAGGGTAACGTAAATGTCGCCCTGGCGAACAAACTCACCGGGAGTATTCACGTTAGAAAGCATGATTGGATCGGGCTTCGGGTTCTTTACAGAGTTCTTCACTCGGTTAAAGACCTTCACGGGATCGGCAACAGCAACAGTATTCTTAGCCATAATCTAAAACTCCTTTTATTCTCACACTATCGTACACAGAGGCATATAAGCAAGAAACAATCTTACTTATTTATTAACTTGCACCAACGCACTTGTTGGGTTCCATCCCGCCAGTCATGAACTTCTTGGCTGCTTCAATGGTTCGATTGTCGTCGGGATTCGGCACTCGAATGAAGTAAACGCGGCCAGTCGAACGGCAAACACCACAGAAGAACGAAAACTTGATGGTACCCTCTTTGTTGCCATACAGCTCGAACAAGGCTTCATGGGTTCCCTCAATCACATTTTCATATTCATCAAGGACCTTGGCATTACTCACTTTGATGAATTCTTCAAGACCGAACCGTTCGATCGCAATTCGCTTTGATTCCTCATCGACGATGGAATAAATCTCGTCGAGGGTAAGCTTCTCGGGCTCCATTACAATCTTACGAGCAAGATCCAGATGCCCGCCCTGCGCAAGTGGGCGACCATCGACGATATACAGGTTATCTTCGGGGTTGATGGGGAACACGCACGCAGGACCATTGGTGCGATTGATGATGCCGCCACGGTCTTGCTGGAAGAATCGCTCGCTAGAGCCAGGATCAATGAAAGCGGGGATATCTGTGTAGCCGTTATACACAAGACGAGTTTCGGGGTGACGATACACAGTCAGGTTGTTTCGAGGGTCGAGCACAAGATCCAGCCCCCACAGATAAACCATTCCCTCAAGTAGCCCGGGCTTGTTCGGGCAATCCTTGCAGATATCCTTCTTCGCACGAAGCGGCGAAGTCTGAATGGCTGCAACACCATCATACGGATCGCGTGGCTTCATGGTATCAGGATCGAGATACCGCTTCTCTTTCTTGCCACTATCGTCATAAATCACGTCGAAGCCGTCAAGGTAGTACATATCCTTCTTGAGACTGGCAATAATCTTTGCACGATCTTCGTTACTTCGGCGACCCGGCATTCTTGATACTCCTTTTCAATCCACAGATATTGCGTGAACAAAACGACTTGAAATTATACACTGACGGCAAACTCGCGTCAAGTTTTGACACAAACTTTTGTCATTCGACAAGAGACTCTAGAATTCCAACACCAACAAATTCGAGATCATCACCACCATCGTCATCAATGGGCGCACCAACATAAACGATATCGTCGGCTGTGCAGCCATAATATCCATCACCGGCTTTGAAGATGAGGATGATTGCTTCTTCGTGCGAGGCAAGACCATTGATGCGCACGGTGCCATTTGCATTTGAATCCAGCAAAACATACTTCTGTGATGGATAGTTATCTACCGTTACCAATGTGTTTGCAGCCATGTTCTGTCTGTCCTTTCTGTATTTGATCTGACCGGTCGAGAAATGCCATCAGGCATAATTACTATCTTGGGAATGAAATATCGCCCATCATTACCGATCTTAGAAGGTTTGCCCCTTCTCTTTTTCAGGGCTTCGTAATGATGTCGTTCTGTGCCATTATAGGCACGTACGGTAGTAATTCTATTTGTTACAATTTCAGAGGTTCTAAGAATATGACGGGTATTAACATTCCGTTTTAGACCGTGGCGCCTTGCATGATACAAAGAGGTGATCGCACCATCGCGATGCATTTGTTTACCATAGAAAACGGCACCCCATTGATCCCAAGTGATGTTGGCAAATCCTTATTTTGCCTCTTTACTTTCGCACCACCAACGTAAGTAATAATACCCTGATATGATTTGCGAATGGTGTTATATCTCTCGATATAACATCGCCCGGCTCTGCGATAATTGTCACTCATTTTTTATTACCTTGCGCTGTTAGAGGTCTTAAAGAAGAACCAAATAGTACCATCAATAGAATATGTAGTTTCCAACTGAGCAAACCGAACACACTTACACAATTCTGCCATTTGAGCACGATCCAAACAAGTGTGACTGGTTTCAACAATCACATACTTTCCAGCTTGGTCAACGCGAGAAACAATCACCTCGCTCGGCTTGATTCGAGCAGCCACGAGACTGTCGGAAATTTCACGATCTCCGATCCTGCGATCCATGATCTCAACAGGCGAAATAACGGGTTGCACATTCCGACTCATTTAATGAATCCTTTAAAGGCGTTTAGAATCTATCGCACGAATAATTCTATACTTACGGCTAATCAAAGTCAAGATAAACGACTCAATTTATTGTTACCAGTTGCCGACTGCGAGGATCAATCTTCGTGCTTTTTGAGATTAATTCTGGCTTCTCGGCGCTCTTGCCTATGGGTTTCAGTTTTCACATATCGGCCATTTCTGCAACCAGTAAACCTAGAGTCTGCTCTGCGACTCCAAACTTCGCGTTGGTGATTGCTCTTATATGCCGCACGTTGACCGTGACTCATATATTCTCCGTTAAAGTTAAATTCGGGAAATAATACGGCGCAAAGTTAATCACGCCGTATTGGCATATTCAGTTTTAATTTTTGTTTCAGAGGGCAGTACGCGCAAAGGTTTCATTGAATTCTTCGGGCTTCATGTCACGAATAAGGTTGTCGAGCGCAGTAAAGAAAATATCCATCTTATACTGCGGCGTACCATCACTTGCGCGAGGGCCAGCAGGATTGCGATTTGTGGTGCGCTGAGTTGCCTTGCCAGGAACACCAAGAGTGATGCCAAATCGAGTATACTTGGTGCGCTTCGACTGGTCAGGCTCAAGCATTTCATCGGTCATGTACGCCTCACGCGAACCAGGATGATCGTTGATGTAATCCACATAGAAGTTGGTGCCATTCTCGATACCAATGCGGATCAGTTCAGGGCGAGTGATATACTTCGGTCGATCCTGGCTGGGATCAGTATAGTCCTCGCCACGCAGGCGCCCGAGTTCAAGGGCAAATGCGGCGTCAACACGAGTACCATAAAGCACTCGCGGAGCCTTGTTTTCAGAACCGGCATCAGTAACGGCGGTCGAATCGTTGGACATTATCGATACTCCATATAAACATGCAATCACAATTTGACCATCACAACGCGCGATGATCGACGTATAATTATACTCAATCGGCAAGTCATCGTCAAGTTTTCAATTGAGATATTCTCAATATTGGTGAATGTATTTCGACGCCAAGCCCACCACAGCATCTTAAACTATTAGTTTTTATGCCATCCAAATATAACTTGTGGGTGAGTTTGATATATTCGTCTAGTGTAATTCTTTCAAAGTTATTTTTATTGCCATATATATCAATAAAATTACTATAGTCGGTATAATTATCGAAACAATTTACAAACACACTAATAATAAGGGTGTTTACAATAAATATGGGCCTATTAATCATAATAGTATAAATGCAACTATTTGCGGTGTTATGATTTATATTATGGTAAAATTCCATATATCAATTTTCCAGGATTTACTTGAATACCGTCGATGTAATATACGATATCTTTATTGTACCGTTCAATGAAGGTATATGAGTATCTAATGTAGTGGTTTATATCAATTTCTACAATTGGGTCGTTTAGGAATACCTTATTGTCTTGAAAATTCTTCCAGCCAGAAAAATAATGAATTTGTGCTTCAAGGTCGCCGCTAATGCAATATATAAGCAACCCCGCATTTAATTTGTGATAGGTATACAGACCAGGTTCGGGATTAGGATGACAAAGAAAATCCAGATTGATAAATTTGGCACTGGCAAACATACAATTATTATCTACGATTGACGAAACTTGAGATCCTAGACCGGATGACGTATAATCAAAGTGTATCAAAGGAGTTCATATGAGACTTAAAACGTGCTGTATACCACCTAATCACCAAAAGGAAACAGGAGAGGCTTTGCCTCTCCTGTTTCGAGCGCAGCGAGAAACCACTACAAGTAGCGTTAGCCTCGATCACCAAAAGACCACTTGATAACTTGCTTCTGAGCCGTATAAAGCCAGTCAACCATAATTAGAGATACTACGCCATATCCAAATGACTCCCATCTGGTCAAATCATCATAGAAGAACCGCAATACTGCACCAGACAAGGCGCCAAGGCATACAATCAAAACAACAAGGGCGATATTAACAAGGATAAAAAGGACGATATTAATAAGAGTATTCATATTATTTCCTTGAAAGAAAGTTTGCCACACCATACAACTTATTACGGAGTTGCTTTGAATTATCATCAAAGCAAACATTTTGGTTAATAGCCATTGCACCCAACATAAGGTTAGCCTGTTTGGCATAGGCGTCAATCCGTTCGGTAGACCATACACCAATTGCATCAGTAAGGTTATCCAACCTATCAGCCATTTTAACTAATGCGGCCGCAGTATTATAAGATTCAACCTTAGATACAATTAGTTTGGTCTTTTGTTCGGTGGTTAACTTGGTGGTATCCTTGTCGGCATAATACACACCAGTTAGCATTTTGACGTTTTTAACAACTTTGCGACCACAAGCGTATTCAATATCATCCTCTGTTACCGTTGTATCTTCCAACAGATCATGACAAATTGCGGTGTCGAGAGTATCCACGTCATAGATATAATAATGCTGCAATAGCCGAACAACACGAACAGGGTGAGAGATGTAAGCCTTACCATCAGATCGCTGTTGGTGTTTGTGACCGTGAATTGCCAATGTAAGAGCGCGGGGCGAACATTGAAGGTCGCTGTAACGAGGTAGTTCATGGCCAGCATCAATTAAATCGTGGGTGTTCATGGTTTAATTATTCCTTAAAGAATGAGCGGAGTTTGTTTAACCAGTTGAAACTTCGGCACATTTTTAGCGGGTGGTACAGGCAGATCGCGAAACATTGCTTTGGCAACTTGCATCGATCTGTTATATTCCCAATTATCCCATTTAATCGGGTCATCTGGCACAATATCATAACCACGAATATAGAATCTACTGCCATTAACTAAAGCCATTAAGTCTATGGCTTTTTTCCTAAATCTTCGTGTAAATTTCATGGTTTACTGTTCTTTCTAATCTCAACGCAACGGTGTATGAGGTTATAAATTACGTTATCGGATGCTTCGTTTGAACCATCGGGGTCTTTAGGATCAAACGGGCACCGATCCTCGAAATCACTCATGTCGGCGTAGCCTTTGGGGCCACCATACTTCAAAGCAAGTTCGCGCCTCAGCCCAAAATATTCGTCGCGAGTAGATCCGGTCGGTGCATGATCGAGCACCGTACAACTTGCAATTGTACGACAAGCATTGGGTGGATTGGCTGGGAAGCCCTTGACAGTAAGGGTTAACGGTTCGTCGATGGTAATTCCTTCGTCGGCGCAAAGATCACAAACAGTTTCATTGCCGACGGGAATAAACTCTGTGTAACAATATACGCAAATTGGCCTAGTCAGCATGGCAACCATCAACTTTCAAAGAAGTGGTTTGTATTAGATGAACACAAATCTGGCAATCATTGAGATTACCAGAAGAACAATGAGGATCCAGGGTCGCACAAAGTAAAGGGCTGCGGTGATGAGCAATGCAAGCCACCAATTAAATGGGCTGTATACGCCCTTTGAGTAAGACGCCCATCCGGTGATTTCGAGTTGAGTCCAAAACGCGAGAGGCACAATGAACATGGTGTGACTCAAAATCCAAATAAAAGCGACCATTGCATTTTTCCGGAATCGTGGGACGGGATAGAACAGGACGGTAATGGGTGCCACGGGATTCGGACCCGTACTGGATCGCTCTTAAGGCGATTGTCTCTGCCGGTTGGACTACGCACCCTACTAATACTATGCTAATTGACAACAAATTATATCGTTATGGCAATTCACTGTCAACTGTCAAATCAAAATTTATCTTGCCATGCCATTTAGTGAGATTGTTATTTATCAACGGTGAGCCGAGTACGAGGTATGTTAATCTAACTTTGTAATGACAAGATCGCCGGTTACAATTATCAAATGACCGGTTTCTGCATCAACAAATTGCCAACCATCTTCTGATTGCAGGCTCATGACCCTACCAGTAGAAGTCCATTCTTGTACCATTGTGCCGCCAGAATATAGTTGGACCTTGTGTTTAGATCCATAACTCGTGTTACGTTCCCATGAGGCATCAGAGCAACCAACAGAAGTAACACAAACCATACAAATTAAAGATGCCACTAAACTACGCATTTATAACTACTCCCTTATAAACCGGCATTGTTGCATAATCCGGTGTTTCGCCTTGATTACTAACCCAATTCCAAAATTCGTCTGGGTCTACATTTAGAACATATTTTATGAACCTGTTTGCTCCTCGGCGCAGAAAGTAGGTTGGTTTAGTTTCCAACATATATTGCAAAAGACTTTCACCATCTAAGACTATATCCCAGTCATATGCGTATACCTTAATATCTGTTATGGTAGTATAAATCTGGTCTATGTTTGCTAAACCAAGAGCTTCGATAATCATATCGTACATTGATATGGCATCACATACATTTACTTTCCAATATCCCATTATATTGGGATCTTTATCCATATTTACGGTACCGCATGTTCCGGATAATATCTGGCCATCTATATACAGATAATGGAATTCATTGACCATAAAACTCACCAAGACAAGTTAATGTGTTGGTGAGTTGCATAAGCATCAGTGGCTACAAATATATGCCACTATCAATATAAATCCTGCCATCGGCGATCAACTCGATGGCACGGGTAATTATATAATATACCAGTAGATGAATCTTTATATGGCATTTCCACCATATCGGTCAAACCCTTCATCTAGGAGTGGGGTCCCACCCAGGGGCGCAACGGCCCCCAGGTGAGCTATCCCACGTTGTATTTGCCAGTACCAATATACTATATAAACTTAATTACTAACACTCAACTTACGGATTGCCTCTGCACGTCGAGCAATTACAAGGTCGACCATTTGGGTTCGTTCTGCATCATCATCATCGCGATCCTTAAGCATTGGAAAGTGGGTCCTATGAGACTTGCACTCATTTAATCCGGTTTAAAAGACCGGTGCTTGAACTACACAAGCTGAAGACCCAAATACGACTGACTCTGAGCCAGGCTAAGCTACGACCCCGAGCGCGTTTATACTATTCCAATTCTTGCTGTGTGGCATTGCCGTTAACCGTTCGTTTGCTTTGTATTTGCATACGTCTATGCAGATTGTATATGCTGGTTATCCCTAACGGCTCGGTCTGGTCTCCCTCACTCAGTTTGTGTGGCGCCCATTTCCACGTCGGGCTATCGGCTGCAAACTAAGATTCCACTTTTGCCACTAACGGCAATGCCACACAACAAGAATCGGATATTCACTTGTCATAGATAACAAATTCTTACAGACAATTCTAGACGCACGGCAAATCAAAGTCAAGTCAAGTCAAGACAACGATTTTAATAACTGGTTTACCTAAATTCACCGGCAAAAGCCGCACACAATGCACATACACCACACACTATCATCAACACATTACCGATAGTATTAGCTCTGGTTTGGTCTGGTCGATCACCGCCAACAATTGAGGCAATAACCCACATTACGATACCACCAAACCAGCATACTATCATAGGGATGACGAGTATCTGGATCATTTCTTTGCCTTTGGCATAGTTTCGTAATTTGGCTCACCACCCACGGGAGTAGAAGCAAACCAATCCATCCATTCCCGCGGGTCGATTTTCAGAACATCTTGAAGGAACAACACAACACCTTTGGCTCTAACTGGATTTACGTCCATTCGAGCCATATATTGTTCTAGATCGCGAGCATCGCAATGCCAATGAGGTGCGATTTCTGCTACCCGAGATGCAGTTATTTCTGGAGCGGCGGACAACCCAAGGCCTTCGATCAAAATACTCCAGAGTGTTTCTCGGTTTTCGTTCCAAGCCCAGTACTCGACCACGAAGTCGCTTTCCTCGAGGTCGGCAACGTCCGCATGAGGCTTGTATATCAAACTGCCGTTGGTGTGCAAGTAATAGAATGGTGTGCGATTATCGGTCATGATTCTGATCCTTATTCAAAAAGTAATTGGCACTGTTTAAGGTGCCAATCACTAGCCCGCCCATCCTCACAGTAACGCCAATTAGTGTGAGAATCGTGCGTATCCCAGTCTGATTGGCGAATCAGGTTTGGGATTAGGGCCAAGGGGCCACACTCTGCAAACATCATTATTTTAAGTAATTCCCCGTATTCAAACTAAATGTACCATTCCTTATTCTTTCTATATCCTGTTTTTGAACAATTAATAGTTGGTGTGGAAACTGAGACCATTTTGCTTCATCTCGTTCAGTTTTATATCCCTTTACTTCTGTGTAAATATTCAGTTCCGTTAAGTAGAAGTCGGGGAAGTATTTCCTAGATCCATTCCAATTGTATGGGAAACTTTCTAAGCACCGCCGTATTTGTATATTATTATCTTTGCACCAATTATAGAATTCTAGTTCCCATTTACCTTGGAATTTTATTCCGTCTACAATGATCTGTTTTGTTCTACCGCGATTTGAAGAATTATAAGATTCTGGATACAACTCAACGGCGCGTTTCATTGCCGAAGAAATTTTATCTTTGGTTTCTTGGGAAACTAGTCTCCCCTTAGATTTAGCACCGATTTTGTCTCTGGTTTCTTTAGAGACAGTTGGTTTAGGAAGACCCAATTCTTTAGCTAGAGTATATTGATTACCGCCTCGGCCTTCTCTTTTTATTCCTTTTCTTGGATTTGAATAATTTGGTATCTTTTCCTTGGATCTAAAAGGTCGGCAACAAAGGCAAAATCTTCTATCTTTTAGAGATTTATAAGAACCATCTATTAAAATGGTCGCGGGAATGTAGCCGCCGCAATTTTTACAATTCTTTTCTCGCATCTATTCACTCCTTATACTTCTATTTAGAAATATAAAGAGTTAGATGCTTTACCAACTAGGACTTGAACGAACAAGTGGGGCCTGCTGGATTCGAACCAGCGATAGGAAAATTATGAGTTTTCTCCTTTAGGCCAGGCTAAGGTAAGACCCCATTATATTATCAATTCATTCACTTATCATAGATACCGAAACGGTTCATGTCATGGCTCTTGAATCGAAAATTGCCGAAGCGCCCACTTTCGCACAAAAGCTGCCCTTCTTTCAGGAACCATTAGCTAGGGTCGTTCTCGTATATTCAAGAACCATGACACGAACCGTTTCACTCAATTGCATTTTCTCTACGTCAATTCTAGACGTATGGCAAATTAAAGTCAAGTCACAGAGTCATTATTTATCATTGGATGCCTTGTATCGATCACTTTTCTCTCTCCTGCGGCTTGGCCGCGTCTAGTCGGATTGTCAGCACGATCTCGATGGGCTTTGCCGGCTTGTCTAATCGGCATAGCCGCTGAGCTTCCATTTCGTCGGCCAACATCGCACTCACTTGCCAGTCGTCACAGAACTGCCGCCACCACTCTTTGAGTTGCTTCACAGTCCCGCCTCCCTTCGCGCGGCGTCGTGGGCGTTGCAAGCGAGAGTCTTTGCCTGTCGCAGCATTGACTCAATCACAGAAGGCGTACACCCGTCTACGGGCATGGCGGCGATGCGGTTCATCGACGCCAATAGTTTCTCGCGTTCCACCTCGGCCTTCTCCGCGCGAGTTATCGCGTCGGACAACCTCCGCACCTCGGCGGCGAGGATGAGCAACGCCCGACATTGTGGATGAACCACAAGATCATGCTGCTCTACCCTCATCGCGTAATCATCCGTACGTTTCAACGCCTCAGCAACATCCTCAGCCTTCGCCGCCGCGTCGACCCTGGCCTTCTTGTATGAGTCCCGTTCCGCCTCGGCCTTCTCCGCGCGGGCGGTCGCCACGGTGAGTTGAGTTCTAAGGTCAGCGATCGTTTTGGCATCGGCTATCGCGCCGGCTATATACACACCGGTGTTTGCGGCGTCGTCGTAATCACGTTCCATATCCAGTCTCCTCCAGCATTTTACGAAGTTCGGCAATTATTTTGTCAGCACAAGCATCATTGTGGGTGTAACCCATATTGTCGGCTACATCTATAAGTTCCTTCGCAGCCTTCGCAAGATTATCCATTGCCTCAGTCTTAGTGGCAAGGTCGAGCCGCAATTTCGATGCCTCGGTTTCCAACTCTCTAACTCGGCGAGCTAGGGTGTGGGTCGCGACGGCGTATGGGTTGCTGTTGTTCTGAATCCGAATACCACCGGCAATCTTCAACGAATTATCTACTTCTGTATTATTTTCCATCGCCCATCACTCCTGCAAATTCTAGTGCCGAACCAACTTTGCATTATTCTCCAAGACTTTGCGCCTTGTCATTTTCTCGCTAAATGCGCAGACATGCGGCCCCTTGAGGTATTCTTCATACTCTCGTGAGCCGCCGCCAACAAAAGCATGGCCGAATAAGAAGTCTCTGTGACCATAAACTTTACACGATCGGCAAAAGAAATTGAACCGTTCGTATTTGAATCACATTTTAATCCTTAGAATCTAAGTATGACTGGTGAGCCGCATCTATCACTTCCTGAGAACTATAATTTAGTTCCTCAAACCCGCCCAATGAATAACCAATTAACTGGGCAAATTGCATCTGCTCTTGTTCTGTATATTTACCTTTACAGGCATCAATACAAATTGAATTCATGTCCATTAAACCGGCTTCGGTTGCCGTATCAAGAAGATCCCTAACGATCCTGTTTTTTACAAATCGAATTATGCCGTGATGATCACGGTGTAATGGCTGCATTGGAAGTTTGGTCATGTTATTCTCCATAATCTAAAGTGCCAAAGGTGGGATTCGAACCCCTGCCAGCTGGGCTACTTTGGCGTAAAACCCGATGTGTCATTTCCAACACACCGGATTGGTAAGGTGTGAGTTAACTCAGACCTTACCTAAATATAAAATAAACTATAATACAATCACCGACAATATAACTAATCAAATCCATATATTACCTTATATGATCTATGGTTCATTATTAATCCATATCAACAAGCAAAGATGCTATATCCAATGATAACACCAAGACAAATACCAAAGGTGCAAGCAACAATGATTTCTGTTAGGTTACGACTGCGCGATTTTACCATGGCCTTTTCGCGTAGAATCTGACGCCCTTCGTCAATCAGGATATTTAGACGTTTAATCTCCTTTTCATATACGGGGATTTCACTTTCTCGACCGATCCATCGAGTGTGAATTTCATCCAAGGTCCGTCGTGCCCGGCGCAATTCGTATTCATACTGGTCAATGCTGTACGTTTCAAAATACCTGTAATAGTCGGTTCCAGGCCCATGACCCAGAATGTAAATATACTTGTTATCCATTTTACTTTCCTATTAAGTTTCTGCACCAGTAAACGCAGCCACCATTTCTGATAACGCAAGCCATACCAAGCCGAGTACTGCCACGGCTACAACTAAGCCAAACCATGCCAAAATTGGTCCCCAAATCAAAACAAATACCCATATCCAATCGAATGGAAACATCCCAATTAGTTTAGTAACGCAAAGTAACCCAGTAAGTAGAATGATTGTAGTTGGGATGTATTCGTGTGGCTTAGTCTTGTGCCTCATACCTCTACTGTCTCCAGTTCATCAATGCACCGGAATGTAATGCCAAACTGCCTGAAAGTCAAAGACGTGTGCCAGTGACCGAAATACCACATCTTGGGTCTATGGTCAAGAAACATGGTGTTCAACAGAAACGCGGTACTATTACCTTTTGGCTCACCAAGACTCTTGTATGATGGTCTAAGAGTAACACTTGCGGCATGAAGGATGCCATGAAGAAAGAAAGGTGCTTCGTGAGATACCACGATATCAGGCTTGGCTTCGTTGTATGCCTCTCTGCATTTAGCCATTTCTGTGTGGCTCAATTGTTCGTTTGGCCACCAATCGATGCCAGGAGTTCTTAGATCCTTGTCAATTGAATCTGCACCACCCACAACAAAGAATCCGTACTTGGTCATACCATAATCACCAAGAAACCCTGGCTCTTTGCTAATGATTTCTGGATTATCATGATTACCACGAATGAACTTGAAATTGCTTGGCATCACCGGATCTTTCTTTCCGGCAAAGCCAATACCAACATCACCCACACAAACGACGTCCTGAGTAGTATTGCTAACAACTCTGTCCATCAGGTGCCATTTGCCATGAACATCACCAATAAGCAGAGTCATGCCAGTTTCCTTTCGAGTGCCATATAGAGTTCGCGTCGATCAATTGTAGACTTATGGCAAATTGTCGTCAAGTCAAACGCTAATTTTTCTTTATGCCATTATTTAAGTAGTGCCAAATCAAACGGATCATATTCTATTCTTGCGCCAATTATTTGAGCTTTGCCATTAAAGAAATATGCTCGCCACATATCACCGGTCTCTTCGCCAATGCCACTCAAGAAGAATATATAACTAGGATTATTCTTACTAAACTCCCTAGTATCTGTTTCCCAATCGTACCACGTAACTGAATCAATACAATCACCATTTGAATCGATAGCATACTCGACAGCTTGTGTAAAATTGCCGATGATAGAAGCCTGATCTTCTATTTCTTCCATAGTAAGTGGATCCAACGCCTTTAATGTATATTGTGTCTGATATCCCATATAAACTCCATAAATAACTAATGTGATTTTGATACGAAAGGATTAATATAATGGTAGAGAATGTTATTAAATGTGAAGATTGCCGCGATACCTTGAAATCTAATATATCTTATGACTATATCTTTTGCGGGCCACCCGAATACGACGAGTTGGGTTATGACCCCAACGATGAAAAGGCATATAAAGACTTTTTAATCTCCATATTCGAGTTGTGCAATCCTTCAACTGGCATTATAACAATGTGCCTGACTGACCGAAAGTTTGATTCTCGGATCATATCTAAGTCAACAATGATTAATACCATGATGAGCGAATTGGACTATAAACTAATATCGCACAAGATTCTAATAAAATCTATGGGTGTTAATTTATATCGGTTGAATTATAGCAATGTTTTGACCTTCGCCAAGAAGAAGTCTAAGCCTAAACAATATTTCGAGAAGTCATTTAAACCAGATGTATTTGAAGATGGTACAGAACGATATGATGGATTCCAACAGGGCGTGGCAGTTGCTATGCCTAAACGGTGCATTTTGAATTATACCAAACCAAATGATATAGTTTATGACCCATTCATGGGTTCTGGTACTACTGCCATAGCAGCATTAGATACTGGTCGCAGGTATATTGGTTCAGAGATAGTGCCAGACTACTGTGTTATAGCCGATAAGCGCATAAAGTCTAGAGTAGTACCGTTATACGACGTGGTTTAACAGTATTACCACCTTAGAATTGCGCCGATTGCAGTTCGCTTTTGGTAAAAGTCCCAACACTTCTTTTCTGACCATGATCTGGGAAACCGAAGGATTCTTTCGTTTACAAAGGCCTGGCCATTAGCTTTGCGGTCAGCAAGGCGAAGCCTCATACACATCATATTAAACGAGCCTTCAACAAAGCAACCTTGACCATACATAATGACTTTGTTACGCGCCATTTGGGGGGTCCTTTACTCATACCTAATAATGTAATTGCCGTGAATTTCAACGATTTTACCGGTCGATGCGTCAGTAAAAGTTATTGTGCCACTATTGCTATGAATTGGCCCTGTTGCTTTTATTCCACCAGGCAGATAGTAGTTATCACACCAAATAGTTGCTGTGATTGGTGGCGCTGAAGGTGTGCCATTGGTTTGGCATGGCTCTTTACACCCAACAAATAATATTCCTGAGCTAAAAATACTAAGGCAAAGAAGTGAAGCTGCCCAAATCTTCACTTCTTTCTTTTCCATTTTGCAGCTGCGGCGCATTTATTTTATCTCCAGAAGTTTATCGAAACAAAGTGGGCGGAGTGGGATTCGAACCCACGATTGGATGTTATCCGGCAGATTATGAATCTGCTCCTATAAACCGGACTAAGGGATCCGCCCATTATACTATCAACTCATTCGGTTATTAAAGATCGATGATCGCTCGAACAAATTGTAGACTTGTGGCAAGTCACTGTCAAGTCGATGATTGCGATGCGGTATCATATTTTGATTGGCAAAGAACCAGTAAGAATACCTGTGTTGTCAATTGCCCAATTATTCCAATTATCGTGATTATATCCTATATAATCACCACTCGCTCTAAACCTGGTATAGTTTTTACTTAATTCACCACTATAACTCATGTAAAACTGTCGTCCACGATACATATGAGTATAAGTATAAGTTATTTTTTGTTTCATTATTAATACCTATTATATCTTCAACGGCGAGACATTATTAATACCAAATACCAGTAAAATACCAGTATCATCAATTGAATAACATGGGCAATCTGGCCAATTATCAAATTTGTATGCTTTATATGAACCAGTTCGTAAGAACCATGCTGGTCCTACTTTGTTGTGGCCAAATGAGCCGATATAATGTATAATGTATTCTTTGTCGCCGACTGTATGACAAATAAACCCACCATTAAGTTCCCTATCCATTTTTGATAATTCCGGTTTCGTTTACCATTGTGCGCGGCGCGGTGCCAAATCCTGGCACAGAATATACAAAATACATTCCGTTTACACCGACAGCGGAAGCACCAACTGAGTCATTATAATAACTTCCTATATAATTTATCGACCAACATATGGTACCATAGTTAGCAAAAATGTTATCTGATCTCACATCTCTGGTATAACTATTCACGTTGTAACCCCGTTTCATCAAAAATGATCCTGTTCTTTGCATCCCAGCCTGGGTCAAAGAACACTCTATATTCACCGGTAATACTGATAACTGTTGGCCCTGCTAAGTTGTCTATATAAGAACCATCATAATATAATTTGAACTCTTTATCACCCAATTTTCTTTTAATTATCCGATACTCAATAATCCTATAGTCGTTATTCATGATTAATATCCTGTTGGATCAAAGTAATAACTACCGATGCAAAAGTACGAGCCATCTTCGGCTAGAGTGTCTGCTAGGGTGTCTGGGTCGTAGCCTTTGCCTGTTAGTGCAAATTTCCTTCGCCATCGTTCACTCATTACAATATCACCCTCATAACCAATTGTAATATGCACATTAATACTATGGTGTATATCAATATCCCATTCATCAACTATTCTTTTCATGATTAATATCCAGTATCTGTAAAGAAATTGCCGTCTAGGTCAGAATAATCGCCGTTGGCGAGTAAAGCTAGCAGCCGTCGGCTCACGCGTTCCTTTATTTTTTACCGGTGCTTATGTTGCCATCATATTCAATGGTAATAAATGACTTATCGGGATACTCTATTTCAATAGTCAAATGGTAATGGTGAATGAGTCGGATTGTATTCATTGATTACCTTCTCCAGTGGAGTTATAGTAATACATACTATCCGTTGTATACCAGCAATATGAGCCATCTACTCTAAACCAAAAAGTAGTAAGTGTATCGGTGCCGGCTTCCAAATCGCCAGTATAGCTAATATACCGATTATAATAACGTACATCATTATAATCTGTGTAGTAGACCCTGATATGTTCATGTCTAAGTTTTACCGTCCTATTCATTCTCGGGATCCAGTATTTGTGTGATTATGAAAGCACCCTTAGTCCCGTACCTTCGAAGAATTCATATTTGCTAGGTAAACTAATCGAATATTGTCCGGAATTACCAAATCGTTTGGTAATTGTACTATTATCAGTAGACCTAATATCACCATTATATGATATTTCGGTGTAATTGCCATAGGTTTCTCGAACAAAGAAAACCGGTGATTTCCTATACCACAATTGAAGGTTGCTTTTCATTAGCCAGTGGCCTCACAATAAAAGAATATTTCACCAAACCTATACATGTAACAACCATCTGGCCAAACCCTGCTGAACTTTTCCAGATCAAGATAGCCAGAATAGCCATTATAGTTAATAGAGAAAAATTCTCCGTATGCAATACAGCCTGGATATGCACGTCGGTCTGTCATATTATAATCCTGTGGCGTTACAATAAAGTATCTCGTCGATTAATATATACTGGTAGCTACCATCATTAAACATAAACTTAGTGCGTGCTTTAGGACCGATATAACCATCATACCCAATGCATAATGTGTATGTATTATTTTCTTTATATTCGATATAATATGAGTTTATCAACCGTTCTGGCATGTTACCTAGTCCCACGAAAAATCTAGACCAGTTTCGTCTATATCAAATCTAGACCAGTTTCGTCTATATCAATTGATAGCCCATCTTTGGCATAGCAAGTATATGAGCCATTAACTGATAAATATAAATCATTAACTGATAAATATAAATCATAAACACTAATTCTACCATCATAACTAAAGATGGCGGTGAACCAACCATTAGCTGGAAGATGATATTCTATCCGACTATCGCCAACTGTACGAATTTGGTGTTGTTGATTATCCAACACGGTGATCTCGCAGAGTGGCGCGCTTCTTGTAACCAAGGATCCTGTGCAACGGCTTGGTGTAAACAGATTCGTCCCAGGTCATCCAACCACGTTCGCCGACCCTCTTACCATGCTTGTCATAGAAGCCAGGTTGCCGATAGCCATGCCCACCCTTGAAGTCGGGGCGCATCTTGTTTTCATTGGTGATTTCGGTGACCATGTTTAATCCCTGTGTGATACCAAACCGGAGAAGTTAATAGCCTCTTTATCTGTATCATCTAACGCCGTCGGTTCAACAAAATACTCTGGTGAAGTAATTCCATCCACCTTAGTAGATATACGCAATAGTGACCGTGGTGTGCCGCATCGCTCTCGCCACCAACTGTCATTACCACTTGTGCCAATAGCATAGTTAATGCCGTTAACTGAAAATATATGTCTAATCTTAAAAACGCTGATCGTAGTGGTCATGGTCGATATATCCGGTTTCATCTATAACCAACTTACGAAAATAATAATCACCTATAGTCCAAAGCATTTTTTCCCTGTCTAAAATACACCCAGTATAATAGATTTCGGTGTTGGTTTGGAAATTTTCTATGCTTATGTCGGTTAATAACCTGGTAATTTGTTGATCCATTTCAATATCTCGCATCAATATATTCGCCGGTTCTTTCTACCATAATTTTGGGGTTGGGTCGGTCGTAGAGATTATATGATCCGATACTATAAAGCAGAAAATTGCCAGTTGTATTAATGGTACCAATATAGCTTATGATGTCGCGAGCGCCATCATAATACCTAACGATTTCTCGCGGGCAAACTACGCGCACAGGCTTGTTTCCGGGATTATTCATATATAGACTCCTGTTGCATCAAACACAGTAAAGCAGGGTGTGTCATTCGGGTGACGGTAAACATAGTATGAACCATTTTCCCACAGCCAGAATTTCTGGTTGGTGACACTGCCATTATATCTAACATCTCGATATCCGTTTGGATGCCACAAAATTATATTGGTAGCAAATATTGACCTATTCATATTGTTGTAACCCCGTTTCATCGTAAAATACCACTGGCGTCCGATTTTTGTTGTAATTGACATAATATGCCCCGGTGTCCCATAACCAGTAGCCCCATAGACACCTGGCCTCACCGTGATAAAATGCAACACATGTATTATTACCCGGGCCGCCAAAGACAATACAGTAGTATTCTATAACGGTTTCTTTGGCCATTCTAATTCACTTCCATCTGATGTGACCGCAGCCGATGAGTCGAATGTGGTATACTCGCCGGATGCATGTAGGAATACTCTTGACCGATGAATGATATCACCGCCATATAGTATGTTGATGTGTGGCTTGGCAATTTTGCGGTAGTCAACTATCCTGATTTCCGACTCTTTCATAATAGGCCTCAAGTTTCCGTTGGAACACAGGACCTTCATAGAGGCCATCGATTTGCCGTTCGATGATATTGGCTTCTTCTGCCGTCAGCTCTGGCAGATCATCGATACAATCGGCATCATCGTGAACTTCGTGGTATGACTTATCCATATCGCAGATCTCCTTGTCATAAATTATAGACATCTGGACAGTCGCAGTCAAGTCGATATATCAAAATTATTATTGCCAAAATATTAAGACCCATCGGCATTAACACATAGCCTAGATTGATCTACGAAGTGTTCAATGGTATATGCTCCAACTGGGCTTAAATTTAAACTAACGCCCCGATGAGCAAGCCCATAAGTGCCGAAATCTACATCGCCATCATACCATATAATATAGTATGTGAAATATTCACCGAGTATGATTCTCATGCAATCCAGTTGAATCTCCCTCGTTCTCATAATATTAATCCTGTTCGGTCAAAATGTCTGAACCCCAAATCGTAACTACCGCTTTCATGATGGGTGTCATCACCCCGGTCTATATTGCCTGTGTACCATAGACTTTGGCCGTCGCACCAAATGAAATAATATAATATGCGGGTACTCACAATTCTATTCCTGTTGGCGAAAATACGTCGCGGCCAAAATTATATTGACCTGTATTCCAAAAAGTAAGATTACTATATGTTATGGTGCCATTGTATCCCATAACCCCACTAGCAGGCCGCCTGGCACCCGGCTCTATGTAATAAATGTATGATGATCCTATTATCCTGTCAGTCATGTTATCAGTAGCCCAGTATCGTCATATTCAGCAGTGGTAAGGTCATAGCTACCATCACTTTCAAAACCACGTGCTGGCACACAAAAAACAATTACTCCAAGGTACCATATGTCTGAGAACCAACGGCCATCTGGTTCTTCATAACAAATCCATTGAAGATGAACCGACCTCTTAGGTACCATACTCTATTCCGGTTTCGTCATACCATTTACTACCGTTACCACCATGAATTCTGCCTCTTGGGCTATACATATGTAGATTTAACAATACAATGGCACCATCATAGAAAACAATAGTACCACTATCAATAACCAGCCATTGTTTAAGGTATCTTTCAAACAATTGCGCAAATCTTCCTAACGGTAATGTCACGAACAAGCCTAATTTGGTCTTCTAGGCTACAGATATATTCGTCCATCAAATTGATGTCGGTTTGATCATACAAGGCATCCCTTGTAGTGTATAGGGGTTCCAGTTTCCTACTGATTTGCAGCATTTCACCTGTCATCTCCTCGACAAGATTGGTGATTGTTTCTTCTCGACTTGGGCTTGCAGTTGGGACGTTTTCATCGTTTGACATTATTTACCTCTTTCTATCCAAGAAAATTCTTCATCCATGCACCAGGCATCTTGCGAATCCTAAGATGCGGCGAGTTCCTCATGTGTGAAATCATGTTGTCGGCGCCGCAAACATTCATGCTATGAACAACTACCAGTTGGTGATCATTCAGATTCTCTGGTGCGCAGGCAAGAATCTTTGCTGCATCCACACCAGTGAAATCGCAGAGGCCAAGATCATGATCCAACATGATAACATCATATTTGGAATCACACAGAGCCTCAAGAAATTCAAACCCGTCCTTCACATGACGGCATTGGGCACTATCACCAAGATTCTTTACCAAAACGTCAAACCTGGCTGCTTCGTCGTCAAGGAAAAGGATCTTAATCATCGTCTTTGATCTCCAGAGAGTGCGTACAAAATTATAGAACTTCGGCACATCACTGTCAAGTCGATATGCAAAATTTAATCAGCCTCTATCTACCCACACCAGTTGAGTCAAATAATTTACTTTTGTAGCAATACTCCCCGCTTTCAAATAACCTGTAAAAACTTGTGTGTGTGATTTCATTCCTCGTAAAATCACCGGAATAATACAAAGTCATGATCCATCTACCCGCAATATAGTAAGTCATGCAGGAGTAACCAATTTCTCTCGCCGGGATCATACACCTCTCCCAAATTAATAGGCGTACCTGGGGTTAACGATATATGAAATGGCAGTCCATCGCGCGCGAACATCTGCCATGATGGCGTCATACCCAGCAGTTTCAGCGACCTCAATCGTCTTGCCATCGTAAGTGTCGCCATGGTCAATGGCGTCTTGGATCCGTTGGTCCAACATTTCTTTGGTGATGACTTCAAACCGATCGCCAAGATCCCAGTGAAACATCTTGAATCTGGTCTCAATGCCATCATGCAAGACCTGAACAGCCATGGTTTCGCCGTTGTAGTTGAAGGCGAACTCCCATCTGTCTGCCCTGAGAGCAAACTTCCCATCAGACCGACCCATGTCAAGAGTGTATTCGGTTGGAGTTGACAGGCGAATTGGCATCTGGTGATACTCCATATAAAGTATGCGTGTGAGACCAGTCGATTAATTGTAGACGTACGGCAAATCACTGTCAAGTGATATCATTAAAATATCACTTGCCTATAACATCAACCTCGTGCTCGGCACTCACCCATATCACAGAATGCCCGAACGCAGAACTTCGCCAGAAATTTCACACTTAAAGCCATGCCCATAATAACCATTATGGGTGTTATGAAGAATCAAATAGATATCCGGAAGACCTGCGGCGACCAACTTGAATTCCGCAATTGCAGTTTCATCTTCAAACTCTTTACGGAAATAACCGGTGTCAAACGAATATGCATCCAGTTCGTCAACACTAATATGGTCTGAATCACTAACTGGAATTACACCCGGGTTGAAAGAAAAATACCAGCTAGCCAACTCACAGCAATCCTGATGTGAGTCATAGCCTACAAAGACGTTGTTTGCGTCCACGAAATTGAATTTACTATCCCGTTCAAAATACTTCATGATTCTACTCCTGTTGGTGAAAAGTTCTTATTATTGGTATAATATTGCCCGCCTTGGCGAAGCGATACACTACCAGAAGATATATGCCCATCATAAAAAATCATAGTAATTGAGGCACCGAAACTGGTGTAGTTAATGAAGGTTCGGCTGACCCATCTAGTATCCATTTTAGGGTTCCACATGTGCCTACAAGCAATTATCCCTGAACTGCACCTTCGTTGCCGCTGATCTGGCACGGCTCATCGTCTGTCACCACAGGCAACACAGTCGGATCAACTGCAACGGCTCGATACAAGGTTGCGATCGTCGGCAACGTCATCTGGCCGATGATGCCCGACAAGATCGGCCGATCTTCGTATTCGATATCGACCGTATAGCCATCTGGGATGGTCTTGACCAATTCGGCCACGTAGAAACTAGACCACAGATACTTTTCAACGAAGCCCGGGGCATTGCTAGAAACCTTGTATTGCCTAATCATTGTGATGATACCTTTCTTTTGAGGAAAATTCAGATGGTTGGCTATCAAACCTTAATCGGCTTAATATCCAACGCCTTGGCCACGTTCTCAATGTCGTAACACACCAACATGATCCAACTCATCTTTTCTCGCCAACTCATCATGCGAGAAATTGCCATTTCACCATGCCGATCCTTGCGCATCAGACAAAGGGCAACTCGTTGCCCATCATTGGTTGACCATACACATGCACTAGGAATCTTGTGGTCCATGGCAATCAGTTGATATACCATACCCATCTTGGCATTATGCGTCTTGACGATCTTCATGGCTTGTATCAACCTTTCTTGAAAAGACAACGAGAGCCAATCAATTGTAGACGTATGGTAAGTCATCGTCAAGTGATATCGTCAAAATGTAATGCACCGTCAAACCTCGCGGTCGGCATCCCATCGCGGCCGATAATGGCCGCCAACATATGCAGGCAACCGAGCTTCTTCTCGTGGCAATTTGTTTGGCGTTTGTGCCTTTGTGATAATTTGAGTAGTACCATGAATCATACGGTGTTCGTTTGATGTGGTAAACAAGAAAGTACCGGTTGAAGGTAAATGATAAAGCCAGCCTCTGGTTCTAGTTTTGCGAACATTGATCGCCGTTCGGCAACCGGGCAATGGCAACGGCGTATCGCCGGCCATTGCCTGAGCCTGACTAATATCAATCAGACGATACGGTGTTGGTGATTTGTTACTGGCAACAAACATTGGCTGTTGCCTGTTCTTAGAAATCATTTAGGATTTCTCCGTCATCGGTTACATAGATTCGATGTTTTGGATTATATGCGCCTGCCATGCTGGAACGAGATGCCGCATAAAGAGTGATGTAATTGTAATATGCGCCGCGATCGGTTTTCATATACACATACCCGTCGTATGTGGCTATAAAGATGCCCACATCACCAATGGTGCGTGCAATTGAGTCGGGATTGATTGCGCGAGTGGCTGTATTAGAAATCATTTAGGATTTCTCCGTCGTCGGTCACAAAGCTTCGATGACTTGGACGATATGAACCGGCCATATTGAAATCAGTTACCGCATAAAGAGTGAGATAGGTATAATATGAGCCATGATCGTTCCGCATACGCACACTCCCGTCGTAGGTGGCCATAAAGATGCCCACATCACCAACGGTGTGTGTAATTGACTCGGGATTGATTGCGCGAGTTGCTGTATTAGACATTTCTGTGCCCATAGATATAGGCGAACCGAAAAAACGCAGGGTGACTGGTGTTATCAACGATTCGGATGGCGCCATGAAACCAGTGGCCACAGCAATCGTGACTGCACCTGCAACTGGATCCATCTGGATCAAAGTGGCACATCTTGGCAATGTCACGAATCTCTGCATCAGTGGTTTCGGGATTAAAGGCAAAGATCGTGGTCGAAGATTCGTAGTTGTCGGCCACAGTATGGCAGCTAATGAGCTTGTTGGCCAAAGCAACACCCGGCGCAAGAAACTCACCGTCCAACGATTCGTCGGGGTAGTTGGCCTTGAGCCGTGCGATCAGATCATTGTGAGTGGTGATGGTCATGGTGCTGATTCCTTTGTGAGTGAGAGGCGGAAAATTCATTTGTGCATCGAACGCCAATCAATTGTAGACGTACGGCAACTCACTGTCAAGCTATAACGTTAAAATATTAGTGCGGCAGGCTATATCTAGTTTCCATAAAGTATGTGCAACACTATCAGTACCAACAGGGCCATGAGCGCATATGCTGCTCCGCGCAATAGACCGTTCGATTCGCGGACCAGCGAATCTCGATCCTGGTCGCGAATCGACTCCATGCGCAGCGCCCATGCTAACAACACTAGCATCAAGGGCAGTGCCCACATCGCCATGAACGACGCGACGGCCACAGCCGCCCACAGCTTATCCCAATTCGCCGTCATCGTGTATCTCCTTTTAGATCTCACCGTTTGCGATCTTGGCCAGTTGCCCGACGTATCGAAGGGCAATCTTGCGAGCTTTGGCCACATGATGGCCACTGAGCATCTTGCCACTCTGGATCCAACGGGCATAATAGGATCCAAGATTGGCGTGACAGTGAGCAAAGCCAACACCGTTATGGACCGTGGTCGATCCGATTGCCTGTTCGTGACTGGTTTGCTTGTTGTAGATGGCCACGATGGCACGTTCGACCCAACGATCATCGGTGAGGATCTGAGCCTTGATTTCGTCACGAGTCCAAACCTTGCGTTGAGTGGTTGTCATTTCAAGGTACTCCATAAGGGGGGGTGAGTGAGAATCATACAAGAATCGCCCCACTCATGTGATTGTAGACGTATGGCAAATCACTGTCAAGACTGTCGTTAAAGAAATTTGATGCCGAATAAAATTACAGTTTGGCCGCCTTGGCTGATTGTAATATTTCAATCAAAAGGTCTGTGTATTCGGCTAGGCCAATGTCAATTTCTGTGCTAAGCCTGTTTTCCGCTGGGTAATAGAATGGGCCGATGGTGCATGCAGTATTGTGATAGAAGCAAAATTGGTGCTGGTCGATATAAGCACACAAACACATCGGATTGCCGATGGTGTCAACTATCTTTGTGTATCTGGTCATATTTGGAATTCCTGTTGGGGTAGACCGGATCTGTCAACAAAAGAATTGAGGCCATGCTTTCTGTATGATCCAATGGCAGTTAAAAGCATGGTACACCGCGTACCTTCAAAATATTCTAGCCAACCGTCATAATAGGTGTATAATCCTGACCTATTAATAGATTCAAGAGTTAATGCCCTGTTATTTGGCTGTTGGTTAGTATCAGTCATATATACAAATCACCCACCCCAAGGCATGCATTTATGCCCTTTAAGAGAAATAATGGTGTCGATTACATTTTCTGGTAAAACAACTTTATTACATCCACCAGATTCTTTCGGGTTTGGGCACATACACACAATGCGTATACCAGTTTCATCGACCCATAGGTTTACTTGATTGGTGCCAGATTTAACTGTTATCACCTTATTAGACCAACCGTGACCAACATCAGTAATAATAAAATCAGACGATAACCGATTAACAAGTAAAGCTAGGAGATCTTCTCTTTTCATATGCCATATTCCATCTATAAACAGGGGTCAAAACGCTCGGGGTCGGATTCGAACCGACTATACCAACGGATTCGAACCGTCATTAAGGCTTTCGCCCGCAGGGGGCCAACCCCTTCACGCCGGTTAGGGCGTGCGTGAGCCATATCCACGATACCCGAGCAAAAAACAAGTTATCGGACCAGGTCGCTGATTTTCTCAATAATCACTACCCGCGGTGCAACGTATGCCTTGATCGACTGCTTTGCCTCGCTGATGCCAGATGGCAACACACCAACCATCGCAGCGAAACCAAGAATACAACCGACCGCAGACACGGCGAAACCGCCGTTTGGGCCTTTTTCCCAATTCATTTTGTCGCTCATTAAATACCTGAGGCCAAGTATGCCACATATCAACATGGCGATACCACAGATAAGATACAAACCTGCCGTGATGCCATGACCAACGATTTCCCATCGAATGAATTCCTGAGCAGCCAACGGTGCCTGTGTAATGGCAAAATCACCAGCCGATTGGGTACTAGACCGTAGCCATTCAAGAATCTTGGCTGATTCGCCTGCTAGATCACCCGACGGAACATTTCCAGTATTCAAATGAAATCTCCTTTAAATCTTAAAATCCTTAAGGGTCTCACAATAAAAAGTATCACCAACCAAACTGCACAGGCAATTTAAGGCATCCTTTTCTAGATGGTACTTCTCTTGAAGTTTACGGTCGCGCCGAAGCCGGTCCTCGACTGAACCATCACTAGGACCAAGATAGATGATACCGTATGCAATTGCTCGAATAACTTCCCGCAATTTGCCTAGTTGCTCAGGGCTGAATGCCGGACCAACTGAATCAGTTTGTGCAGGGGGTGTATAGTAACCGCCGTCAACAATTGGGATAGCATGAGTACCGTCGGGCTCAGTTTTGACTGTAGGCCCTTGTGTATTAACACCAATGGTGGTATCACCATCAGCAGTTTGGTCGATTGTGATGGTGGCGCCGTTGACGGTCAGTTTAATAATGCTCATGTGTGGACCATTTGCCCTTTCTATTTCAAAAAATTGATTATACCTTATGCCATTGAGTATTGGGGAAGTTTTCAAATGAAATGGTGATCGGATGATAGGAAGAAGAAACGTATTGCTTTGATCCTGTGCCCTTAGATGGATTATACAACCATGTAGATGATTGTTCTAAAACAATGCCACCATCAGTGAACATGGCTGTATATTTCTTACCGCTATGTGATTGTACAATATCACCATTGACAACTGGATTGCCATGGCAATCAATAATCTGCATCATATACCATTTACCCTTTCTACAAAAATCGTAGAAACCACGAAAAATCTAACATTATAGGGACCGTGGATAAACTAAAAAGAGCCTATATATGTTAAAAAAATGGTGAAAATCCATGAAAATCACAATGGCAGTTGCAAATTGATGACCTTGATGATGATGGACTGTGAAAGTGCTCGTAGGAATTCATCCATGGTGACCGACATGAGGCCACCGTCGTCGAACCCATGGTAACCGAAGTGGTTGTCGTAATCCGTCAACTTTTTGATCGACCGCAGATGGACCCGATTATCACTGGTAATACCCATTACCATCGTGATGGTGTCGTCGTCGTGGTAATAGACGTCCCATACCATTGGCCGAGTGATGGTGGTGCTCATTTTCGGTGGTTTCCTTTATACCACGGTCCAAAAGACCAGTTTCAATGATGGCGTTGTGCCAATATAGTACGGGCAGATTTTCACGAAACCATTGCATTGTACCAACTTTTTGAGTTCCGTGTTGTGCATATAGCAACCGGCATCAACATGGACTTCGGTGGTGCCCATCACACCACTATTGTCGGTGTTCAATCGGTGGTGGGTGCACATGGCCACGATGTTGGCTTCCTTGAGTGCATTCTTGATGTGGTCTGGCAACTGGTTGAAGTCTTGCTCTGTCATTGTGGATACTCCAATGATCGTGTGAGAGAATGCGCGACAGTTATTTTAGACGATTGGCATATCATAGTCAAGTGTACGCACACGAATATATTATACCAATGGCATACCTCGTGTTCGCCACCATTGGCGCTACCATTATACATCAATTGGTAACATTAATATTTTAGACCATACTTGACTATCATACACCATACACATAACATGCCGAACACGAGGTAAAATTATAGACCTATTGCCACGTATTTCCAAAAGGACGCGAGTTTTTTGATGTTTGGTAAGGGCTGGCCTGTAGCGGAGCAGGGGTAAATGCAAAAAACACGTGTTTTCGTGAAAAACTGCATCCTGGCTGTCCAAATGCAGTTTTTTTGGAGCGTAAATCCATCAAAATAAACTGCATCCTGGCTGTCCAAATGCAGTTTTTTCGTGATTTTTGACGACAATTACGGAAAACAGCGGAAAATATCAGGATTCCTTGGACGTCAAAATACCCTTATCCAGACGATCCAGCTCGACCTTGCAAATCCGAGCGACGGTATCGACTTGGTCCATGATTTTGGTGATATCATGGTAGTGGATGCCTTCAACATCCACGACACCATCACAGTGGGTTCTGGCATCTTTGATAGCCTTATAGGCCTCGATCAGGTACCTACGGGCGGCGGTCAGGTCCGACTTTACGGTAGCCATGATGATACTCCTTGAGTGGTTGCGTGAGATGGATGAAATTGCTTACCAACACTCGACCATCACGCCACGCTGATAGACCCTGGCACCAAGCTTCTTGGCGAGCAGGATTGCAGCATCCAGTTCCGTTTCGCCACGAAACTGGAAGGCGTCGATCAGGTCATTCGACCATGTGGGTTGGCCATCACGGCTACCCGCATAGTAGTCCTTGCGGCCATTGACGTTGGTGACGGCAATCACGAAACGGCGAGGATCACGGTAGCCCATGCGGCGATCTCCAGTGTATGTGAGAGACAATGCGCGACAGTTATTCTAGCGTTATGGCAACATGATGTCAAGTCTACACACACGATTATTTTATCGGTAACCATAGACCTCGTGTCCGCCATCATGGTAACATCAATTTTACATACCATACTTGACTTTACACTACCTATATACTATAATGCCGGACACGAGGTTAGTATATGTACCCGAAAGAGGGGCTGGATCGATCCAGCCCCTCGTGGTGATTCAGGATGTCGGGTTGTCGGGTTTAGTCGGCGGTCTCGTCGTTGGTCTCGGTGTCAGACTCATCGGTCGAGTCATCAGCGACAACGGGCTTGCGCTGGCTCAGTTCGGCATAGGTCCCCGCGGGGTAGGCAGCGATCACTCGGTCGAGAGAATCCCAGAGTTGGGTGATGTCGTACTGCTTGGTCCCGTCGGGCAGGGTCGGGCCCTTGGGGTCGACCATCACCCCGGCATGAACAGTGGCATAACTCACGTGGCCCGGCTTGCCACACACGATCCCGAATCGGCTGAACTTCTTGCCATCGACGAGCATGGCTTCGTCGAACCAGTTGGCATGCGTCTTGGCGATGGTCTTGTCGCGGTGCTTGGTGGTCTTCTGCTTGTTCCACATATTCACGTACCACGGCTCACGATTCGAGATGGCAACGGCTTCCATCTGCGGGCGGGTCATATACTGCGGGCGATTGGCGATGTCGGTCGGGTCAGTGCCAGTGATCATGCACAGGTCGAGCACGAATCCCGCATTGGTACGGTCACGACGCGACACGTTGGCGGGCTTGCTGATCGGGGTCTCGGGCGTCGCGGCGCCAGGCGCGACAGGGGCAGGCGGCACATCAGGCAAGGCAGCGGCATTCTTGGGCTTGCGGCCCTTCTTGGCGGCGGTGGCAGGAGTGGTGGCAACGGCGTTGTTATTCTCGGTCATGATACTTTACCCCTTTCGTGGGTAATTTTCAACTTGCGATCGACGCGACGCGCGACAGTTGCAGTTGACAGTGAATGATAGCGCGTAGGCTAGAAGACGTCAAGTGTATATCGCTCTTTTTGTGATTATCTCAGATACAGGTTAGTTAGTAAGTACTAACATCGCGTCCGCCATCATGGTAACATCAATTTTACATACCATACTTGACTTTACACTACCTATATACTATAATGCCGGACACGAGGTTTACGGATGAGCCTAAAAACACGCCGATAGAACCGTGAATGGCAACACACCATTCACGGTTCTATCGGCGCATTTGAAAGGTCGGGTTATCCGTCGTAGGACCAGGTATAGTCGATGCCAGCAGAATCTGCCCAGGAATGGGCGAAAAGGATCCCACGAACGATCATTTCCTGGGTTTCAGGAGAAAGTCCGGTTTCCACGAGCGCCTCATAGGTAGCAGGCTCACACTCTGGGTTCTCGTTGTCGGTCACGGTCACAATGATCTTGGTCATGGTCATATCTCCATTGGGTCTGGTGATCAGATCAGATTAGCCACGTCGATCATGAAGGCAGACACCTTGTGTTCCGCGACATAGAAACAATCATCGGTGGCATCCACGTACATCGCGAGCACATGAGCACCCGGCGTGCCAAACACCTCTTCGGCGAGTTCCAGAAGGCGGTCGAACACTTCTTTGGTCACACCCTCATCACACATGAGGGCAGACATCAGAAGGTTCCGGGTGACGGTCTTGAGGTTATCGGTCATGGTCATATCTCCATTTGGTCTGGTCAGGGGAAAATCTTGGTCCAATCAGCCACGTCTGCGCTCTTGGTCCCAGGTGGAAATAGGTGCACGGTGGCAGTGAATGCCTCGGCAAACTCATCAGCCTCGTCGGCGATCAGGGTTGGGATCTTGACGCGCGGCTGATTGACGAACGGTTGCACATGGTTCCAGAGAAAGCAACGAAACCCACGCCATGTGGTTATTCTGCCCATCTTGAGGACCCAGCCATCACGAGTGGATCGGAAGATTTTGTTGCCCTCGGCATCTTCGACGGCAAGGAGCCCAGTGAACATGGAAGGATCCAAGATGACACCCTGACAGAAATTGCCACGCGGCTGGATGCAATTGCTCATTTTGAGCCCCTTTGTGATAGATGATCCACTCGACACATAAGTATAGCATGTTACCTAGTCGATGTCAAGTGTATAGTGCATTTTATTTTATTATCTCAGATATCTGTTAGTAAGTACTTACTAACCTCGTGTCCGCCATACGGTAACATTAATTTTCACTAATGCACTTGACACCATCATACCACACCCCTATAATGCCGGACGCGATGTTTGGGATAATGTACCGAAACAAGGGGCTGGATTGATCCAGCCCCTTGGGTCTATCTCAGATTGTCGTGACGATGGGTTTACTCGGAATCTTCGGTTTCTTCGTCGGTCGCGGCATCGAACGGCTTGCGGTCGCACATGGCGAGGTAGTGAACTTCGCCCATCTTTTCACGCACGCGGTCAAGCGATTCCCAGAGCACGACGGCGTCGTAGCATTTGGTCCCGTTGGGCAGGCACGGGCGGGTCGGGTCGACGCAGACGCCATTCTTGGTGTGCTTGTTGCTCACATGATTCGGCTTGCCCAGCTTGACGCCAAAGCGGGAGTAGAACTTGGGGTCGCTGAACAATTCGGGGGTGTACCAGTCTTGCCCCGTCTGCGCGATCAGCTTGCCCAGGCCCTTGCCACTCTTTTGCTTGCGGTAGTAGTCGAGAAACCACTTGGCCCCGTTTTCGAGCGCGATGCGGAACATCTGCGGGCGGGTGAAGTAGGTCGGGCGAGCGGCGACGTCGAACGGGTCGAAGCCCACGGTGCGGGCAATCTCAAGCGCGAAGGCAGCATTGATCTTGTCCCCGTAGGTCACGCCACTCGGGGCAGCGGGCTTGGCGGTCTTGGGCGCCCCGGGGGTGACGGGGGCAAACGGCAGAGCATTGGCGGTCGTCATTGTCAGATACTCCAAACTTGTTTTGAGAGTTTACTTTTCGTGAAACACTCACGTCTAATATTCTCTCGTGTGACACATAAGTATAGCGCGTAAACGTGCGAATGTCAAGCACGTAGACTTGATTTTGACACACATTAGTATTCACTAACATACGGTATCCCAGATGGTTGTTAGTTAGCCGTTACTAACCTCGCGTCCGCCACCACCGTATAATATTATTTTATTTTTTACTTGACTTTTGATACCACCATGCATACAATGGCGAACGCGATGTTATGATCCGACCGAAAAACGACGAAAGCCAGCGCAACAAGCACTGGCAATCGGCGCTTTGTGAGAAAGACGAACGAAGCACGTTAGCGCTTCGTTCGTGTTTTGTTCTGTTTTCGATCTTAGTCGAAAAGATCTGCGCAATTCAACGATTCGAGCATCTCTGCGAGCAGAATCTTGCGCTTTTTCGCAGCGTTGAGAGCAGCAAACGCTTTGTCGCGCGTCTCTTTGTCTGCGCTCTCTTTCATTTTGTGAAAGAGAGTGATGCACGATGCGATCTTTGCGCGCAATTTCTGCACATCTTCGATCATTTGCATGATCTCGATCGATTGCAGTCTGCAATCTTGCGCGATCTGCAAATCGTGCTCTGCGCTTGCATTGTACGCTTCGTCGAATTCAACTTTTCGCACGATTCGCACACACTTGTCGCGCTTGACGTTATCGACGTTGACAGTGAAGCGCGCGACAGTCGAGAACGTAGTGAAGCACGAATCGATCGTCGCACGCGCGAACGTTTGCGTCGTACGCGCTCGATCGAGTGACGATTCTGCGCGTAGTTTTCGTACACACTGTCACGAATCACGCGCGTATTTGCGCGCTCGAATTCGTCGCGATCGATCGTATGCACGTGCGCGAGAGAGTCTTCACGATCGAGCGCGTACGACGCAAGCGCGTTGCGCGTGAGACTGACAGACGAATCGTGCAGACTGTACGAAAACAGTCGCTGCTCTTGATCACGAAAACGAACGACGTGCGACGATGCAACGATCTGAAGCGTAGAAGTCATGTCAGATTCTCACAAGTCTACTATTGTTTTCGTGTCTCACGAAGTTGCGCGACACGTAGTAGACACATAGAGTGTATGCGCGTCGCGCGTAGAGTCAAGCACTGGAGTGAAAAAATCGACTGTTAGTACACACTAACTGTAGTATCTCAGATACGAAAAGACACTATATAAAGAGGGGTGGTGGGGGTCGTTGAAGATTAAATACGATATTTTGGCCGCCACAATTTTTCACTATCCAGAGTTAAAATGGTGACTATCCAGAGTCAAAATGGTGGTGGTGGTACGGTGGTGGTGGTACGGTGGTGGTGGTACGGTGGTGGTGGTACGGTGGTGGTACTGTTACCGTTCTTTTGGCCGCCACAATTTTTCACTATCCAGAGTTAAAATAACGGTGGTCACGGTAATCACTATAGATCTACTATAGGCGACTATTATCTTACGCACCGAAACTCAGATTTTTGATCATATCATACCAATCGTGTATAATACGTCAACATTAGTGTTCTTATATCGTGAGTTTCATATATGACTGCATTAAATAATAACTTCTTTACACCACAATGTATTAAAGATACTATCAGATATCAATTTTACATATCCAATCAACCAAACTCAGATACTAATACCATGCAAGAATCAGAGGTTATTGCATTATTTTCTAATAGCCAATATACTATTAAAATAATACTTAAAGAGTTTATTGCTGGGTATAATACTATCAACAATAGATATTATTACAAAATCAATCTTTGTGCGAAGGTCATCAATAATAAGGCTTCATCAACCCCAAAAGAAGAATATACTGAACTCTATAATGATTCATTTACGATACACGACGACATAATGTGGTTATTACATTCGATTAATAATACAATTAGTAGTGGTCTTTCTAAGATATCTGTAATAGAACCTGATAATATCAGTCTTGTCTGCTTTCTTGTTGATTATTTGATTACCTTAAGTTTAGTTCAGTTTCCTAGAACAGTGGAACATAATATATGATACCAAACGATAACTTTATCAATTATTGCGTCGGTATCGATCAATTATCTAACATTACAATAACAAAGAACAGTTGTGATACCAGCATTCATCAAACAAACAAACAGATTATTGGTTTACCTACTACTATTGATAATCTTAATAAAGATATAACAATTAGTCATTTTCGTATGGCGATCGGTAATACTAACATACGGTGTGATATTACTTTGCATCTACAAACTTATGATCTACCCCCTCAGCGGCAAATTAATGATTTATGTATTTGCGATTTGGGTGTTACATACGATATCGGTGCACCAATACTGACTGTTATCAGTGATATATATAAATCAGTTTATGATAGGATTTGTAGATCTGTGGTTGCAGATTTTGGTCGTCTTCTAACATCTAATGAAATAGACGAGGTTTCATTTTATTGTGCTCACCTTTTCTTATATTATATGACTCAGCTCAACAAGATCGGCACAGGTGGTATACATGAACGTATATAAGACCAACCCCGACTATAATACACATTATTATAATGTTATGATTAGCAGGTTGACTGATAATAGTGGTTGCTTTGTATTTGAGAATTATACCATTACTGTCGAAAACGTAGAATGCAGTAATGGCAATTTGCATATAACATTGAGATTTAAACATGGTGATTTTTCATGGGTCTGCTTTACAAAGCATTTTGGCCCAATCTTTAAATATAACTTCTTGAGTGTAATGCAACAGATGTATTCGTATTTTTCTGAGGAATTCGCAAGTTATTATAAAAAGAGAAAACATAATATGGCTGACATCGAATTTGTGACAAGTTACATAAATCTTGTTGTTATAACCAATCATTGGCTGGATATACCCAATAATGGCTAATGTACCTCAAATTTACATACTATCTGGCGACGACACACCCAATTATGGTTTTATTGTGCCTGTAGATACTGGCCATCTTGATATTGCCACATCGGTTGTTAGTTTAATTATAGAAACTGATGGTTCTATTACTATATCAATGTATGTTAGTATTCAAGAAATGCCCGGTAAGGTACTTGTATTTTTCAGACATGTTACATTTAATTATACACATCGCGAGTTGATCAATAAACTGTTTAATCGATTTGACCTTGGTTTAATGTCTACACTTGGCGAATTCAGTGATTATTACAAATCCCATTATACATCTGACTTTGATGTAAGTATGAATCAGATATCATCGGGTCTTGATCATTTCTTACAACACTGGTATACAGTAATATTAGAATGTTTGATTAATATTAGAATGTTTGATTAAACATTATCGTTGTAATAAATAGTTATCATATAACAGGGAGATATAATCGTATGAAGCTATTTTCATGGACCGATGATGTTCAAAGCAAGAATCCAGAATCAGAGTTTATTAAACCAATGGTATTAATAAAAGTTTCTACATTTGCATCACCAGAGGCTGCTGCACAATCAGCAGCCAGTCAGATGAAAGACGGTGACGTGATGTTTCTTCGGCATTTTGGCGAGGCCGCATCTGGTTTGCCAAATCTTGCATCTGAGTCGTTGGCTGACTTTTTGATCGGCAATACACCGTCGATGATTGCATGGCGTAATTATAGCGAAAGATTTTGGGCTGCATATAGCGCCGCTGGTGGCGTGCAACCGTATCGTGTTGTATTAGAAAACGAAAGCGGTTATACCTGGTACAGAATTGGCGTAGATAATCCAACCAGACTTGCACAAATTGACGCAGCTATTGCCACTAAGAAATTTGACCGCAAACTATTGGCCACATACGATAAAGATGTATTATTAACTAGTTATGGTGCTGCATCTGGTGGTGCCAGATGGATCATGAACTTTTCTAGATGGGCGCAACTAAGATACACCAAATCTTTATACGAAATAATTTCTAAGCCGTATTATGCTCAGAACTATGTTGGCAACGTATTTTCTAATTACGGCGTAAGCAAGATGTATCGTGATCATACCGAAATCAATAACTGGGTTAGCACCAAATATACAGGTGTTAGTTACTTTGGCTACAATTCGCCGCCAATATATCCAGACTGTTCGGGTGCCAGAGGTATATCGTTACGATCGTATCAGGCCAAAGTGATTTTAGATAAAAATGCAGCAGATATAGATTTGGCTCGTGCGTCTAGAGTAGGGTTTGAAATAGCATTAGATCTTGCAGATTCGTTGAGCGTAAGCACAAAGAAGTTGCCGTGGATTGCGTTGCCACGATATCGTGGCAACGGTATGCCGTCGTATAATACATATCAGCCGTTTGAGGCACTGGTTAGTGCTCTTTGCATAGGTGGCTACAAAGAGGCGCTTTATTGGGCTAGCCCGCACGAAACCCAGGCAGACAGAGATGCAGTTGAAGATATTTTGGCTCGTGTAAATATTAAATATGCCAACGGTCTAATTAAGAGTAGTATTAACACTGGTGCAAAACAGTATCCGCAATACGATAATGCCGTTAATATCGACGAAATTGATTTTAGTTAAATATTAGGGAATATTATATCATGAGTGGTTTGAATGCACCGGGATTTCTAGGCTCAAGCGGCAATTGTGCGATTGAAAGAATTGAAGCTGTCAAAGATAAATTAAATAGTAAAACATATTGGGTAGTTAAAAAATATAACCCAATATGTTTTACTACAGTTGTATTTGAATTAGATAATAAACAATACAATATCTTTACAACACCGATCGAAGAATTGCAGCAATTGTGTAAACACAAATGTACGATTAAGTTTGTTGATGAAGTTTCTAAGATAGAAATTAACGGCTGCAATGTAATAAAAAGTAACATCTTATTAACTTCATCAAACACACCGTTAGAATACGATTTTGAAGATTTTAATTTGTACACACAAATGCCGATGTTTGATCGAGTGCCGTTACCCAGATTTCCGTTTGTGTCGTGCGCCAGGCATGAAATTAAATTTGTTAGTAAAGTAAATGGTGCTATAAGAAAAGGCTTGTTTAGACGATATGTTGATTCGATGGGGTATAAATCTACGCCAATTTGTTGCTTGCCGTTAAATACTGGCGAAAAGGCTGATATAGCATTGTATACTGCAAGTACCAGTTATGGTGGCTCAAGTAAATTAAACACTTACTTTATATCTCATAAAGCAGGGTCGAGTGGGCCAGAATTCAGACAATGGTCTGGTATATCTAAGAGTGCAGGCGAACGGATATACAATAATAAATTAGTTAAGAATATATCATATATAATAGATGTAAACGAATATCTCAATTCAACCACAAAACGAACGATTCGTAGAATATATGATGGCTCACCAGAATCTATAGAATTAATGAATTGTGCTATGTACGGGCACGAATATAGTCAATTTGGCGAATCTGGTCCAAATAACGTAGATATGATCTGTTTTGGTGAGCCAGACGAAAAAACAATAGACGATTATTTTCATACCGACAATCCGTTGCATGTAATTGACAGACGAATACATCGAGACATTATAACTCTTAGACCAGATCTAGAACCATGCTTCTCGTTGAGGCCAGCCAGTGACCGGAACGTAGATATTCATGGTTTGGTCATACCAAACACAAGAATTGGCATATCACCGTTAACTACTTTTGGGTAAACATAAATATCTAATAAGAACTTAACTGGAGATATTACTTTGGATCATTTCGTTAGTCTGATTATTGCATTAATTAGTATACCCAACATTAATGAGATCAGTCAAGCATTGGTGGGTATAGTTGCTGGAGCCGGAGCTATTGGTGCTATATATCTGTATGTTAGTAAGAAAATAGTGATACCAGTAAAAAAGTACTTTAGTTCGATATCAGATAGTATTGGTCAAATACCTAAAATAAATAATCAAATTTCTGAAATATCTAAAGAACTTTCTACTAACGGTGGCATGAGTATCAAAGATTCTGTTAATAGAATAGATAAAAATATGCACTATCTAGAACAGCGCCAAAAGGCTATCTTAACTTCTAGCAAGCAAATATGTTATTTTGAAACAGATAGTCGTGGCAATGTAACTACTGTTAATAGACTGTACCAACGGCTTACTAATCGAACAATTGAAGAACTGTTGGGTTATGGTTGGCTAAATACAATAGAAGAGTCAGACAGAGAAGAGGTTAGAAGTGAATGGAATCGGTGTATATCAAATATTGAAGAATTTCATGATATATTTTATATTCAAAACACAGATGGCATAAAGTATCGTGTTAGAATAGAAGCATTTCCGATCAAGTCCAAAGACGACAGTTTGCTTGGATATGTCGGTTTTTTGAAAGAGGTAGAAGCTAATGGCGCAAGAAAATACGACTAAATACAAAATTATAAAGCTCGGCGGCGATCTGTTTGCTGTGATTAAGATCGTAGGCACACAAACACTTACCATGAGTAAGCATAAAGACCGACCAGAAGCAGAACGAGCATTGGCCGCTCTTAAAGACATAAAGACAGAGAGTTCGCCGCTTACTAATGCCAAAGCTTTAAATGTTAGTTACGCCAAGTTTCAAACTACTGACAAAATATCAGAGGCTTCAGGTAAAAATAAGAAAGATACTTTAGAACGCAATGTTCGCCAATTGCATAGATTAGGCCCAAAGAAAGATTCTGACAATCGCAAAAAGCGTAGATATAATAGAATCATGGATCGCGTTAAGGCGCAGATGGAAAATAGAAGTGTTGATCCTGCTGCCTTCGTGCCTAGATTTACTGGCAAGAAACTAACTGATTCAGAACGGCAAGCATCTAAAGACCATTATAAAGCAACTCAAGATCCAGAAAAGAGTGCAAAGTTGGCTGATGATAGAGCTAATGCCGAAGAGAAACGCCGCAAAGAACTAGAAGCAAAGCGCAAAGCTGCCGGCGGCTTGGCAGATAGAATTAAACAGATGAAAGGAACAAATCCATGAGTATTGAAGATATGATGAATGCCTTAAATGACGGTAACCCAGGAACATTTAAGATGATGTTTGATCAAGAAATGATCAATCGTACAAATGATCGAATTAATCATTTTAAAGATTTTGTTTCGCAGAATTTTACTAATCCAGAGGCTGAATATAATGGATATTCAGAAGAAGATTTGGATCAAGTAGAACCAGACACAGAAGATGGTGATATTCAAGACTTTGGTGAAGATGATAATGAATAATTTAAAAAGGAGAAAGTTTATGCTTTTTATTGCAGGTCTTTTAGTTGGCGCAGTCGTTAGTTTTGGTCTTACTGTTTGGTTTAGCAAGAATAATAAGAATACTCTTGCTAAAGTAAGAGATGCCGAAAGTAAGGTTGTTGACAAGTTCTCTCCGAACAGCTAAAATACGTCGTATGTCTGATATAATAGACGTTGTATCAGACATTTTAAACAGTGATTTTTAATATTTTGGAGATATTATGAAGATAAGTGAAGATACTATGACGGTTTTGAAGAATTTTTCATCAATCAACAGTAATTTAGTGATTTTTCCAGGAAACGAGCTTAAAACTGTAGCTCCAAATCTTGGTATTATCTCTATTGCTACTGTTAGTGAGAATTTTACAGAGAAGGCAAACATTTTTGATCTTTCTCAGTTTCTAAATGTGTGTTCGATGATGAAGGATCCAGATTTTGACTTCAAGGACACACATGTTATCATTTCTAGTGGCAAGTCAAAGGTAAAATACCGTTATGCTGCACCTGAATTGATGACTACTCTTGAAAATAACCTCAAGAGAAACATGAAGCCGCTGACTTTTGAGTTTAATTTCGAGTTGACACCAGAAATGATCACTGGTATCATGAAGTCACGATCTGCACTTATGGTTTCTAACATGAGCATTAGATCTGTTGGCGATAGAATCGTATTGGCTGTGCATGATAAGAATGATAGTTCAAGCAACGTGTATGAAGTAGATCTTGGTGATAACCAGACTAATCACGAATTTAGCTTTAACTTCGACATTGTAAATAGCCTCAAGATAATTCCTGGCAATTATCTTGTCGAACTCAGCCCAAAGATATCTAAATTTACCAACAAAGACATTGACGTGACTTACTTTATAAGTGTTGAAAGTGATAGCTTCTGGAAGTGAGTAAATAATGAGCGATCAATTTCTGTTTGTTGAGAAATATAGGCCCAAAACTATTGACGAGTGTATTTTACCAGATAATATCTCAAAGATCTTCAAAGATATAATCAAAAGTGGCGAAGCTCAAAATTTAATGTTAAGTGGTGGCCCCGGTTGCGGTAAGACCACGGCAGCCAGAGCCATGTGCAATGAATTGAATTGTGATACACTTTTCATTAATGCATCTGAACAAGGCAACATAGATACCTTGCGCACTACTATCAGAAACTTTGCAAGTACAGTTAGTGTGCTTGGCGGTGGCAAAGTAGTTATATTAGACGAAAGTGATAATATGACTGCGGCAACTCAATCTGCGTTTCGTGGATTCATAGAAGAGTTTGCAGCCAATTGCCGATTTATACTAACATGTAACTTTAAAAATAAGATTATAGAACCACTACATAGTAGATTTTCTATTATTGATTTTAAGATGCCACGAGATCAACAGCCTAAATTGGCTTCTCAAATGCATCAACGAGTTAAGAACATTTTGGATCGTGAACAGATATCTTACGACGAGAAGGTTCTAAGTAGATTTATCCTTAAGTTCTTTCCAGATTTTAGAAAGATTCTCGGTGAACTACAAACATACGGTTCAAGAGGTACTATCGACGAAGGTATATTGTCACTCGGATCTCATAGTAATGTTGCTACCCTAATTAAGCACATGAAAGAGAAAAATTTCGTTTCAGTCAGAAAATGGGTTAGTGAAAACAGCGATTGTGATTCGTCTGCTATTTTTAGAGAAATCTATGATACATTATCTGAAACCGTAGACAAGCAATCTGTGCCTCAAGTAATTCTAATATTGGCAGATTACCAGTATAAGATGGCATTCAGCAGTGACCCAGAAATTTGTTTGTGTGCCTGCTTTGTTGAAATAATGGTAAATGCAACATTTAAATGAGGCCATCATAAATATTACATATGAGAAACATTACTCGGTCTGCAAATGACATGATTATAGACGTTCATTCTCTACACAAAAAATATAGAGTTGAAGAATATTATACCGAAATTAAAAATATCATAGTATCTAAATCTAAAGATACGTCTACTTATAACAAACTCAAAGATATTTTGTATTCTACCGACATCAAGACCGGTTCTGAATTGCACAGAATCATTGTTAATGAAGTTGCTAACTTCTCACCAGATGATCAGCTAGAAATTATAGATGAAATAGGATCAATTCAGCAGAAGTTTAAATATGATGAATATTGCAAGAAAGTAATTGGTCTTAAAAAAGAGTTTATGGCAAATAGAGAAGATTACTTTTGGAACAAATTTGTTTGTACTCAAATCGTAGATCGCGCACCTTCAGAAATAACTACAGATCCCAAGTCTTTTAAAGATAGAATATTGTCGTTATGGATAGATCTATCGCTAATCAAAATAAAGAATGATACAATAGATATAACATACGAAGATTTGAATGGTAAGATTAGAACAATCAAGGCAAAGCATCATGAACCTAAATTATCGCCAGATTATATTGAATCCAACTTAATAGACAGATATATTGGGGTGGGATTTCTAGATAGCTTCTATGTTCATGGATTATACGATTCTATAACAAATACTCATGTTGCTGTACCGATTAGCCTGATTATTGATATGTTTAGTGATTCGATTGACGAAATAAAGAGACCGGAACCAAAAGATGACGGAAAAAGCTAATCCATTTGATTTCTATAATGATGCTTCTTATGCAAAGGCAGATATCACTAAAGGTGAGTCTAATATAAGTTCTTATATACCGTATCTAACAAATCGTGCATTTTCGTATCATCCAGACACTATATTTTATGCAAATGAGATGAATATACGACCAAATCTAGATAAAATGATGCAATATCATTATTATATGTTTGGTGTAGAAAAACGCAAACGGTATAGTGGAAAGTGGCATAAAAATGAGTTGACTGCCGATGTCGAGGTTATAATGTCTTATTATAGCGTAAACCGAGAAGTGGCTAAGAAATATCTAAAGGTCTTGTCTAAAGACCAACTTAAAGAAATCAAAGAGCGAATGAACCCTGGCGGCACAAAGTAATAAATACCTACATATGACTTTGATTATTTTATATAGGGCCAACACATGCAAGATGATATTTTCAGAGGGTTCGGCGTTGAAATTGAATTGATTGATCCACAGAATTTCTTGAAAGTTAAAGAGACATTAACCAGAATTGGTATATGCTCCAAAAAAGATAATACTATATACCAAAGTTGCCACCTTCTCCACAAAAAGGGTAGATATGCAATTATTCACTTTAAAGAACTTTTTGGATTAGATGGCCACGAAATAACCTTTGACGAAAATGATCTTGCTCGTAGAAATACAATTGCTAACTTAATAGAAGATTGGGGTTTGATTAGAATATTGGACCCTAAGAAAACTGAATTCCCAGTTGCATTGATGAATGAAATAAAAGTAATAAAGCATGGAGAAAAAGCACAATGGAAATTAGTTTCTAAGTATCAAATAGGTAAAAAGTAAGATTCGACAATATTTAAGAATAGTAAAACATAGCAGCAAAGATGTAATATTACATCTTTGCTGCATTTACAAAAGGAGTTATTATGAATAATTTGAAATATTATAAGATGTACCAGAACGTCAAAGAACCATATTTTGCAACATTGCAATCTGCATGTTTTGATGTACATGCGTACTTTGGTAACACACACGAACAGATTATAAAGTGTTATACAAAAGACAATACGCTAACTAGCAAAGTTGCAGTTAAAGATAGCCAGCAAAGTGAGGCTGAATCTTTGACTGTAAATCCGGGCGATAGAGTTTTAATACCAACTGGTATTATATTAGATATACCACTTGGCTATAGCGTAAGAGTGCATAGTCGATCTGGTACTGCACTAAAGAACGGATTGAGTTTAACTAACAATGAAGGTATTATCGACAGCGATTATGTTGAACAATTATATATCATGATTACTAATACTACAAATATACCTGTAAAGATTAATAGCGGTGATCGAATTGCGCAACTTGAAATGATCGAATCGCTTGCGTATAATCTAGAGCCAATAGATTCAAAGCCATCAGTTAAAACATCTAGAAATGGTGGATTTGGTAGTACAGGAGTAAGATAATATGGCAAAGAGTTCAAGTCACAAAATTAAGATGCAGAAATTCTCTTCTGGTGCAGTTAGAGCAGAAAATACGGATAAGGGTAGGTTCGATATGATTTCTACCCATGCAACTACTAGATTGGCTAAGCATTATCAGAATGGAGCTAAGACACACCCAGAAGATAATTGGAAACTTGGCTTGCCAATGAGAAAGATATATGATTCTATGAATAGGCATTGTATTCGGTATCTTGCTGGTGATAGATCAGAAGATCACTTGGCTGCAATCATGTGGAATGCAGCTGCAATGATACACCAAGAAGAAATGCACATTCGAGGCAGACTTGATCCCAAATTGATGGACATGCCAGAAGAAGTTCTTTCTTACGCGAAGAAAACCAAGAAGAAGGCTACTAAGAAAGTTACTAAGAAACCAGTTAAAAAGGTTATTAAGAGAAAATGAATTATTATACGAATGTACAAACAAAGGGCGATAATATTCTTTACCGTGGTATAGAAAACGGCAAAAGAGTAACATATATTGATAATGCGTTTAAACCTACTTTGTATATTACATCTGCCAAGACTACTGACTATACCAGCATTCAAGGTGATTTCTTAGATCGTATCGAGATAGGATCAATATCTGATGCCAGAGACTTTCTAAAGCAATACGAAGATATCAATAATTTTAAAGTATACGGTAATACCGACTACAAGTATCAGTATATTTCTGATAAGTTTCCTGATGAAATTCATTATGATATGCACGACATAGTTGTTGTAACTTTAGACATTGAAACAGAATCAGAAGAAAGATTTGCGCCAGCTGATGATCCGACAGAAAGAATCAATGTTATAACAATAAAGAATAAGAACACTGGTTTAAGGCATACTTTCTGTCTTAATAAGACTATAACTACTTTCGAAAATACTATTATCGAATGTTATGATTCAGAAGAAGAAATGTTGAAAGCCTTCATTTCTGAATTTAAGAAAATAGATCCAGATGTTATAACTGGCTGGAACATTAGATTTTACGATATACCGTATATTGTCAACAGATGTTATAAGCTTCTTGGTGAGAAAGCAACCAAAGAATTGTCGCCATGGAATTGGATAAAAGAAGAAGAAATTGAATATCGTGGCAAGACTTGCCAGACGTTCAGATTGGTTGGCATATCAATATTAGATCTATACGAACTTTATAGAAAGTATTCTACACAGACATTAGAATCATATTCTTTAAACCATGTAGCTAAAGTCGAGCTCAATAAGACCAAGTTAGACTATACAGAATATGATAGTATGCATGAATTTTATACAAAGGACTTTGATAAGTTTGTAATGTATAATATTCAAGACGTAGATATAGTAGATGAATTAGATAATAAGTTGAATCTAATAGATCTGCATATAGGCATCGCATACGTTGCCAAGTGCAACTTTGAAGATGTGTTTGGCCAAGTCAAGACTTGGGATTGTATTATCTACAACTATCTAAAGAATAAAAACATAGTTATACCTCTAAAGAAAGAGGGTGAAGTGATTGACGGTCAATATGCCGGTGCATATGTTAAAGATCCTAGACCGGGATTCAAGGACTGGATCATTAGCTTCGACCTCACTTCACTGTATCCATCTTTGATTATCCAGTATTCTATCGGATCAGATACTATTATAGAAAAGAATGATTTGTTAAGCAAAATATCAGCGGAAAAACAACGCAGAGGATTATAATGCATAATATTGATTTGAGTTTGCTGACTGATACTGAACTACTTAACCTAGAATACCATCTAAAGTCGCCACCTACCGTTCAAGATTTTCTACACAAGAAAATGGATCTATCGTATCTTAAGAAACTGAATTGTGGTATGGCTGCCAACGGTGAACTGTTCAGTAATGATCGGCAAAGTTTCTTGTCGTCAATCATGAGTAACTTCATGGATTGGCGTAAGGCTGCAAAGAATAAGGCAATTGACCTAAAGAAGGAAATAGAGCTTATGGAAAAAGAATTGTCCATAAGAAATAAAAATAAAATTATGTATGAAAATCTGTCAACAGACGATCTGAAAAGAAAGATTGCTGAAACCAAAAAACTTGCTGCTAAGCTAGAAACGAAACAAATGGCATATAAGATTGCGGCCAACTCGGGATATGGTTCCATTGGTCAGGTTAACTTCCGTCATTATGATGTTCGCCAAGCAGAGGCTATTACAATATCTGGCCAATTGGCAATCCAGTGGGTAGAAAAATATGTCAACGAATACTTTAATAAAATATGTAAAACGAGTGGTGTTGATTATATTGAATACCTTGATACAGATAGTTTGTATATTAGCGCTAGTCGTATTGTTGATTCAATTTTCGGGCCTATTGCTGACCCAATAAAGGCTACTAATACATTAGACAAAATATCTAAAGAAGTAATACAACCATTTATGGACAAGTGCTATAAAGAACTTGCCGAATATATGAACTGTTATACCAACAAAATGGTAATGAAACGAGAGAATATATGCTCTAAAGGTATATGGGTAGCTAAAAAGAGATATTGTCTAAATGTTATTGACAGCGAAGGTGTTAGATATGCCGAGCCGAAACTCAAAATCATGGGCATAGAGGTTCAAAGGTCTAGTACACCTAATATATGTAGGGAAGCATTAAAGAAGTGCATAAAGATAATGCTTACTGGTACAGAAAATGAACTAATAAACTATGTTACAGAGTTTAAAAACGACTTCATGACCAGGCCATATATCGACATAGCATCACCCAGAGGTGTTAATGACCTAGAGAAATATACCGACGCCAAAGAGATCTTTAGTAAAGGTACTCCTATAGCAGTTAAAGGTGCATTGATATACAATAACTTGATAGAATCTAATAAACTACAGAGTCGGTATCAGAAGATAGACAGCGGTGACAAGATCAAGTTTATATATCTTAAAGTACCAAACCCAACAAAATCTCATGTAATTAGTTTTGTTAAAGATATACCAGAAGAATTTAAATTACAACGATATATCGACAAAGAAACTCAATATGAAAAGACATTTCTAGATCCACTAAATGGCTTGCTGAATACAATTAATTGGAACTATGAGACTCGCAATTCGGTTTCGGATTTCTTTGAATGAGTTACATCGACGTAAAATATATTAACATGATATCAGCCAGACTTGAGAAGTTTTCATGGAAAACTGCAACTCTGGCTACTTGTCGGTGCCCAACGTGCGGCGACTCTAAAAAGAATAAGAGTAAACGCCGGTTCTATTTTTACTACAAGAAGGGTGAGTTTCATGCTAAGTGTCATAATTGCGAAATAGCAAACCTATTTTCTACGTTTCTAAAGAACTACGATCCCGAACTATACCGCGAATATAGAATGGAGATCTTTCAGCAGTCGTTTGCTCCAAGTAAACCAGAAATCAAAGTATCTACCACTTCGCCAAAAGAAAGATTCGATAAGGCTATTTTCATAGATTTGCCTAGAATATCTGACTTACCACCCGATCATATAGCTGTTCGATATTTGACAGATCGTAAAGTGCCGTCTATACTATATGACGAGATTTACTATTCAGAAGATTTTGAATCGTTCGGTAAATCAATAAACGATACAAGAAACTACTTTAATGATCCTAAGATAGTAATACCATTTAAACAAAAAGATGGTTCTGTATATGGTGTAATATGCCGTACTTTGAACAAATATAGTAAGTATCGGTATATTATAATAAAGCCAGAAGGCGAAGAACGAGAATTAATATACGGTATAGACAAACTAGATGCAACTTCTAAGATTTATATATTAGAAGGTCCAATAGACAGCATGATGATACCGAATGCTATTGCAGTTAGTGGCCTTAAAGTAATGGCAGAATCTAGTTTGCCAGGCGATAAAGATTTATGTGTATTTGTATACGATAACGAACCACGAAACAAAGATGTAATAAATCGTGTTAGTGGTGCAATCGAGCACGGATATAATGTTTGTATATGGCCAGAATATATCAAAGAAAAAGATGTAAATGACATGATTCTTAATGGTATAAACGCTCAACAGATAATAGACGAAAATACATATTCTGGTTTGATGGCGAAAGTTAAACTTATAGAATGGAGTAAGGTATGACAAAACAAAGTGAAATATTAAGTGATCCTAGATATATTCCGATACACAATGGCGGCTTCGTCGGTTTGATAGAAACCATGGGATCAGATGAAACCATAGAGAGAGCAGCCAGAGTATCTTATGGTAAGGGTACCAGAATAAAGAGTGATACCAGAAATCTTATTAGGTACCTTATCAGAAATCAACACACTTCACCAACTGAATTTGGTGAAGTTGTTCTTCATGTCAAGTTGCCAATATTCGTTGCTCGTCAATGGATGAGGCACCGCACGTTTAGTTATAATGAAACTTCTTTACGATATAGCGAAGCAGAAACAGAAACCTATATTCCTACTCCAGAATACATTCAGCGCCAAAGTACCACAAATAAGCAAGGTCGCGAAGGTACGATTGAAGATCCCAACAATTTTATAAATGACATAAATCTACTAAACGTACACATTTTTGATACCTATAATGCCGATATCGAAGAAGGTGTATCTCGTGAACTTGCAAGAATTAATTTGCCATTAAGCCTATACACCGAATTCTATTGCAAAGTAGATTTGAATAATCTCATGAGATTCTTGAAGCTTAGAATGGACCCTCATGCTCAAATGGAGATACAAGATTACGCAAATGCCATCTGTAGTTTGGTAAGACCAAAGTTCCCGATAATATTTGAAGCGTTCGACGACTATATGATAAACGCCGAATCTTTCTCTTCTCAAGAAATGCAAATATTACGTGCCGCAGTCGAGGAAAATAAACTAATTCAATTGGTGTCAAACAGTCAATTATCTGACAGAGAGAAGAAGGAACTGTTAGAAAAGTTAAAGACATCAATCTAAATAATGAACCGAAGCAAAATGGAGAAAGTATGTTTAGCTACGAAGAAGCAATGAAGGATTCAATTTCGTATTTTAATGGTGATGAATTGGCTGCTGGTATATTTGTTGGAAAATATGCGCTTAGAGATGAAGATGGTAATATATTAGAATCAATTCCAGATCAAATGCACAGACGATTGGCAAAAGAATTTGCCAGAATAGAAGCTAATTATCCTAATCCACTAACAGAAGAAGAAATATATAATCTTTTTAAGAACTTTGAATTTGTTATTCCACAGGGATCGCCAATGAGTGCAATTGGCAACGATTATCAAATTCAAAGTGTTTCCAATTGTTTTGTCATAGATTCGCCAAAAGATTCGTATTCAGGCATATTGAAAACTGATCAAGAACAGGCTCAAATCATGAAGCGCCGCGGTGGTGTCGGATTTGACATAAGCAACATAAGACCAAAGGGTTCTAAAACAAAGAACGCAGCAAGAACTACAGATGGCATTGGCGTTTTCATGGAAAGATTTTCCAATACCTGCCGAGAAGTGGCTCAGGGTGGGCGGCGCGGGGCACTAATGCTTACTATATCTTGCCACCACCCAGAAATTAGAACATTTATCAATATCAAGAAGGATTTAAAGAAGGTAACTGGTGCTAATATATCAATTCGTTTAACAGACGAATTCATGAATGCAGTAAAGAATAAGCAAAAAGTAGAATTGAGATGGCCGGTTGATTCTTCTAATCCATCTATAAAAGAGTCTGTAGATGCAGAATCTTTGTGGAATGAGATAATCGAGGCTGCGTGGGCCTCTGCTGAACCAGGTTTACTATTTTGGGATACCGCGCAGAGATTGACGCCGTCTGATATCTATAAGGATTTTGGATATGAAAGTACTTCTACAAATCCTTGTATTACTGGAGATACATTAATATCTGTTGCAGATGGTAGAGGATTTGTAGAAATATCTAAATTAGCAGAAGAAGGATTGGACATTCCCGTTTATTGCTGCGATGACAGAGGAAGAATTGCTGTTAGAACAATGCGAAATCCTAGAATAACCGGATATAATCAAGATGTATATGAAGTTATATTAGATGACGGGTCGAAATTTAAAACCACAAGTAATCATAGAATGATGATGCGAGATGGATCTTTTAAAGAGGTAAAAGACATTGTCCCAGGCGATAGTTTGCATGTTGGATTTAGATATGAAGGATCGATAGTAGATATCCCTAATGTCAAATCCAGAAATGTGCGTACTATGTACTGGATGCTAAAAAATTGCAACAATGCTTTCAAAAAAACTGAGCATCGGTATATCTACAACCATCATTTTGGTGACGTTGGCAAAGGTTATATAGTACATCACAAAGATCATAATTCTAAGAACAATAAAATTGAAAATCTAGAAAAGATGCTAATTACCGACCACAACGAGCACCACAAAGAAAAAATGATGGGCGCCAATAATCCAATACACAAAATATTGGCTGATCCAGAAAGATCTGCTCAATATAGAAAATTGCAATCTGAACTTAATACTGGTTTGAAAAATGGTAATGCAAAGGATATATCTAATACAGAGTTAAAGGCTAAAGGAATAGAATTGACTCTTTCGATCGGTAGAAGATTTTCCATAAAAGAATGGCAAGAATATGCAAAAAATAATGATTTGCCATTAGCATTTGCAGATTATAGATACAATGAATTTGGCGATGTTTTAGAATTTTCTAAGAAATGCGCCCAAGTTTGCGGTATTTCTGCCGAACTGATCGAAATAGATCCAAGAACAACAAAATTATTGCAAAAAATGCAATCTCAGGGATATAAGTGCTCTATCAAAGATTCTAGAGTATTTGTAGAAAAAGTCTGCGAATGCTGTGGTGATAAATTTGAAGTGGCCCACGGGCACCGCGAAGTTTCTTGCTGTGGTATAACTTGTGCAAACAAAATAAATAATTCAAACCCAGAATCTTGTGCAAAACGAGCGCATTCTATTAATGAATCTTATAAAATAAAAATGGATTCAATTAAGAAATCGCAGATGGATTTATATTGCGATTTCAAATACATAATTGGTAGAGAACCAATGCTGAAAGAGTATAAGTTAGAATGCAAGAAGAATGATTTAAGCTGTCGGTTCGGCACAAAATATGGATTCAACGATTATGGCGATCTAAAAATAAACGCAGCCTACAATAATCATAAAGTAATTAGTGTTGCTCATGCAGGAAAGCAAGATGTTTATAATGGAACAGTTGATGAGTTTCACAATTTCTATATCGGCGGCAACGAACAAGTTGTTGATGGCAGAAAAGAAAGATGTATGTTCAACTCAAAAAATTGCGGCGAAATTATATTGTCTCCATCAGATTCTTGCCGGCTAATGTGCATTAATCTTATGGGATTTGTAAATAATAAATTTACAAGTTCTGCTCAATTTGACTATGACAATTATTCAAAGGTCATCATTCAATCACAACGACTTATGGACGACATGATTGACCTAGAAATAGAGCAAATTGACAAAATACTGCATAAAATAGAAATTGATCCAGAAGACGGCGCAATCAAATTTTATGAAAAGAGATTGTGGGAAAATATTAGAACTGCTTGTGTTAATGGAAGAAGAACTGGGTTGGGTATAACAGCTCTTGGTGATACTCTTGCTGCGCTTGGTATTAAATATGGTTCTCAGGATTCTATTGAAATAACAGAGAAGATTTATCAAACTTTGGCCATAAACTCTTATAAGTCTTCTTGTATAATGGCTGGAGAACGTGGTTGTTTTCCAGTATTCGACAGAAACCTAGAAAAAGATCATCCATTTATATCTAGAATAATAAATTCAGATCCAGAACTTTTGGAACTTTATATGAAGTATGGTCGCAGAAATATTGCTAATACTACAACTGCACCAACGGGATCTGTTTCTACAATGACTCAAACTACTTCTGGTATAGAACCGGCATATTTGATATTTTATAAGAGAAGAAAGAAGATTAATCCAAATGATGTAAATTCTAGAGTAGATTTTGTTGATGACATGGGCGACAAGTGGCAAGAATACCCAGTTTTTCATCATGCATTTAAATCTTGGATGGATATCAACGGATATAAACTAGACGAAAGCAAGAATTGTAAAACTGCTGACGATTTGGAGTTCTACAAAGTGTCACCATATTATCAATCTACTTCCAACGATATTGATTGGCTGGCAAGTGTAGAAATTCAGGCTGTTGCTCAAAAATGGATATGTCATGCAATTTCTAAAACTTGTAATGTGCCAGAGTCTTGCACCAAAGACACAATATCAGAAGTTTACATGAAAGCGTGGGAACATGGGTGCAAGGGGTTCACCGTTTATAGAGACAAATGCAGAGCCGGTGTATTAATATCTGGTGGCTCGAACGAATCAAAGAAAGATTCATTTAATAAGACAACTGCACCAAAAAGACCAAAGTCTCTTGATTGTGATATCTATGAAACCAAGGTCGGTGGTGAAGAATTCTTTGTGGTGGTCGGCAAATATCAGAATACACCATATGAGATATTTGCTGGTAAGGGTAAAATAACACCCAGCAAACAAGGAAAGCTAGTAAAGATTAAGAGAGGCCATTACGACCTTCACACAGATGATGGTATAGTTATAGAGAACATTTCTTCTAAGTTTACAGACGAAGAAGTTGTCATAGCAAGAATGACAAGTTTGAGCCTAAGACACGGTTCTGATATCAAATTTATAGTAGATCAAATCGAGAAGGCTCCCGGTGATATGCATTCGTTTGGTAAATCTATTGGCAGAATACTTAAAAAGTACATTCCAAATGGTGAAAAAGTCACCGGGCAATCTTGCGATTCGTGTAAATCCGAGTCTTTGGTTAGAGAAGAAGGTTGTGTTAGTTGCAAATCATGTGGTTGGAGCAAGTGTTCTTGATTTTTTCATAAATAGATAGTTGAAACTCTGTGGAATAGATTACAGTTTGAGTTGCCCGGCTATTACCGTATTTGAAGGTAATACATTTTCGTCAGATAACTGCAAAACTTACTTTCTTACAGATGTTAAGAAATATATTAATGATTATGGTGATATAAGTGGATCACAAATAAAAACATATTCTAGCCCAATAGAGAGATACGAAAATATCGCTCTATGGGCTATGTCTTTTATTAAAGGGGCAGATTATGCCGCGATCGAGGATTATAGTATGGGTAGCAGAGGCAGAGTATTCCACATCGCCGAAAACACAGCTATTTTAAAGTATCTACTAACTAAGGAAGGAGTGCCATATAAGACATATCCACCAACAGTAATTAAGAAGTTTGCCATTAAAGGAAATGCAGATAAATCGATGATGTATAGCGCGTATCTTAAGGATACCAAAAGAGATCTTAGAACGCTTCTAAGTTATACTTCTAAAAATATTGCAAGCCCTATAAGTGATATCTCGGATTCGTATTTTATCGCAAAGTATCTATACAAAGATTTGTTGGAGACGCCTAAATGAGTAGTAAGTCTGGTAGTAAGCGCCTAAAGAAAAGCGACGAGCTGGTACCAAAGAAGTTGACGACTGGAGATGTCGATCGTACTCTTAAAAAGACGAGTTTCGGCGGTGTTCTTATTCATCACAAAAATGAAGGTCAACGGCTTGCATTAGAGTGCATAGATAAACACGAAATTAGTTTCATCCACGGATGTGCGGGTACAGGAAAGTCATTTCTTGCTATCGCACGCGGGTTGCATGGGCTAACTACAGGAAAATATAAGCGCCTCATTATTACACGCCCATATGTAGAAGCAGGCGAACATCTTGGATTCTTGCCTGGCGGCTATAATAATAAGATCGCGCCGTTTATGTATCCAGTAATGGAAATAGCCAGTGAACTAATTGGTTATTCTTCAATTACTGAATTCATTGATGCCGGTATCGTAAGTGCTATACCACTTGCCTATATGAGAGGATGTACATTCCAAGAATCATTTGTTGTGTGTGATGAGGCACAGAACATACGGCCATCCCAAATGCGAATGTTGCTCACCCGAATGGGTAATTATTCGAAGCTTGTAATAACGGGCGATACACATCAAACCGACTTGCTTTCTAGTAATGGTCTTGTAGACGCTCTAAAAAGATTGCCTTCCATCAAAGAAATTGGATTCCATGAAATGAAAGTGGAAGACTGTGTTCGAAGTGGTATTGTTGCTAAGATCGAAGCCTGTTATCGCGAAAATCTCTAAATCTCAATAACACAAACAGCCGTGGATTTATGGTCCACGGCTGTTTGTATTTTTAAATATTGAATCGTTTCTTAATGACTTCTATGCTTTGAGGATTTCTGTCCACCAGGTTACATTTTCGCCCGTTTCTTATACAAGCTTCACCAAAGCTGCCGCTACCAGCAAAGAAATCTAAACACTGATCGCCTGGATTAGAGTGTACCAACACGATCGGTTCTAGTATAGCCAATGGCTTTTGGTTCGGATATGAAACTCTTTCTGGATCTGTAGTGCTTAAATTGTAAGTCCATACGTCTGTCATTCGCTTAAGATCGGAATATCCTTCTTTTTGAGCCTTTCGATCTACCATAGGCACATTAGATTCATTGAATGTATATGTGTTAGATTTGGTATACCATAAGATATTAGTATGCTTACGCGGCCATGTTCGCTTAGGGCTATTGCCAATTTCGCTATGCCAGATAATTTCATTTTGAAAATTATCTTCGCCATAGATCGAGTCTATTATAACCTTAGTCTTATGAACTTCTCGCCAGTCTAGATGGCAGAAAAAGCTGCCGGTATCTTTCAATACCCGGCAGCTTTGTTTTAGTATAGGCGTTATGAACGATTGGTAATCTTCGTATTTGTCAATATACGAATTGTCGCCAACTTTTTGTTTTTTACCAGTATTGTATGGTGGATCTACATAAATCAAGTCATACTTATTATCTGGTTCTGATTCTAGAAACTTTAGGCAATCTTCATGATAAACATTCAAATCATCGGTGTGCATCATCTTCTAAATCTTCCCATCTGCCATGGTGGCTAATGGGATTATTTATGTTAGAATATGTGGTACCATCTCTCAGGTCAGTATAAAATGGGTCGTTTTCAAATTTGATTTCTTGCTGGCCAATCATGTTTACTTCTGTATCTGCAAAGTTGTCTGGATCGAACTCGATAGTAGAATTCGACTCTGGTGATAGATTCTTGATATAGTCGCCAAACAAACTGTCAATTTCTTGATTAAAACTTGTTTGATCGTTCATGCCTGCTTCTGAATTTCTCTTCGGGTCCAAATTCGCCATAGATGTCTTCTCCATTCAATAAATCGTGCGTATTAACGTAATTCTTTATAATTTGTTTAAATGGCTTACGCTTGAATTTGGTAGGATCACTTAGACGCTTAGAATTGTCGTAATTGTGCCAGTCGGTTCTATTAATCATATATCACTTAAGCAAGTTTGGAAATGCTTCCTCCACAATTGTTTTGTTTAACTTTATATCAGACTTTTTGTTAGAAATAATCTTTTCTAACAATCTTGCATCTAAACTATGTAGTGCTTCTAACATCTGCATTAAAATAGTATGTTTTCGGTCGTGATGTACGGCTGCGTCTTTTTCAAAGATGTATAACCGTTTTGCTTCATGATATAAATTATTCATACTAAACCCCACAGGCGAGTCGTCTTTGGTATATGGTGGTACAACATTTGTGAAATATTCAATATCTGGGCGATACATGAACTTTAATACTATTCTTAAAGAAGGTGAGTCGTTATTTCTTAGAATAGATATCTTTTCTTGTTTTGTCTTTGCATCACTGCATTCTTGCACAATTTCCGAAATCAGTTTAATCGTCATGCCATCTCCATTTAAAAATCAGTTACATTCTCTATCATCAAATTCATACCATTGGCTGCAAAGTATTTATGTATGTTAGCTCTATTTTTAGGATTTATTTTGTTCAATTCTGCCTTAACAACATCATCTATTTCTTTTGGAATATACACAAAATTGATCAGTGTGTCGTTTCTTGTATAGTTAGTAATTAGTTCGTCAGTAAGACCAGATTGCCAATTGGGGTTAGTGCATTTTTGGTGCCACATTTCTGTGATATGCTTTTCGGTAATAGACCTTTGACGTTTGTTTGATACAAACGTATCATCTGTGCTCAGATAGTTTGGCACACCGTCACCTTTGTCACCTCTTAAAATGTGCTCAAATAGATATCTATCGGGATGCTCACATTTTATGACAGATTTATGATATACACTATATTGCTTGGTATTCGGATACACATGCAACTGATAGAAGTCCTTATCATTGCTAACTATAAGATTATTTTCATTACTCTTATATTTACACGCACATGCAATGATATCATCTGCTTCTGCACCGTCGATCGATATAACTCGATATGGGAAATTCTCATCAATTTCGTTCTTAAACTTATTAAGAAATTCAAATAATTTATTCCAGTCAATATCAGAATCTTCTCGACTTTTCTTTCTACATGCCTTATAATATTGATAAACCTTCTTGCGCCATGACGGCTTTCTGGTATCATAACACAATACTAGTTCACCATATTCTGAACTGTACTTTTTCTTTATATTTCTAATTTGATTCAGAAATATATGTCTGATTAAATTCTCGTTATATTCTGGCATGCCTTTACATTCAGCCATTAAACTGACAATGGCCAAATGGTTAGCATCAATGAGTATCATTATTTGACTCCGTATATAATACTAATACTTTATCACCTATATTATCATCGATGTACCCAATTGATGCATCAGCCAAGTCAACGACTTCGTCGTTTACCATGACTACAATATCAGCATATCTATTAAGGTCTGTTTTTTCTAACTTTGTTAGAATTTCGATTAAATCAATCAGTTTCATATTAGTATACTCCGACTATTAAAACCTCTTCTGACATTCTGCATGAAATGGGCATCTTTTTAGTCTTTAGCCCATCAAGTACAGATTTTACTATTCTAATTCCCTTATTTTGTATTTCTCCCATTACTTTCTTAGGATCTCTAACTTTCTTGGTATAAGACTTTGTATCGTCATACCCCATTATTATATTGCCCTTAACTGTAAATCCCACTGCATTACCAGCTTCTAGATATGATATCTTAGAATATTTAGTATTGAAAAGTACAAGTTTTGTACTTCCTATTATTTTAGACGGTAAAATACTAGTGACCTTTAATGTAGTATCTTCTTTCTTATATTTCAGTTTCTTAACTTGATCTACTGGTGACTTTTTTCTAGGCTTATGTATAATGATCTTCTTAACAGAAGATATCTCAGATGCAACCTTAATAGTCAAGTCTATAAATGACTGATAGCTTTTTACGGCCTGTTCTTCATAGGTGTAGTAATCTTCTGGATCGAAGATTTTCTTTTTATCTGACCATATCTCAACTATATTGGCGGCTTGAGAAGGTTTTATGCTTCTATCTTTAAATATATCTTTTATGGTTTCTGACGTAAAGGCTTTGTTGCTTGTTAGCACATAGTCGGAAAACTTCTCTATTTCTAAGTTTGCATCTAAGGCCTTTTGAATAGACCGATCTCTTACAGATATTTCTTTGGGTGGTTTTTGTTTGGGTGATTCTGCCGAAATCTGATCTGCGGCTTTATTTGAGATGCGATCAGACTTATTACACAAATAAGATATTCCGGCTTTAAGATCTGCAACCAACTTCTCTGGTAATTTTCCGCCAAGATTTAGAATCCTGGCGTAGATACCGGGATTAAACCCGACATCGCCAGCCATTTCACCATATTTAATACTTGTATTGTCTAGTTTTGATATCTTTGGCGCAGATTCTTTGCAGTTAGCTTTGCAATATTCCATTAACCATTTTTTATGGTCTTTCTCATCGCTCATGTAATTATACCATTGAGTGGCGAGCATGAAAGTTTTTGAAACTTTTTCTGCATCCCAAGAATCGCAGCCTTCCCATGAAGGCTCGTCACCATACACAGTAACTTCTGTTGCTCTATTATTAGCTGTTCTACTCATATGAGTGTATTATATACAGTCGGTCGATAACAGTCAAAAATCGTTGTTTCTTGACTTCTGTTTACCTTAGCGATACAATACGTCTATGAAAAACAGAAACACGTCGTCAAACAACAATTTCGTGACAATTCGTAGCGTGCAGACGCCAAGAGAGCATGGTGAGATCATAAGAGTGGAAAATGACTATATCCACGGTGATCAATTTCTTATTAAGACATATTCTAGAGAATGGGGCGTAGAGTTCTTTTGGATGAGAAAGGAAGAACTGGCATTCAATGAGTAATCCATTGAGTTTTAAACCCGGACTTTGTTGTATATCTTTAGAATTGCAGAATCGAGGCTTAAAGTTTAGAACAATGACTCGAAAGTCGTTTATTAGTAATACAAATTCTATATCTAAGTTGCACGAAATATATCAAAACAATGCAATGGTATTAGATGAAATAGTTAGGTATTGCGAAATAAACAATTGGAATTATAGAGTCGGTAATATATTCCCACTTTATGATTTTAATTTAGGGGGATTCCCGGTATGGCAACATGTTTTGTACAGTAACTCACCGGCCTCAATGAGTTTATCTAATATTAAACTTGAAAATTTCTACACGCTTTATTTAAAATCTTATGAGAATTCGCCTGTTAGGTTCAGTAGCCACCCAGATCAATACGTTATTATATCATCTGCAAAACATCATGTTTCTTCGAAGTCGATTAGTATTATCCATGATAATGATCTCCTGCTTAGTGTTCTTAAGCAAGACGCCTATGAAAGCGATAGACATCCCATAAATGTTCATATGGGAACATATAAAGGCGACATCGAGGAAATTAAAACTAGATTTTCAAGTTCTTATATTGGTGGGCTTTTGGACATGATGACAGGTAAACTAGTTCTAGAAAATGAAGACAAGGGATACTGGAATGTAGAAAACCTGTATAACTTTGCATACAAGAAACACGACATACCAATAACATTTGATTATTTACACCATAAGTGCAATCCAGGCACCTTGACAGAAGAAGAGGCGTTCAAGTTGTGTTATTCTACATGGAAAACTAAGCCTATATTTCATTACTCTGAAAGTGTTATTGGTCATAAAAATCCTAGAAAGCACGCAGATTATCCGACTGCAAGACCTAATACCTATGGTCTAGATGTTGATATAGACTACGAATTCAAAATGAAAGATTTGGCTATAATGAGTGCATAAATATACTATAGGAGTATATTATGCCATTATATCAATATAAATGCAGTAGTTGTAAACATACCTTTGACTTGTTTGAAAAAGTGGAATCTAGACATAAACCAACCAAAGATCCTTGCCCTAGTTGCAAGAAGTTGACTGTTGAGAAATTGATGTCTATGATGACAGTAGTAGATCCGATTACGGTCGGCAATCTAAGAACAAGCAACGGTTTCAATGACGTTATGAAAGAAGTCAAAAAGCGGAACCCTAAGCATAATATATCAGATAAGTTTTTAAGATGACAGATTACACATGCGAAAGAATAAGTACTCCATTAGGCAGATTTTATAGGTCGCCGACTACTAAATTATGGTATCCATCAGTTACTACAGTAGTTAATGATAAAGATAAAGAATTCTTTGAACAATGGCGTAAAGATCCAGCCAACAAGAAATCTTCAGAAGAATCATGCGAATATGGTACTAGATTACATACTAATATGGAAAACTATATTAGTGGTAAAGAAATAGTACATAAAGACGAAATAGATTTGGACCATCTTGATAATATAAAGCATGTTAAAGATAATATAACAGATATAATTGTACAAGAAAAAGTCTTGTATAGCGACGAACTAAGAATTGCAGGTCAAGTAGATTTGATAGCTAAGTATAACGGCATAAATTCTATTATCGACTATAAGACCTCTCGTAAACGAAAAAAGCGAGAATGGATTAACAATTATTTTGATCAAGCATTTTGCTACAGCTTCATGGGTGAAGAACTTTTAAATGTATCAACACCTCAATTAGTTGTTATTATTTCAGTAAAGGAATCTGGATCAGATATCTTTATTGAGAAAACAAGGTCTTGCGCCAAACACTTTCTAGAGACTTCTAGAAACTATTGGAAAAATAGAGACTTCATCAAAATACAAGATGTATGCGAAGAATATTACCATAAAGAGAAACAAATATGAAAAATTTCATGAAATACTCGAACGAGAAAGAGTTTACCAAAGATATCGAAGATATTGTAAAATTAAAGAAATGCCGTTATATAGACGCGATTTTAGAAGTTTGTACCTCTAATGATATCGATCCGTCGTCTATAACATGCTTTATTAGTAAGCCTATATCAGAAATGATCTACATGGAAGCAGTTACAGACAACATCGGCGGCATTAAAAGTTTGAAGATGAAGCAGAGAAACAAAAAGAAGAACAAATAAAATATGGATACTTTTCGTGCTAATATTGTGAAAACTTCTGGATTTGATGTTTATAAAGAATATATTGGCTTGAAGCTACACTTCAAGTCGTCTAACTATGACTATTCTACCTATGGCAAGGTAAATGCAAAGATAGAGTCTTATAATAAGCGTAATGATAGGTATTGGTTTGAACGATTGGCAGCCAAGTATAAGCCATCAGAGATAAAGAATTTCTTTATAGCCAATTTCTTAGCTGACGACACTCTTTGGTCTAAAGATCTTGTAAATGAAGAATGTGAAATAATGTATTCTGAATGGATCAAGCGCACAGAAGGTATACGCCATACATTTTATGTAGATTGTTGCAATATAAGAAACTATCTAGAAAAGCACGATAAGACTTTCAATGAATTATTTGTTGCAAAGGATCCGGGCAATGTACCACTAATATGTAAGTTGCTATTGCAAGAATATATTACGCCAGAGACTTATTGTATATTTGATATATTATTGAATTTTGTTTCGATGTTCGATAAGGTTTATAGTGAAAACATAGTATGGTCATCTAAAATGATTAAATACAATCGGTATAAATACCTTATGTCACACTCGAAACAAGATATTGACTATTTTCGTAAAACATCATCAGAAATATTAAGTTGAAAGGAGATTTATAATATGATGTGACAAAATATATTAACACCCAGTAAACAACCAGTTAAATTTTATAAAAGAACAACCAGTTAAAAAAGGAATTATATGAGTTTTAAAAATCTAAAGAATCAGGCTAAGAACAACATTGAAGTTATGTCGAAGAAAGTTTTGGAAGCAAGCGGTGGCAGTGGAGCGGCATCGTTCAAGGACGAACGATTCTGGAATGTAACGAAGGGTAAAGATGGTAATGGATCTGCGCTTGTCAGATTCTTGCCCGCGCCCGATGGTGAAGATCTGTGCTGGGCTAAGTACTACACAAACCGCTTTGACAATAAGCAAACCGGTAAGTTCTATAATACTGTAAGCCCAACTACGTTTGGTAAGCCATGCCCTGTTTCTGAATTGAACAAGAAATTGTGGTCGTCTGGAGAAAAGGCTAAGCAAGAGTTCGTTAGTAGATTTACTAAGCGCAACGAAACTTATGTTCTTAATATCTATGTGATCAAGGATCCGGGCAATCCCGAAAATGAAGGGCGGACATTTTTGTATCGTTGCGGGAAGAAAATCTTCGAGAAGGTTGCAGAAGCCTTCAAGAAGGACGAACTCACAGAGCGCGAGCCATTCGATCCGTTTGATATGTGGAATGGCCGTAACTTCCTGATCAATCTCAAGCAAGTTGGTGGGTACAACAACTATGATGATTCTAAATTCGTCGAATCATCTTCGCCGCTTCTAAAGGGTGATGACGCTCTACTTGAAAAGGTATGGAAGTCAGAGTATCCGCTTGCCGAATTCACAGATGAAACCAAGGTTCTTCGGCCATATGATGAGCTTAAGGCTCGCCTGCAAGAAGTACTAGAAGGTATGCAAGAGTACGAGAAGGTTATGGGAATAAGCTCTAATAGTGGATCTCACCTTTCAACTCAAAAGCCAAAGGTAACTTCTAATCGCCCACAGCCAAAGGCTGAACAAGAAGATAGCCCATTCGAAGCTGATGGCGGCGATAGTGATAATGTGATTGATTTCTATAAGAAACTGTCACAAGAATAATTTAATATACAACTGAATACAATGGAAACCGAGACTTTATGGGTCTCGGTTTCTTTTTAGGCGTATAGCCAGCCAAATCTACTATAAGATTGTTTTGCATCGAACATCGATTGTGGCGCCAATAGTGTGGGTGAAGAATTGTTTGTACTAACATTATTACTTATACTATTGACATTTATTGGTGCTGCCGGTTGTTCTTGTTTAGTATTTTCTTCCTGCTCAATTTTCTTGGAAGTTTCATTAAACAGGCCAAAGAATGGGTTGAACATTCTATTATCGTCAGATGGCGATATATTATTATTTTTTAATATGCCAGATTTATCATACATACCAAGACCACTAACATCAACCGGCTTGTTTTGAATTAATGGATATTCGGGAGAAAGTAAGTTTGGTGAAGTTTCTTCTAATTTCTTGGTTAACCCATAATAATCCAATTGAATTTGTTTCTTTATTTCTCTTTCGGAAACACCGTCCTCGCGCATTTTATCATACTTAAATTTTAATTTTTCTCCTTCTTCAAATGCTTTTTGAGCCAAAGGATTAGTCTTGCTGAAGTTATTATCTTCACCTTTTGCAGCGGCTTCAAACGCCTTTCTAGATTCGTGTCTATAATCTATTAATGTGCCTCTTTGCTCAAATCCCGCCCCGGCGTCGTCTAAGAATTTCTTAGCATCGGGGAATTTATCTAAAAGTGCATCCAAAAGACCCAAATCTTCCATCACTTTTCCCAATATGTACCCAACTGCAACTGCTGCACCAGCCAAGAAAACCGGAGATGATACAATAGCAAGAGCAGCTGTTCCAATTGCACCCAAAGCCGGACCTGTAATATAGCTCATTATTGTAGACATCATTTTACCAGATAATAGCCCATTAGCAAGAGTTTTTAATAACCCATCTTCTCCATTTTCGTCTTTTTTATCTTTTTTACCAGTTAGCAAAAGCGAGTCGTCGCCTTCTACGATTCTGACCTTAAATACAGTATTCTTCAACTTTTCTAACAAATCTTCTGTTTGCTCTGATTTGTCTTGTTTTATTTCTACCTTTTCGGCATTTGAAACATCTTGTTTACCTTTATTGCGCTTCTTAAATATGCCTCTACCTTTAGAAGTACCGGTTATAGATCTAGCCAATGCAGGTAAAGCAGTTACACCTGGCATAACCATATTTGCCAATATTCTGGATTTCGTACCAGTAGACCACGGGCTAGTATATCTGTCATAGATATTCTTAGCTTCTATGCCCAACTGACTAGGCAATTCGCCTGGATCTGGAATTTTAGACATTCTTGGATTTAGAGATTTTATCTTAGCTTTATTGCCGGTACCTCTAACATTCTTTAGTGCAGCATTGCCGTCGCGTTTAACTAATCCAAGTCTAGTACCTAATCCGGTCCATGCCCTTTCCATTATACCCGGCTGATGTTGTGGTTCTACGTCAGTTGGCTGAGTGGTAAGTATCTTTACATTCTTGTTAATGATCTTTGTGCGCTCATTTATACCTTCTATTCGTTTGCGGGCTTTGGCAACACCCCTAGAGATATTACCAATATTGCGCAAACTCTTTGTGCGCTCATTTATACCTTCTATTCGTTTGCGGGCTTTGGCAACACCCCTAGAGATATTACCAATATTGCGCAAACTCTTTAGTCGATCAAATAGTTTTCCGTTTTCAGATCTAACATCTTTTACAATACCAGATACCTTGCCTATTTTTTCTTCTAGGTTTCTTTCTGACTGGTTTATTCTTGTAGTTGCATGGCGAACAGAAGAACCTAAATTAGCTAATCGTTCGTTTATTGGCCCCAATATTTGTGTGCGTATTACACCACTATTTCTTGCACTTGTAGATGCATTTTTAGAAATATTGGCAAGTTCCCTCTTTATTGGACCAAGAGGGCTTCTTTTTTTAGATCTTGTTCTTTTAGACTGCGGCTCTATATCTTCTATCTTGGCATTATTAGTAGTTTTAGTCGGTGCTGGACTAACCGGATCTGGTGTAGCAGAAGGCTGCGCATCATTCTTTATTTCTGCTCTTGCTTTTACACGTTCTTGTTTTGTTGGGGTGGGTGATGAGTCCGATGGATTAATATCAGATTCGCCATCAGATGCGGGTTTTGTATTAAACTTCTCGTCTACCTTCTTATTGAACCTAGCATATGCGCGAGCATTTTTAACTTCCTGTTTCCACACCCACATCGCCATTTCAAATGATTGGTCATCATCGTAATGGCGACGTTCTGGTTTAGGATTGCGTGATTCGTCCTCTGGTGTCATGTGGCTTCTCTTTGTCTACGTTTTTCTGCTAATTCTTCCAGATGCTGATTCAATAATGTAACGTATACTTCGCGTTCCCATGGTATCATATTTTCAAGTTCTTCTAAGCTAAATTTATGATGCTGCGATAATTGAAAGTTTAACTTATAATAAATCATCAAACTTTCATGTATGCAGCTTAGTATAAAAAATCTTGTATCCCCGATATTTCTATCTTCTTTGTTTGCCCACACTTACATTTCATTTCGGTTTCTAGATATATTCTTGGCATGTTAATAAAGAAATCTGATATCTTCTGATAATCGGTATCACTTAGCAATTCTATAAAAGATGAAACAAATTCTTCGTATGTGAAGTCCTTCTTAGTAAATACCTGACTACCCTCGTAGACGTAATCTACGCAATTATATATTGCTCGATAGTCGTCATCTGGGCTACCGTCTGGCTTTGCTTCTATCTTAGATATACTAAATGACGGATAATTTAATACTATACCAATATTTTCAGATAATTTAATAGTTCTATCTGTTAGTTTGGTAACTTTAATATCACCCAAGTTAATAGTTACCTGCACGTCTTTGTCGCACTTGTCGCACTTGATAGAAGGTGTGATTATTTCACCGACACTCTTTGCTCTGATATTCAAGAAAATATACTCGAAGTCGAACAACGGTATACTTTCGATATCTATCTCACCAAAAGTACAATTTACTGCTATCTGTTTAATAGCATTATAAACATCTTCAAATGTGGCGCCGGGTATAGAAGCCATTAATAGAATCTTCTGTTCTTTGACTAGATATGGCCTATAGTTTATCTTTTTTCCACTAGAAGGTAGAGTTAGTGTGTAAGTTGGAACTGCGATCTTTGGTAACGACATAATATACTCCTATTATCCTAATCCGATATTTGTGATTGGACCCAGCAATCTGTCTCTTAGGTCTCCGTATCCTGAACCTGGGTTTCTGCGATAAACATCTATAACTTGACCAGCACCGGCTGCGTTTTCGACGTTTTCTAAACCAAACGTAGATCCCAATATGTCTGCTGCTTGGTCAACTGCAACTCTTCTAAACTCTTTTGGATCAGAAATACGTACAACATCTCTGGCAAACTTTCTAAATCTTACCCATGGCGGATCAACTGGTTCTACATATTGTGTTTGTGTTACTGTGTAATTGTTAATTATTCTATTTTGTTCCCATGTATTCTCGGAAGATTTATCGAACTCTATGGCAGCTCTACGAGATGTTTCATAATATTGTTTATACCACAACTCTATCGGATCAACCCATTTCTTAAATGCCATTCTAACATTTATAGTCATTACTGTATTGCCAGGCACAGTGCCCATCTCGTTTGCAACTATTTCTACCGGATAACATTCTAAGCATTTTCTATAATAGATACTTTGTTCTGTGTCTGTGTTTCTTAGGCCGGACGCAGGCACATACGACCTATTTGGATGAGATTCTGGATTGTCTAGAAATATACCTGCTAGCTGGCTATAATCATTAATACTATTAGGAATAGATATGATAGTAACATTAAATGGTTTAGCGTAATTATTATAAAAATTTGCGCTATTAGTCAAGGGATCCATAACTTGGTCTTGCCAATACTTAAAATACATAGCCTCGTACATATCTGTACTGCATAGAAATTGTAGGTTTAATTCTTGAGAGAATATTTCTCTATTGGGCATTCTTGTTGGTACGTTATAAACAGTAAAGTCCTGTGTACCAATTCTGCGGCCAGGAAACGTAGTTGAGTTGCATGTTAATGCCAACCGCTTAACATGCGTTGCATAGTCTGTACCTTGAGGAAATTTAGGTCCACTTATGAATACAACAAACCTGTTACTTCTTTGAAAGCCATAACTAGACGCATGGCTAACAATATCTTGAATCATAGATTTTGGATTATTATTCGCCATTTAGTTCTTTCTATTTAACTTTCGTATACTTTCTGACCAAACTCTATCTTTATTCTTCTTCTTAAAGTTCTCTACGGGTAACCCACTTACTGTTATCCAACTGTCAGATGATATTGGTATCATGTTACTGATGTTGGTTGAAATGTATCTCTTTATGCAAACTGATGCGTGTTTAGATCTAGAAAAAGACTTAATTAGCTGATAACTTAGCCGTATCTTATCTTCTGCCTTGTTCTTGCCGAGATTTATCAAAGCAGCAAGCAATTGAGATCTTTCCATTCTCGGCAAATAGTGCAAATTTAAACCAAGAAACCCGTCTTTCGTAAAATCTATAATGAATATTAACGGATACGCATCATAATATTCTAGGTCTTGAGCAGTCTTTGGTGAATATTCCATCAGAAACATTCTACCGGGTTCTGGTATCGGCGAAGATTTTGCTCTATTATTCGTGGTTCTTATTTGCTTAACTTCACTATAATACCACATCAAAGATCGATAGCTGGCAAGGTCAGTTTGATCTGCCCTCGATACTCTCTTTCTAAGGTTATCGACTATTTTATTGATCATTTTTCTTTCCGAATATAGTCTTTTCTGTGATAACCGTAAATTTCCAGTCTTTCTGCTCACAGAGCTTCTTTGCAGCTTCCCATTTACTATTGTTTATGATCCAATTTTGCATGTCATACGCATATTTCTTATTAATCTTATCTGGCTTCTTTGGCTCTACTGTTTGATAGTATGGTTTAACTTCGATTAGTCTTTCTGATATTACACCATTTTTGTCTTTGATTTTCACCCAGAAATCTACGAAATATCTGTGGTATTTGCGATCGAGTGGATTCAGATATGGTATAGGAAATGGTTCCAGACTCCATGATATAATGCTCGGATTGAAGTCAAAATATTCGCACAACTTGCGTTCCCAAAGTGATCGCCACCGAATATTATTCGGATCACCACGGTACTTCGAAGGATTGCGTATAGTATAAAGGCCACTATAGGATTTGTTATTACTCATCTATTAAAGTATTTATCTCCGAATATTATAAATAAGTTATATGAGCTTTCAACCCATCAACTTACCAGTTGGAACATCACCCATACCAGGTGTAACCTCAAAGAAAAGTATAAATCTGAACTCGGTTTCAGTAACACCTACACCCGACATACCAGAAGACTTTAATAGAGATTCTGTTTTATACGACAACAATCTCGGTAAATATAGCCCAATACAAAATGGTGCAGTTAGTATTGATCCTGTACTAGAAAAGCTATCACCAAGCACAAATACAAATCTGTATTCGTTTCCAAATGAACTCCACTTTCAAGACGATTTATCGAGGTTTCCATTTGTAGAAATAACAGCATATGATGTCAATGAAGCCGGGTTTGAAAGTTTGTACAATCAAATCAATTCCAATACAAATACTTCAAGCCCAGATACATTGGTTGCCGCAGAAAATTTCAAAAATGCAGAGAGTTATGCTGCGAAGTCGGTGTATGCTCTTAATTTCGCTGCAAGTGTAGCAAGCCAAGCTCTTGTGAGTGCCGGTACTCAGGTACTTATCACATTACCTGTGCTCATGGAAAATACTAGACTTAGAAATAAGAAACTCACACCGCTCGTTAAAATGCGGCTACCAGCACCACCAAATCTAGAATCAAACTATTCGCTAAATTATTCTGATAACGAGGGTGTTGGATCAGCTAGAAAGGCAGCAGAAGTTATAAATTCTGCCATGTCCGGCACAGTCGGAGTTCCCAATTATATAATTAAACAAGGTACTGCATCTCTTATAAACGGCATCGTTTCTAGTATACTTGCTACTACATCTGGTGTAAGTGATAGCATACTTTCTGGTACACCAGACGTTGAAGGTTATATTAGATTTCAATCTAGAACCATACCAATCCCCATGGTCGAATATACGTTCGAAGGCATAGATCGTCGAAAGTTTAATTTTACATGGAAGATGTACGCAAAATCTTCTAAAGAAGCAACCGAGATTTATAACATTATCTATAACCTCAAGAAATATTCCCACCCCAGTGCATTGCTCCATCAAGATAGTTCTGGCGGCACGTCTTCTTTAGATAAATTCTATATTAGATATCCCAAGATATTCACTTTAAAGCATCTATATCTCAACGGTAATAAAATAGTAGAAAATTTATATATCAATAGAATAAAGCCATGTGTTATTACATCAATCAAAGTAAATTATACAGACAGCAATAGTTTGGTTCTATTTAACGAATCAATAACTATAAATGGCAATGAAAATTATCGATCGCCAATAGGTCTAGAACTATCAATATCTTTAACAGAACTTGAACTGCTATTTGCCGAAGACTTCGACATCAATAGCAAAGCAGCCGATTTGTTCACCGAGGGGGGATATTAATGTTTAAGAACTTTCCGGTAACCAACTACAGATACGACGATCAGAATAATACTAAATTGGTTGCTAATATTATGAGGAATGTAAAGTTCACGGATCACTATACAAAAAATAGAGGCCAACTTTTTACAGAATATTTGGTAAAAGATAGCGATAAGCCGGAAAGTATAGCTAATAAAGTATATGGTGATCCAACTCTGTATTGGGTCATATTAATCTTCAATAATATATTTAACCCATACTTTCAATGGCCACTTAACAGGGGTGAGATAGAGGGATTGATACAAAGTAAATACCAAGGTTCTGCCATTTATATGGCTTTAAATTCTAACATTCTATTAAATGCAGACGGTGTTACTAGACTATCAATCAAGAATGGTTGGTTTGTTAATGGTAATACTGTAAAGTATATGTTAAATGGCATTGAGCAATGGGAATCTATCATACTTAGCACCGATAAGAATTATAACTGTGTAATATGCGAAACAGTACCTCAAACAGAACTTGGCGGCTACTTGGTATCCACAAACAAAGATGGTATAGAATTTAGAATGAATGTCGGTAGAATAGTGTTTGATAATACATATGCATTACATCATTTCCAAGACAACGATGGTTATACAATGGATCCATATGAAGGCTTAATTGGCAATGATATAAACACCACACAGTTTCCACTATCCAACTACATAGATGGTGGAGATTTGTATTCTGTACCAAACAGAGAACACGAAGAAAATATCAACGATCTTAAACGAAAGATTTATATTTTAAGGCCAGAATATCTATCTCTTGTAAATGAAAGTTTAAATAACATTTTAAATGAGCAATAAACCCACATTACAATATCCGGGTCAAATTGAATTAGAGGACGTTTCTATTATTTCGTATAATAAGATGGTCCTTGATTTGCGGCCATATCTATTGAGTCTTGAAATACGCGAAAGTATGATAGACTTATTTGTACAGGGGTCTTTAACTCTTGCAGATTCTTTGAATCTTGCAAGACACTTACCTATTATCGGCAACGAAATAGTTCAAATCACGTTTTCTACACCAACAAGAACAAGGATATCATTCAAATTTAACGTGGGACGTATTTCTCGTAGAGTTGGCGACGAAAAATCAATAAACTATAATCTTGAGTTAATCAGCTGCAATATGTTTAATGACTTGCAACACAAGTTTAGCAAGTCTTATTTTTCGACAATCGATGACATTATATACGATATATGCCAAACATATTACGATAAGAGCTACAAGTTTAATATATGGAAAACAAATGTTAAAAAGAACTTTGCTTTACCGTATCTACAACCATCTACGTGTATAACTCAATTATCAGAAAAATCCTATGATATGTTTGGTAATACCAACTTTGTGTTTTTTGAGGGTATCGACAATAGTTATAATTTTAGACCCTTCTTTGATACCACTAAGTTGCCAGTAAGAAAGTATTCGCAGTTTCAACCAAGTGCGCCAGGATCTTTCTTGGCAAATTCGGAAATAGAATATTCTCGTATTAGAGAAATCGAGATCTATGAATCTTCTGATGCTGTTAAAAATATAACTAACGGTGTATTTTCCTCTGGATCTACGTTCATAGATAGTTTCGACAAGTCATATAAAGTACTAAACTATTCTTATAATAAAGACTTTTATAACTATTATCACATAAACAAATATGGTATATTGCCAGTATTTAACGAAAGTCTTTGTTCAAAATATGATAGTTATGCGAAGACCGTACCAAATACTAGCTATAGTTATGACAATTCTCAATATAATGACCGACTTCAGGACTTTGTACAAAGACGCCAAAGTAGTATAAACTCATTTGATTCGTTTAAAGTTGCAATAAATACTTTTGGCGATACCAATATAAGATTGGGTGCTAACGTATACCTTAACATAATGACTAATGCCCCGACTAATCTACCAACAGAAGAAATGAACGATCAATATATTTCTGGTGTATATTGTGTTTCAAGAATAACTCATAATATAACAAGAGACAACTATAATACAGACCTCTTGCTTGTCAAAGATAGTATGGCCACACGATACCCAGACGGAAAAATAACATGAGCAATATATTCGGCGATGTTCTGAAATGGTGGGAAGGTGTAGTCGAAGACGTAGACGACCCTATGAAGTCTGGCAGAGTCAGGGTCCGAGTATTTGGTTATCACACAGACGATAAATCTATGTTGCCAACAGAAGATTTACCTTGGGCACAGTGTATAATGCCAATTACAACTGCCGGTGTTAACTCTATAGGTACTACACCATCTGGATTATTACCCGGATCTTGGGTTGTGGGGTTCTTCAAAGATAGCGATTACGCCCAGCAACCAATTGTCATGGGATCTATCATCGGTAGACCCACAGAAAGACCAAACTATTCTAGAGGTTTCTCAGATCCAAATAGCTATTATCCAACATCAGATGTTATTGGTGAAAGCGAGGTTAGTCGTCTAGCTAGAAATGAAAAGATAGATGAAACCGTAGTTAAAGCCAGAAACGATAGCAGACAAAGAAATGTTCTTGGTGCATTAAACAATGACTTGTGGGACGAACCAACTGTACCGTATGGTTCTCAGTACCCGCACAATAAAGTAACAGAGACGGAATCTGGCCATATATTTGAAGTTGACGATACCTTAAATTATGAAAGACTGCTTAGGTATCATAAGTCAGGATCATTTGATGAATATCAGCCTGATGGTTCTAAAGTTCAAAGAATAGTTGGTTCGAACTATGAAATTATTTCTGATGGTAGTAGGGTGCTAATCAAAGGCCCCAAAACAGAGAATATAACTAACAACTACAATCTAAAAACGGGAAACAATCTAAACATAGAGATTCAGGGCAATGCAAACATATTAGTTTATGGTAATAGCGTTACAGAGACTTTGGGAAATGTTATACAAAAAACAAAAGGATCTCATACTATATCATGTGAAGGTAATATGATACTAACAGCAAAAAGAATAGATTTGAATCCCGCGACGCCCAAGCCATCTGATGTTCCTGGAATAGTAGACGATTCGCCGAGTTTAGATTATGCTATCTACAACAGATTATTTTCTGAAATGACAAAGTTAACAAGACTGTCAAAATCTATATCTAACACAATAAATAAATTGCCTTCTATTAAATCCGCAGAAGATAAGAGTGCTGCAATATCATCTAAAATTCAATCGGTACTAAAGAGATTGTTTGGAGCCTAAAATGCCAGATGATTTAACAACGCTGGGTAGCCTGTCGCCATGTCAAATAAAGAAGCAGCTCAAAGATTTTGAAAAAGAGATCCGGGATTTGTTTAATTTGGAAGCAAGAAAGCAAGAAATAGATGACGCAATTGAGAATTTAGAAGGTCAATTGTCTGCACTAAAAACTGGCATCGAAACACAAATTGAAAATAGAATAGATTTCTACGAAAAGGGAATTCAGTCTGGTATAGACACAATCAAGGAAATACCAGAATACTTTGAAAATAAAGTATCTGAACTAGAAAAGAAATTGAAGGAAATAGACGACCAAATAAGGAAGCCTTGTGATGAGTAAATCGATTGACTATTTTTCTTCCCTAAATGGTTCTACTTTTGCACCATCTTCTACAGAAAGAGCCTTTATTCAGGTCGTACAGGGACCTGCTGGTACTCAAGGCGACTCTGGCGCAGATGGGTATGCAGTTTATTATGGTATGACTGCACCCGCGAGCACCGAATCGTTTGAGGGTCTGGTATGGATTAAGACAAATAGTGGTAAAGGATATGTATATCTTTCTACCGAAAACAGTTCTCAGTTTGTTGATATTTTTACAAACGGCGAATCTGTAAATTCACTTTCCGAGTTCAATTTTCCCACCGGACCGCTAACCGGCGACATATATGCGTTTGAGAATAGAGAATGGAAATGGTCCGGATCTGCATGGGACTACATATCTTCCGCTTCTGGCGGCAATATTAATTTAACAATTGGTTTAACTGCACCAACGAGCGTTTATGGTAGCTTTTGGTATGATTTGTCTGGTAGTGCGTTATTGATTGGCATTAGAGATTCTGGTGGCAATGAGGTGTTTGTAGAGGCGTAAATGATAATATTACCATTAGACAGCGATATAATAAAAGTTGGTCGTGATGCTTTAGAACTAGGCACCAAAATATCAGAAACAAGCAAAAAGTCGTCTGCTTTGTCTTTTCTTAAAAGAAACACATCTACAACATCGTCTGGTGTTGCTTATATCGATCAAGAATATAACACAACTGTATTTCTATTAAAAAATATATACTATAAAACAGTTATATCTAAAATATTTAGGCAAACTACTACCATTCAATATTTTGAGTCGTCACCTTTGCTTGGTAGATGGTACTCAACTTTGGAAAACTTCTTTTTAAGACCATCTACTGCTATAGTAGCGGGTAAGTTACCAGACGGTGTTGGATTGATATCTACCGGATCTAATAGTAACAGAAGTCTAAAGGTATATGGTAAAATTTTGGGTAATCCAGCCGATATTTTTCCGAAACCTGTTAAATATGACAGCTATCCGATATATAATAAAGGATATGTAGTAAGATATCACTTTATACCACCAGAGCCTTTAACCAGAAAAATATATGCAATTGACATATCTTTAGACTGGAGTGATCTGAGAGATTCTTTTATTCGGCAAGTAGAAGATCAGAAGTTCCAAGATGATACAAGCAAAATAATTGACGGCGGCAGCTATGTTTCTTATCAGAAATCACTCGGATTTTACGGAGATTAAAGATGCGATCTGCAACTAGATTGGGTGACTATTGCTCTGGCCATGGCTGCTATCCACCAAGACCAAACGTAGAAGGTTCGCCAAACGTGTTCGTCAATAATAGGTCATCTCACCGTCAAACCGACGGTTGGGCAGACCATGTGTGTGGTGATGACAGACACGTTGGCTCAAAAACTTCTACTGGATCTAGCTCTGTTTACATAAACGGTCTTCAAGCTGCGAGATTGGGTGATCCTGTAGACTGTGGATCTGCTTGTATACAAGGAAGCCCAAATACTTTTATAGGTGGTTAAAAACTTAGATAAATAAATTTGATGCCAAAATATTCAGATCTAGATCTAGATTTTAAGAGAAATCCAGTAAGTGGTGATATTGGGTTCAAATACGACGCCGAAGCTGTCAAGCGAAGTGTTCGTAATCTTATATTATTGCAGTTTTATGAGAAGCCATTTCATCCAGAGATCAATAGCAAAATAACCTCTACTTTGTTCGAATTTCCCGACAGCCCAAACACAGAATATATTTTGAAAGAGTCGATCGGTAAGATAATAAAGGACTACGAACCGAGAATACAGAAATATGATATTAAAGTCTATTTTAACCCAGATAGTAATTTTCTGGCTGCTGAAATAGCTTTTACTATCTATAATATACCAGAAGTTGCCTTAGTAAGAGTTCCTTTGGTAAGGACCAGATAAAAATGACAAACCGATCAGATATAAGCATAAGCTCTATTGACTTCGACGGTATTAAGTCGAGTCTAAAGGCATTTTTGCAGTCTCAAGACACCTTTAAAGACTACAATTTTGAAGGTGCCGGTCTAAACATAATGTTGGACATTCTTGCTGCAAATACTCATTATCAAGCATTTTATGCTAACATGGTAGCAAATGAAGCATTTTTGGATAGCTGCCGCACTGTGCAGTCTGCGGCTAGTATTTCTAAGCACCTAAACTATGTACCGAGATCTTATCGAGGTGCAATAACTTATGTTGACGTATACTATAATAACCTAACAGAAGATCAGCAAGATTTGGTAATAAATGGCACACCATTGTATCTACTAAGAGGCACATCATTTACTGCTAAAGACGCAAATGGTAGAAATATGTCATTTGTTGCGACCGATAACTACGAAATTGAATACCAGTCTGAGCAGTTTGTTGCTAGAAATGTTGAAATAAAGCAAGGTACATATTCTTCTGTATCTTATGTTGCAGATAATAACAACGAAGCTATAAAGTATATAATACCAGATCCAACAGTAGATACAACTAGTATATTGGTAAGAGTACAAAAATCGGTTACTGATACCCAAGGTAATGAATACATATGGAAAGAATCGACTGATATTAATGTTTTAAATAGCGAATCTAGAGTATACTTCGTACAAAGATACGAAGATAAGTATGAGATCTATTTTGGCGATGGCATTTTGGGTAGAAGCCCCGAAAATGGTAATTTGATAAGCATTACTTATCTTACTACTCTAGGTGAACAGGGTAATGGTATTGGTAGAAATGAGACAAGTCTTGTTCAAACATTTACCAACGCCTCTGATTCCACATCTACAGTTAAAATAGTTCAAAATGACGACGGTACGTACCCAGTAACATACGGTGGTACTTATGTTGAAGACTTAAGCAGTATAAAGTATTATGCGCCAAAGAACTATCAGGCTCAAGACAGAGCTGTTACGTCTGATGACTATAGAACTCTTATCGCAAGAGAATATAGTGAAGGTGCAGATAGTGTGTTTGTTTGGGGCGGCGAAGATAATGAGCCACCAATATACGGTAAAGTCTTTATATCTTTAAAGCCAACAAATGCTCTTAAGTTTACTCAATCAGAAAAATCTGCTATTGCTAGAAATATTATAAAGAGCAGAAATCTAATTAGTATTACGCCAGAAATAGTAGATCCAGAATACATCTATCTTATAATAAATTGTAATGTTAGTTATGATCAAAGCAAAACTAATTTAACACCAAAGGCTATGCAGCAGCTAATTTCTACTTACATAACTACATATGGCGATTTATATCTAGACAAGTTCGATAGAAACTTTAGATATTCAAATTTCTTGTCTTATATCGATGACACCAATACTTCTATATTGAGCAGTGATACAGACATTAATCTAATGAGAACAATTGATCCAAGATTTAACATTACTAGCAACTATACGATAAACTATAATAACCAACTATATCACCCAATTGACGGATATACGTCTATAGTATCTAGCAATGGATTTGGTTACATAGATTCTGATGGTGCCGATGTTGATTGCTATTTAGAAGACGATGGTTTGGGCACAGTGAAGATTTATAAACTTATCGATCAAGAAAAGATATACGTCAAAGAATCTGCCGGTACAATTGATTATGATACTGGTAAATTAGTATTGGTTAACTTTAGACCAACAAGATTATCAAATATAATAGACTCTGAGATAAAGATAACTGTGATACCAAATAAACGAGATGTTATATCAAAGAGAAATCAAATAGTAACAATAGATTACAGTAATATTACTGTGACTTGTACACCCGAATCTATCAGATCTGATCCATATTCGTCTGGTGCAAATTTCCCATATTCAACTGGAACATAAATGTCAACTGGCAATAATATATCGGCCATCATAAATTACAGAATACCGCAATTTGTGCGGCTGGATCATCCTACATTTACTGCTTTTATTAAAGCGTACTACGAATGGACAGAAACTCAGGGTTCTAGTCTGAGAAACATGTTAGAACTTGGTAATGCAATAGATATTGATACGACATTCGACGAGTTTATATCTAGTTTTAAGAGTCAGTATCTAAATGGGTTTCCAGAAACTCTTGCCATCAATAAAGATACAGGTGCGCCGCTCGATGAAAGAAAGCTGATAAAGAATATTAAACAGTTTTATCGAGCAAGGGGCACAGAAAAGACATATGAACTTCTTTTTAGAATATTATATGACACTAACGTAGAATTTTATTATCCAAAATTAGATATTCTTAGAGTTAGTGACGGCAAGTGGACTCAAAAGAAAACTATACGAACAAGCAGCAGCCTTGGTTCTAACTGCTTTAGGTCTCTTGGTAAAAAAATATATCAAGTAAATAGTTCTGGTACTGTTATATCTTCTGCATTTGTTGAAAATGTTTCTAGGTATCAGCTTGGTGTGTTTGAGGTATCTGAATATGAGCTAACTGGTGTAAGTGGAACATTCGTTGCTGATCAACAAGTGATGTTCAATGACGACACCGAAATACTTACTGAATCTAAGGTATACTCTGTAGTTTCTTCAATAAGCATAATAAGCGGTGGATCTAACTATAGAATCGGCGATAAGTTAGTTTTCACTACTGATATAAACGATGTTGGGCAAAAAGCAGAAGCAGAAGTTTCTCAGGTTTCATCTACTGGCAAAATACTAAAGATTAAGATTAATAACTTTGGTGTTAATTATGGTATATCGCCAACTATATCTGTTACAAGTGTAAAGGGTTCTGGATTCTCTGGTACCGCAAATATTGGTGCTATATGCAACTACGAAGGATACTATTCAAACAATGATGGCAAGTTAAGTTCCAATAAAGTACTACAAGATAATCACTATTATCAGAACTTTAGTTATGTGCTTAAAACAGAAGTTGTAATAAGCAGATATAGAGATATAATCAAGAAACTAATTCACCCAGCCGGTCTTGCTTTCTTTGGTCAGGTTTTAATCAAACGATGTATAGAAGGTGATATGAGTACAAACTCAGAACTTTCTAGATATGAAGTTCCTATAATTGGACATTATTTGCCGTATACATTTAACACTTACGACAATCTTGCCGATTGGTTTATGATTGATTCTGATAAAGCCGGGTATTATCCCTCGCTGCACGATAACTTGATAATGACTGCTGGAAACTGCAATCCACTTTCTAATGGCATAGAGTATGAATCTGGTACAACTTCTGACTGGGTTGGTCTTAGTGGATTTGTAAGAGCAGATCCTTTCTGGATTATATACGATCATCCAAATGAAAGAATCGGAAATAACGGTACTGTTGTGGCAAGAATACCATATGAAGAAAGATATAACTTCGCTGGGTCTACTGGTTTGGGAAATTGGCAAGAATGGACATTAACTGCATCTAGGCGATCTGAATGGCTAGAATCATTTACTGGGCCGCGGGATCATAAATATGTTACATTGCAGTACGATAATGCGTCTGAATTTTATAAAATATCAATTGGCAGTTTTTTGGAAATGCCAATCGGAGAGAAGTTCGATTGCAGATCAACAACAGGCACCGTAAGAAATTACGGCTCAAGTCCGAATTTTTAAGAAGGCAAAATAAACATGGGTGTATGTGATCCATTCAGGCAAAAAACTAGGACTTCGTTAGCAGATATGCTTTATTCTAATATAAAGTATTCTGATGATAAGTACTTTGTTGCAATAAGTAGAATAAGTGAGTGGCCAAACGACGACTCGCCGCCAGCCAATGTGGATTCGATCTTGTCTGATACCGAGTTTTATAGAGGTATTATAGGCTGCAAGCAAATAAACCAAGACGATATTTCTTTGGTAATAAGAAGAGTTGATTGGTCACCAGGTACCGTGTATAACACGTACAGAGATTATACCGACTTATTCGACGACGATAGCCCGTCCAACTTCTATGTTCTCGTAGACGAAGCGAGAGTTTATAAGTGCATAGATAACAACTATAACGCAGTTTCTTCGGTTGCACCTACTCATACAGATTCTCAAATAAGAACATTGTCTGACGGATATCGTTGGAAGTTTATGTATCAGATACCAGAATCTAAGAGAAAGTTTCTGACTAAATCTTATTCAGATTCTATCGGATACATGCCAGTCGAATATATCGAAAACGTAGAAGATAACGACGAAAGAATTTTGCAATGGAATGTTCAGCAACAGGCAATTGACGGTAGTATAGACTTTGTAGAATTGAACAAATCTGTCAGAGACCAGATTATATCTGATAGAGTTGTTTTTTATAAACCAGAAAATCAAATATCTCAATCAGCAACTGCTGGCACAAGCAGCATTGTGATATCTAGCCCAAATATTGTGTATTCTAACGGTTATTATGACGGAATGGTACTAAAAATAGAATCTGGGCTTGGTCAAGGTCAGCAAAGAATAATTTCTAGCTATGCCGCAGGATCTAACAGCGCAACTGTAACTATAGAAACACCTCTTGATGTTGGCGTAACATCTGGTGTCGGATCTGATCGTAGTTTGTTTTCTATACAACCTCAAATAAAAATAGTTGGTGACGGATATGCCAGCAACAATTCTCTTAATACCCAGTTCAATAGAGCAGATTTTGCTGTAACTTTCGGCGATCAATATCTGTCGGGGTTTACTGGACCGAAATATCTGGACACAATCGAAATAGTAGACAGCGGCAAAGAATATACGTTTGGCCAAATTGAAATTATTAAGGGGCTAACTTCGATACCAGGATCTAATGCCGATATGTCGGTATTGGCAAAGGCTATAATGTCACCACCCGGTGGTCACGGCTCAAATCCAGTTAAAGAACTGGGATGCAATGCGCTGATGATAATAGAGAATTTCGATCAAGATGAAGACAATTTGCTGACCATTAGCAACGACTATCGCCAATTTGCTTTGTTGAAAAATCCATTGCTGCACAGAAAAATAGTAAATTTGAACCTGGTTGAGTCTGGTGATTCTGACGATTATGCTGCCGGTGATATTGTAAGTTTTGGTACTGCATCTGGTGAAGTAATTGAATGGTTTGCTGGTATCACCGGTATAACGTGCACCTCTAATCTTTATCTAAAATCTGATTACGAAAATGCCTTCAAGATTGGATTGACTTTATCTGATGGCAAAACAATAAATCAAGTGAGTTACAAGACTATTGCAGGCACAGAAGGGCACAATACACTAGACGTTAAAATAACACCATATGATGCAACATTTGATCCAGAAGGTGTAGATTTTGTTCGTGGCCAATTTGTTCAAAGTGTCGGTAATGGCAGCACATCTGGTGACAGCGTTTATCCTACATATTCTTACGGTAAAGTGTATAAATGGCAGCCAGATTTGGCTACTAATTTAATAGGATCTCTATATCTAGAAGACTATCACGGTGCATTTAATATTGGCGAATTTGTCAATAAATGGTATGTGGGTAATACCGGATACAGCAGTAAAATTGGTAAGATATCAGAGATAGCCTATCGCGACTTTAACAGTAATAGTATATATACACAATCTTATAATATCGAACTATTCTATAACGGCGCTAATGTATTTACCGATTCGTCTTTGACTGCGGATAGTCTTATAACAAGCCTTTCTGGAACTACCGAAATGTCGAAAGGATATCTAATAGATTGGGTTCCTGCTACAGGATCAACTAGCGCCAATGCGATAGTAAACGGTGTTTGGGGTACATTTGCTACTGGTCACACTATTAAATACGGTAATTCGTATTCTGCTACCATAAATAACATTATAAGATATCCAGACATAAAGTATCATTCTGGTGAATTGGTTCACATACAAAATATACGACCTGTGCCAAGATCGAACGAGCAAAGAGAAGAAATTAAACTTGTAATTAATTTCTAAAAGGAAATAAATGGTTTACGATCCAACTCTATTTAATACAGATCCATACTATGACGACTTTAATTCTGATAAGGGATTTTTGCGGTTATTGTTTCGCCCAGGATTTGCCGTACAAGCACGAGAATTGACTCAAATTCAGACTCTTCTACAAAATCAAGTGCAAAGATTTGGTAATCATATCTTTGCTGACGGTAGCATTGTTGCGGGTGGGGAAATAACAGAAAATATACTAAAGGCTGTTAGATTTGCAAGCCTTTCTGGTGCTTCATATTCAGAAATTATAGGATCTAATCTTTCTCTTGGTGCGACATCGATTGGTAATGTAATATTTGCAGAGGGTGGTATATCTGGCAGCTCTGTAGATACTTTAAACGTGGCTTATGTTCATTATACTTCCGGTCTGACATTTACAAATAACGCAATTATATCAGGCACAGCCTCTGGTAATCCATTTACGTTTAAGGTTACAAGTCTCACCGCTGTTCCCGGTTCTTATATTAGTGACGCTAAACTGATAAGTGTAGCCAATGGTATAAGATACGTTGACGGATTCTTTGTCGGATATACTGGGCAGAATATTGGTTTATACAATCTAAATGGTTCTGATGGTTCTCAATATAGAAACTTTACAGATCCAACAGTAAGAGTCGGATTTACAGTGAATCGTTCGTTTATTAATTCCGACTTAGACGAAACCTTGTTAGATCCAGCGTACGGCTCATATAACTACGGTGCACCAGGATCTGATAGATATAAGATATCGTTAGACATTAAACAGTATGATTTTACTCCTACAAATACATCTGCAACTGATAACCTTTCTAGAGTAGATTTCGTAGAATTTATGCGCGTCGTTGACGGTACTACTATCAAACTAGAGAAGTATCCAGATTATAGTGCATTAGAAGATACACTAGCTCGTAGAACTTACGACGAAAGTGGTAACTATACAGTAAAACCATTTGATCTAGAAATACAAGATATAACTGCGGATACAAGTACTCTTAATCTAAAACTAGAGGCTGGTAAAGCATACATCTTCGGATACGAATTTGAGACTCAAGGATCAACAAATCTTGTTGTGTCAAAGGCAAGAACTAATCGGATTATTACTAATGAGTATTTCGACAGATCTGTTGGCCCATATCTTACAATGCAGTTTAATTCAACTGCTGGTAACTTTGGATTAACATTTGATACCAATAACGGTCAAAATTTCTTGATGTCGTCTGGCACAGGCAACGCAGAATTTTCTCACATTGGTACAGCAAAGATTCGCCAAATTTCTTTGAAGGACGTGATAGATTCAAGTTATTATTTGCATCTATATGACATCAATCTTACTGGATCTTATTCTATATCTTCATTCAAGAGATTGTATGCCTATGGCCGCACAGCAAACAACGATTATTTGTTTACTGTGCCAAATGGTGCAACTGCTTCGATAGAAAATGGTAACTTTAATAACCTGATATATGATTTGAATAATCTTGCTGTTGAAGATTTCGAAAATTCCGGTACAGATCCAGAAATTTATTACAATGTTAATAAGCAAATTACATTCAATGCCTCTGGCCATGCATCTGTAACTCTGTCGCCATACGATGCATTTGGTAGCATTGATATTTCACCGGGAAATTTCCCACAATCATCTTTGATGGTTTATAGCGCAAATGGTGTATCACTAACTGGTACTGTCACAGTAACAGGCGCACCTCAATATTTGGCTTTGGTTCTGAACATAAGTGGACCAACCCACTGCTATGCTTCTTACGAAACAAAGGCCGCTTCTAGAACTCTTCATCGCACAAAAGATATTGTTACAGAAGTAATAACCATTACTGGTCCATCAGCAACCATATTAACCGACGAAAATAATAATAGTTACATTCTTCTAAAGAAATTGGTTGACGTTGTTCAAATTCATGATATAACTGGCCACATAGGTGCTGGTATAACTACTAATATGTTCTCTAGTTTCGATTTAGATACCGGTCAAACAGATAATTATTATGATTGGGCTAAAATAATATTGAAGCCCAACATCAACTATTCTTCATATACTGGCCCATATGACATACATCTGACTAGATATGATCACAGTGGATTTGGTGCTATTAATGTAAATAGCTATCTTAATGGCGGCAATGATCCATATGATGGCAGAACAAAATACGAATGGATACCAACATATACCAGTAAGAGTAACGGATACACATACAACTTGGGTGATGTATATGACTTTAGACCGTACAGAGATTTGACTGGCGCACTTACTGGGTGTGATGTACCATCTGACAACATTAACTCAAATGTTTCTTATAGTCACTATTTGCCAAGAACAGATAAGATAGTTCTTACAAGAGATAAGAAGTTTAAAGTTATATCGGGATCTCCTAGTGTAGATCCAAAGGCTCCGGCCGATGCTACAGATTCGATGACTCTGTATAGCGTTACATATAATCCATATACCTACGACAGCAAAGATCTTAGCATAAGATATGTTGAAAATCGTAGATATACAATGAGAGATATCGGCAAGATTGAAAAGCGTGTTGATAATCTAGAATTCTATACCTCTTTGAGTGTTGTCGAGCAAGAAGCCAAGAACACAGAAATTTACGACACAGATGGGTTCTCTAGACCAAAACTTGGCATCTTGGTAGATACATTCAAAGGTCACTCTAAGGGCGACGTACAAGACGAATATTATAAATGCGCAATCGACTTCGAGAACTCAGAGCTTAGACCAAGTTTCAGAACTATTGTGCAACCATACAGTGGATTAACTGCTGTTAGTGCTGGCATAACACTCACATCAGACAATATTGCTATTGCCAACTATACAAGCACACCTGCTATATTCCAAACCGTAGTAACAAATGCAATCAAAATAAACGATACTGGAATATACAGCTATCTCGGATCTATTAAAAATTCACCTTCCAGTGATTTGTGGTACGACGAAAACCGCGACGTCTTAACAAAGATTAACGTGCAAGGTGAAAACGATGCGTGGGAATCATCTGCAACTGGGCATGGCTTCGGCAGCCAGTGGAACGATTGGGAACTAAACTGGGCAGGAAAAGAAATTGTTGAAGACCAAATTTCTCGTCAAAATCAATATATTGTCAGCAGATCTACTAATCTATATTCTAACCCAGCCAGCTCTAATCTTTCTAATAGATCTACACCAGAAAATATTACAAAGAACACACTTAATAGATACGTTAATGAGAGTATTTCTCCGTTTATACTAAGTCAAAATATAACTATCAATGCTGAGGGATTAAAGCCAAATACTCAACATTATATGTTCTTTGATGGCGTTCGAGTAGACCAATACGTCACTGGATCTCTGATTTCAGACTCTAGTGGTAAAATAACTGGCGTAGTATTTGCGGTACCATCTGGTACGTTTAGAGTTGGTCAAAGACTAATTCGCATTACAGATAGTGCCAGTAATTCGTTGGCTAGTTCTTATAGCGCAGCAGATAGTGTATTTAATGTAAGAGGTTACATACAATCAAGAGAAAATGGCATAATCTCTGTTCGACCTGCAATTATAAAGAGGTCATCTACACAGACAGAAGAAATTGTTAATAACATTCTAACTAGAAATACTCCAAATAGCGTTGGTCAATATGATAGCTTGGCTCAAACATTTATTGTAAACAATAGCGAATACCCAGATGGTATGTTCATTAACAAAGTCGGCCTACTATTCAGTACTAAGGAAACTACATCAAATGAACCGGTATGTTTGCAGATACGACCAATGTCTAATGGATATCCGCACCCATCTAAAGTATTACCGTTTGCTGAGAAATATTTGTATCCATCAGATATTTCTGCAAGCACGACTGGCTCCCAAATAACTAACTTTACATTTAGCACACCAGTATATGTTGCCCCTGGTGAATATGCTATCGTACTAAAAACTAACAGTGAAAATTATACTGTTAATACTGCTAAGATTGGTAATTATTCTACTGTAGACACCACTCAAAGAGCGAGCAATAATGCATTGATGGGATCTTTGTTTAGACCACAGAATGGTGGTCTCTATACAGCTGATTACACAGAAGATGTTTGCTTTATTATAAGCCGTTGCGCATTTGATACTATTAATAGTCGGAATTTCCAAATAACACTTGATGATACATATGATTCTACAGTTGACTATGATAGTAATGTTGACTTGATACGAATAGTCAGCGAAGAACTGGTACCAACAAACACATCTTCAATTTACGGTAATGCTGGATTGGCCGGTCTTGATGGCAACGAATATCCGGTAAACAAGAACTTGCCATCGGAATCTGTTTATACTATAAATGCAGGCACTAATCCAACAAATGGCAAAGTTCAAGTTACTTACATATCTTCTGGTGTTGTTTCGCCTATGATAGATCTTGAAAGATTTGCAGTATATTACGTTAGCAACAATATCAATAACAACAGAAACAATTCTGATACCTTAGAGTTGAATCCAACGCCGTATGGTGCAACTGATCCTACTCTAAGTAGATATATTACAAAGAGTGTGGAACTAGATGACTCTGTAGAAGCACTTGGGTTGTATGTTTATCTTAACGCATATAAGCCATATCAAGGGTCTCTGAAAGTGTATATGAGAAGTTTGCCTTACGGCGTTCAAAGTGGTATCGAAGATGAAGAATGGTTAGAATTGTCTTATGTTTCTGGTAGAAATTCTGTCAATGTGAACGATTATGTCGATTTGCAATACAAGTTAGATCCAGAAATAAGTAGATATGGTATATTCCAAGTTAAGATTGTATTTGCGTCCAGCGATACCACAAACTGCCCAAGAATAAGAAACATGAGGGCAATTGTTGTATGAAACCAGTCGAAGGGCATCCAGACTACGTTAGAGAGCCAAAAGCTGGAGCCATATTATTAACTAGTACGAACGAAGTTGATAAATATAAATTGATAAAGAAAAATAAACAAGAACTAATTTCTAGAATTGAATCTCTGGAAAGTGAAGTAAGAAGAATAAATGCGATATTGAGCAAAATATCTCATTCTTAAATGGAAGAAATAAATGTCATTAACTGGCGATTTAATCAATATCGACTCACTAGCTAGATCTGATACCTTCAATAATTGGCTCATTAAAACCAATGAAGTCATACAATATCTTAATCCATTGCAAGTATATGAGGTTGAAACTGGCCTGAGTGGTGGTCTGTTAAAGCAGACTGGAATAAGTGCTGGTAATTACAATGGCGTAGTTACTCTTAGTGTTAATCCTGGCCCAGGAATTGGCACCACTAACTTATACGGTGGTGTGACCAAAACTATAATAGATTATACTGAATTTGACGTTTATGGCCTAACTCTGAGTGGCAGTCTTGCGGTTTCTAGTTTGGACGAATATATAATCAACGATGTTAGCGACACATCATTGGGAGCTAATGGTACAGTCAAAAAGGTAAGAGCATCTAAGATTCTACCATATTCTATTGATGACGACCACGAATTTGGTGGCAATATAATTGTGTTGGGTAATCTTAGTGTTTTGGGCCAAAACACATTTATTGGTGCTAACAATTTAAGAATTGAAGATAAGCAAATTGAACTTGCATATCAGCGTGGTGTTGCGTTAAATCTTACAGGTGTAACAGCCGGTTCATATACTGCTGGTAACTTTGGTGCAACTGCATATTACTTTGAAGATAATGTAAGTTTGACTGCATATCTATCTGCGCAGTTTAATAGCTATACTGGCACAGTCGCTGGTCCGACAGGTATATTCTATATTGGTTCTCCGTTCAGCGACCCATACGACGCAGATGACTTGATTGGTAGAACCGGATATATCTCACTTCAATCTACAGGTTCTACTAGAAATTCAATTGTTAGTGTGGGCACACCGTATAATGATTTCTTGAACAATAACGAACTTAGCGAAGGTGGTATTGTTCTAAAGGGATCCGAAAGTGACAAGCAATTTATCTGGATTAATAACGATCCGGACACAGGGCTTAACTACAATTCGTGGATCTCTAATGTTGGCATTGGTCTAAGTGGCTCGTGGGATCCATTTATCGGTAGAATACACAGGTCATATGGTTATGATGGTGTAACTGGATATACTGGCGATAACTTTATATTCGCGGCAAGAACAAACGAATATTTGCAGATTCAGTTAACAGAACTTCCGATAGGCGCTACAAATAATGGGCAGTTCTCTGGTGGCTGGGTAATTTCTAAAGTACCAGACAATCTTTCAGATCAAAATACATTAAAAGTATGGTATAGTGATACTAATATAGTTGATGGAAAGAATTTGGCATTTAGTGTATATGGTAGCATTTCTGCTGCCGGTGGCACCGGAGAAAATTGGCGAGCATATTCTGGAATAACAACAACCAGTTTTGCAAAGGGTCTAAACGTAGATCAGCTTGATGGCGCACATGGTTATACTTACTCTAGCCCATATTCTATACCCATTTCTGACGAATACGGATTAATTTCTGGCGACTTGTTAGAAACAAACTCGTTGCGTCGGAGAGTTTCGCAGTCTGCGCACGGATTGACATTTGGCGATATCGTAAGAATTAATACAAGTGGCGACTATGTAAAGGCTCTAGCAGACTCCGTAGAAAATGCCGAATCGCTTGGTGTAGTTTCTTCTGTGAGTGGCGATTCGTTTGTGATAACCATGAAAGGCCTTATAAAGGGCTTGAGTGGTTCTGTTAATACTGTAGAAGGTGTGCCGTTCAGTGCAGGTGAAGTATATTTCTTGAGTGGTGTAGTTGCCGGTAAACTAATTTCTGATCCAGATCTAAATGTATTGACTAGAATACCATCGGGCGGCGTAAGAAAGCCAATGCTTATTGCGTCTAGTGAAACAGAAGGATATATAATCAATTACATTGGTACTGTAATTGAAGATCCTACAGACGAACTATATCTAAGTGGTTTAGTGCCAATCGGTACCATATATCCATATGCTGGTGGTTTAGAATATCTTTCAACAGAATGGGTTGTATGCGATGGATCTAAGTATAACACCTCTTCTTATCCGGATCTAGATCGTGTATTGCAAGATAAGTATTTTGTTAGAGTCACATTTAGTGGCACAACAACTTGTGTTTGCACTGATGGTTCTAGAAATCTAGAAGTCGGCGATAATATTACACTTACAAACACTGCTGGTGTTGTAGAATCCAGAACAATATCTTCTATAACTTCTACAACGATAACTGTAAGTGGTACTGCACCTGTTAGTGGCGTATACGAGTTAAGAATTGTAAGCAACTCATCTAGTGTAAGCCAGTTCTTTGTGCCAGATCTAAGATCTAGATACATCAGAGGCAAGTCAACTGATCTTGACATTGGCTCTGTGTCTGGTATTACTTCTGTTGCTTTGAGCAATGCCAATATGCCTTCTCACTCTCACGGGCTAAATGTTACTACCGCAGCCTTTGGTGTCGGTCAAGCTGTAGTCAGTGGCAGCGGATTTAGTACAAATACAAGTGCCACGGGCAACAATGAGCCATTCTCAATTGAGCCAAGAAACGTAGTAACTTACTACATAATTCGAGCACGGTCTTCTACTAAGGCTACTATACTTACTGGGCACAATCACGATCTAAGATATATTAGATATGATGCAACTCATGGCTCAGTTGACGGCCTTACAGACGGCGGTAGAGCTACGTTTAGAGAAAATGCGTATCTTGCCGGTATTGGCCTAGGATCTAGTTTGCCAACATTCGGTGCTACTCACGACCACGACTTGAGATATGTAAGATTTGACGACAATCAGGCTTTGAGCAGTGCGCAAGCCTATACAGCAAGATCAAATATAATTTCTTCGGCGTATGCTGAAGGTAACGGATATACCGTAAGCAGTCTTACACACAACCATGATTCGATTTATGTAAGATATGATGGTACTCCGCAGTACATATCGCCAACAAATCTTGATGCGTTCCGTGATAAGATCGAAGTTTATAGCAAAACTGAAACCGACGACTACTATGTTGACGTTGCTGGTGATATGATGACCGGTGATTTGGTAATAGATTCTGCCAATCTGTTGATGCAGGGCGGCGGAGATATATGGACCAAGAAGTCGAGCGGCAATACCCACCTGTTTAGCAGCCCAGATCAAGGCAAATATGAAATATACGCAAGTAGTTTCAAGCTGCTTGACGATAACGGGCAACTATTCATCAATGCTATAACAGGTTCTGGTAACGTAGAAAATCAGTATCAAATATTGCATAAGGGTATACCAATTTGGGATACCTTTGTCACCAAGGCGTCTGCGGTTGGTGTCGGCAATTCTAGAATGGAGACATATTTCTTCGGAGATATGACTGTATGGCCAGATGGTTACACCGGTGGTGGCGATACTTCGCCTATACGAAGAGGCGGCCTACTCGGCAAACCAGTATTTGGTGTTGACCCAGTAGCAAGTCGCGCATTTATAATGGGATCTCTGTTGAAAGACGATGGCTCTAGATCTAATCCACCTTCTTTGGATTTCTACGACGACAGAAATGCCGATCCGTTTAATACACCAGCCGGCACAGCAAAGATCACCGGACTTACATTCCCAACAGCTGATCACCATGCAGCAAATAAGCAATATGTAGATCAATCGTGCTTGCCTGCCGGTAATATACAAACTGATGCAACTTCATACACGATATCTGGTCTTATACCGGGCGCATATTTCATCACAGCTTTCATTGCCCAGTCAAGTAGTTCAAGTGTGTCATTGACCGCTACTGTAAATGGTGTAGATTACTCTCTTGGAACTATCAATGCAAGCAACCCAGTTACATTCAACTGTGTTGTTACTAATGTTACTTCGACGATAAATATCAGCATGGATAGTGGTTCTAGTGATCCGAGAATGCGTCATATAACTTATTACAGAATAGGATCATAATAGTGTCAAAGTATTTAAATTTGTACATAAATCAGGGCGAGACTTACAATAAGTCATTAACTGCGTATAATGAAAATAACTTGGCATTAGATCTATCTGGCAGCACAGGATACTGTTATCTAAAGACAAGTTATTATACGGACACATATAAAGAAATTCAAGTTTCTGTTACTGGTGGCACAGGTAGTTTCGCATTATTCATGAGCGCAACCGCTAGTGCCAGCTTAAAGCCAGCAAGATATGTATATGACGTTGAATTTCACTATGCGAATGGCACAGTAGTTAGATCTTACCAAGGCACGGCACTAGTTGATCCAGAAGTTACTAAGTAAGGAAAATATGTTATGATGAAATTTGATAAGTTCTTATCTGATTCTGCTTTCGATTTTTCAGAAAATCGAAAAAGTGTAATATCAGAAGACATCTACAAGAAAATAGTTAAAGACAATAGATCATTTGCAATTGTGTTATCCAAGTCGAAAAACGACTTGATTTCTATTATAGAAAATGTTAGCAATAGAAAGTTCTATTCTGTTATACTTAAGAGCAAATCTGGCATACATAATGGTATAATTTTGGTTCAAAAGAATCAAGAAAGAGAACCAGATTTTAAAAATACCGTCAATGAAATTTACGAAAGAACAAACAAGAATGTTGGTATAATTTATAGAAGCACGAATAGTTTAAAGATCATAAAAGAGTATCTTCTAGAGGTTTATGGTATAGAGAAGCAAAATTTAGAATTCTTTGATGTTAATGCGTCTAGAATTTTGGGTTGCGATGCTAAAATAGTTGGCATTGAGATTCCTTTAGACGAGACCCTTGTTAAGAAATATAGAAGTCTAGGATACTTAATACCGTCTGCCATCATATCAGAAAATAATATATCATGGAAGAACATAATTTCCCAGTAAAATATACAATACTAAAGTCTGTTGGATCTATTAAAGAATTTAGTGTTGTTGAAGTAGTAAAATCAATTTCAAATGAAATTGTAGAAGACTATAAATTGGATTCTGGGAATTTTGTTGTATTGATTAAGAATTTGAATGAAGATATCGTCACAAGGGTGACCGGATCTATTAAATCTATAAACAAACTTTTCGATATCGATATTTTGTCTTTATATGACAACGACGAAGTTATTTGCACAGAATCATTTTTGAATTATGACAAAGGCTCAGTTTATAAATTCAAGAATGTAAACGATAAGATCCTAATAGCAGACGATTACGGAAATTATGATACTATTTCTAGTAGGTATAGATCGAATCTATTATCTATCTCGGGTCTAAAAACATCAAATGTTCCATCAATTATATCAGAAAATATATCTTACCAGCAAAAATCATCTGATAGTATTAGCATACAAGGCCCAAGAGGTATGGATGGACCAAAGGGTGATAAAGGTGACATTGGTCCCAGTGGTGTAAAAGGTGAAAGGGGGCCTGTTGGGCCTGTAGGTCCGACAGGCCCAACAGGCCCAACAGGACCAACGGGTGATAAGGGTGATAAGGGTGATAAGGGTGATAAAGGCGATAAAGGCGATAAAGGCGATATTGGACCAACGGGAGCAGCAGGACCTACCGGCGATAAAGGCGATATTGGACCAACGGGAGCAGCAGGACCTACCGGTGATAAAGGCGATAAAGGCATCGCCGGGCCAAAGGGTGATAAAGGCGATAAAGGCATCGCCGGGCCAAAGGGTGATAAAGGCGATATTGGACCAACGGGACCAACGGGACCTACCGGTGATAAAGGCGATATTGGACCAACAGGACCAAAGGGCGATAAAGGTGATATTGGACCAACGGGACCAAAGGGCGATAAAGGTGATATTGGACCAACGGGACCAAAGGGCGATAAAGGCTTAAATGGTAAAGATGGTCTAAGAGGTGAGGTTGGTCCGAGGGGTGAAACCGGTCCAGCGGGCACAAGTACAATAATATCTGTAAAACCAAATACATTTTTACGATTAAATAATAATGTTCTTGATATTGATTATGAAAAGCTTTCGAAATATTTACCAAAGCAAAATGTAATATCTTCAGGTGGTGGTCTTGGTGAGGCATTTCATACAATATCTGTTTCTGGTAGTCAGAATCTTGTTGCCAAGTATAGACTATCAGAAACCGACAGAAGTTCTGGAGAAATATTACGGTTAGTTGGCAATGGTGGTGTGTCCATCTATTCCGACGAGCTTACAAATACCATCTACTTCAGCTCTTCGGTATCTGGTTCTACTATTACCGGCGATTTTGCGGTAGAAGTTAGCGCATCACCACCCGCCGCGACAATCGGCAAACTATGGTATAATATCGACGAAGCTAGTTTGTATATTGCGATACCAAACGAAATTGGCGATTTAGACTTTATCGATATTTTATCGATGCAAATAGATCAAGATGGTATCTCTCTTTTCGGTGCCACTGGTGCCACAGGACCAACAGGACCAACCGGTGACACAGGGGCACAAGGTATTGCAGGACCAACAGGACCAATTGGTCTTACAGGTGCCACAGGACCAACAGGACCAACTGGTGACACAGGGGCACAAGGTATTGCAGGACCAACAGGACCAATTGGTCTTACAGGTGCCACAGGACCAACAGGACCAACAGGACCAACTGGTGACACAGGGGCACAAGGTATTGCAGGACCAACAGGACCAATTGGTCTTACAGGTGCCACAGGACCAACAGGACCAACAGGACCAATTGGTCTTACAGGTGCCACAGGACCAACAGGACCAACAGGACCAACAGGACCAATTGGTCTTACAGGTGCCACAGGACCAGCCGGTATTAATTCAATGTCTGTCGCCGAAATAATAATGTGGAGTATGATATGATAACAATAAAGAACTCTCAGAATTTAACAATGGTGCTCGATGAAGCACATGACACAGTTCCAATAGAATGCTATGCGTCTTTTAATGAAATTACAGTCAATGGCTCATCTTTGCCAACATGGGACAATAGCGTTTCTGATTCTAATGGCACAAGTGTGGTAAATATTGTTGCTGGACCTTCATCAACGGCAACAGTAAAAAATGTAAAATTTATGCGGCTTGTAAATATGGACACAATATCTCATGCAATAACAATAGAGTGTGGTGCCACGTTATATTCTTCTGTGCTTGATTCGGGAGATGCTGTAACGTATGAGTCTGGTGTTGGTTGGATAACAGACGGATCGTATAAACCAATCAAATCTTTCACCGTACACGGCAACGCCGCAGGAAATTTTGCAATGTCCAACGCTACTTTGGCAGAAAGATTTGCTGGTAATACTACGAGACATTTATTCATGGTCGACTTGGCTGGTTATACTCAAGTTAGGTTTAGAGTAAATAAGCAAGTTGTTGGTACCGCCGGCTCGCTATTCACTGCTAAATATTATACTTCCTACAACACAACTGTTTCAAATTTTCTACAATTGGGGCTGTCATCGCAGGTAGAAACTAGTATGGCTGGAACTGGATATTATGATTCTGGGTGGATAGATCTTGCGTACGGCGCTCGTAACAATGCCATATGCATCGGTTTTACAGAATCCGGTGGTGATGGTGTAGCAGATCCTGCCACAGGGGCATGTGATATATTATTTCGATAATAAGGTGAAACAATGTCTATAGAACTTCCTTCTAGTCCATCGATAAATGACACATATACATATAACGGAAAAACTTGGATTTGGAATGGAACATATTGGAAATCTCAGAATTCTGGAGTCGGCGATACAGGCCCAACAGGACCAACCGGACCAATTGGTCTTACAGGTGCCACAGGACCAACAGGACCAACGGGTCCAACAGGACCAACTGGCGACACAGGGGCACAGGGTATTGCAGGACCAACAGGACCAATTGGTCTTACAGGTGCCACAGGACCAACCGGACCAATTGGTCTTACAGGTGCCACAGGACCAACAGGACCAACAGGACCAACTGGCGACACAGGGGCACAAGGTATTGCAGGACCAACAGGACCAATTGGTCTTACAGGTGCCACAGGACCGAACGATATATCCAACTTAACAACAATATCCATAGGCATTACAGGTTCAGTTTTATACAAATATTCCGGGATTGCAACAACTTCTGAAAGATTTTTGTATACAGACACGATCGGATTGACTTCTGGATATCTGCAAATTTGTGCCACTGGTAGCATACCCGCTAGCTTTGCCACATCTGTAACTGGATGCACTGCGACCTCGGTGTTGCAAATATACGATAACTTAAATCCCGGATCAACTGGTATGGGATATCAATCTACATCAGCCAGAATAGTACCTGATATGGCAAGCTTTGGGATTTATAACATCAACGAAAACAACAAATCTGCGATGTTGTTTAATAGTAATGAGATATTAACCACAAGTTCAGATCTTGTGTTTAAATGTGCAAACAATCAAGTACAGGGTGGTGCAATACGATTCCATATTTGGTCGAGCAATCAATTTGATCCTAGTGTGATGATTACTCGATTTGGAGTCGCTATTGGTTCGACGTATGTAACTAACTCTACTAACAACAATACATCATTCTCTTTGCTGATAAGATCTGCGCGATATCCTGTAACAATCATATCAACACGTCAAAACGGTGGCAATGGATTTGCCGGTATGTCGTATAAGTACGAATCAAGTGAAAGCTCATGGCGTGGAAATGTTGCATCTGGATTTATCCCAGCAGAAGCAAGTGGAACCACAAAGCTCGGTAGCTATGTTATTAGTGTGAGAAATGTGAATGATACAGTCGGCAATGCCGTCACAAATACTGCGTCAGCAAATGCCACTTACGAATATGCTCAATTTATTATTACTGGATTGACTTCTACAGCCAATCCTAATATTGGCGTCGGCGGTATAACTGCACCGACTGCAAGATTTCACTTGCCACCAGGATCTGCTACTGCAACTCAATCACCAATGAAGTTTAGTTCGGGTGTGCTAGTATCGACTCCAGAAGTTGGTGCCATAGAATATGTCAACGGTTTACTATATCACACAGGATTAACTGCTGGCCTTGATAACGGTGGTCGAGGAATAATACCAACATCAACACAGCATTCTGCCAATATATCTAGCAGTCAAGATAACTACGAGTTTCCACAAATAGCTACCTATCTTAGATTAAATCCATCAACATTTCCGGCACCATCGCTTAATGTTACGGGGCTAACTGGTGGATATCCTGGGCGAGAAGTAACAATTTCAAATGGTGCAACAGGGTCGTCGTCGGTCAACAACATTGCATTTCCAATTAGTAGCTCGTCTTCTATAGCCATAAATACGTTTACAGGCCCCCAAGGAACGGTGTCGTATGATATTGTTCCCGGCGAGACAATAAAGTTCGTCTACGACGGAACAAGTTTAGCATGGCGAAAAATAACTTAAAGGAGAAATAGTATTGCCCAATCAGATAGTAATGTATGTATTTCCTTCTACGGGAATGATACATCTAATGCCGCCAGAAAATATATTGGAACTTATACTTATACCATATTCTGTCACTGCACCATTTTCAGTTAATGATATAATGAAGGGTTTAAACGCATCTAATGGTTTAGTTGAACTTGGTCCACGGTATATCATTCAGCTGATCATAAATATACCAGAATAAGCATTATTAGTATGGAGAATAGAATGACGAAAGTAACTTTGTGTATGATTGTGAAAAATGAGTCCCATGTCATCGAAAGATGCCTTGCAAGTACTATGCCAGTTATTGATAACTGGGTTATAGTCGATACTGGCAGCACTGATGGAACTCAAGAAAAGATTAAAGACTTCTTTAAGCGGGTTGGCATCGAAGGAAAGCTATATGAAAGACCATGGGTAAATTTTGGCCATAATAGATCTGAATTGCTAGAATTGGCTCGACCAGAAGGTGATTATAATCTCATGATCGACGCTGATGAAATATTGGAGTTCAATCACGATTTTAATCCCGAATCTTTCAAAGTAGGTTTAAACGCAGATTTGTACGACGTATTTGCACATGCTGGACCAGTAGAATATTTTAGGCCGCAGCTAACAAGCAGCCGACTAAAATTCTACTATAGTGGTGTATGTCACGAATATGTAGATTGCCATGATGAAATTAAAACTCGCGCCAAAGCAGATGGGTTTATTAATCGCCCGATTCAAGATGGCGCCCGCAGCAAAGATCCCGAAAAGTATCTCAAAGATGCCAAGTTGTTTGAAGATGAATTTGCAAAGGGTACAGTTGCAGAAAAAGATGTAAACAGATATCATTTCTATATGGCTCAGTGCTATCGTGATGCCAGAAGTTACAAAAAGGCAATCGAATGTTATTCTAAGCGAGCAAGTCTTGGTGGCTGGAACGAAGAAGTATTTTGGAGTTTGTTCGAAGTTGGTAAGCTAAAGGAAGCCATAAACGCAGAAACTAAGTCAATGGTTTATCCGATTGACGAAATTATTAAGCACTATGTAGATGCTCATGCAGCTTCGCCAATTCGTGCAGAAAGTTTGTTCTATGCAGGCAGACTGTGTTCGCAGTATGGCAGACTAGATCAAGCCTATAGATTTTACAGAATCGCGTCTAAATTGGCATTCCCCAAGGGTGCATTGTTCACAGTGCCATTCATATATGAATGGGCAATATCATTTGAGATGGCTCAAGTTAGCCATCTGCTAGAAAATTATCATGAGTGTAAGGCTACATGTGAGCGGCTCCTTAGAGAAGGAAAGCTACCAATAGATCTCAAACCAAAGGTAGAAGAAAAGTTAAATCATACAGTTCATGGTTGGCTACAATCTAAATAAAATAGGGTAAATCATAAATGGCTTATAGTGCAATCAATCCAAGTATATACGGTCTTAGTGGTGGATCTTCTGACGGTAGCCGTATAAAAATATTAGTAAATCAATCTAATAGTTTTTCTCCGGGTCAAGTCGTATATAATACTTCGACTGGTTGGCGGTTGGCTATAGCTGATTCAAGTGCTACTAGTTTTGCTGGTGGTATAGTTGAATCTGCTAATGGTAGCAGCTTTGAATTAATTATGCAGGGGGCGTTCAGTTCGCCCTCTGTGTCTTATACACCCGGAAACATATATTATCTGTCTGGATCGCTTTCTGGATCGTTGACAGGCGCACCAAATGTAAGTAGTCATATTACCAACCCTATACTCATAGCAACCGGAGTCACATCTGGTATAGTAGTTAATAGTCTACGAACAAGTTCTAGTGGTGGCGGTGAAGTTGGATTATATACACCAGTTGGTACTATTATTGCGTACGGTGGCTTGCCAAATAATATTCCAGGAAATTGGCTACTTTGTAATGGTGACGCATTTCCTAAAGACGTTACATCTGGATCGCCAAGTCTAACTGGCGAATACGAGGATCTGTATGGTGTAATAGCCGACAGATATTATATCTTTGGTGGTATTACTGGTATCGGTCTAAGTGGTACAGTTACATTTAATGACGGTCTAAGTGATCCAGCTTCTTATCATACAAAAAATCACGGATTTGAACTTGGTGATAGATATGAATTCGGTTGGCCAATTCCGTCTTCGCCAACAGCAAGTTGCACAAATAGAATAGTTGCAAAAATTACATCTGCTTCTTCAACAGATAATTTTTGCAGATTTGTCAATGAATATACTATTGCCGGTGCTGCAAGTTTAACAACAACTTCATCTACCACAATTAAAATTTCTTCGTATGGATCTGCGCCGAGTGCAGGGCTGACTAGCACGAAATTCTTTGTACCAGATTTAAGAGGTAGATTCGTAGTTGGTAGCAATACTGGTCACGGGCTAGCTTCTTATCCACACGGCTACATGAGTGGTGAAGAAAACATCATTTTGTCTAAAGCAAATCTTCCTAGTCACAGCCATGAAATTGGTATAACTGGTGTATCAACAGGATATACTTCTGCTGCAACTATACGAGTTGCAAGAAATTCTGTTATTTCGACTGGTAAAGATTATATTCCCAGTGGTAATAATCCAATTGAATTTACAAATACCCCATTTACAAATATATCACCATATGTGTCGAGCAATTATATTATTCGATATAAGAAACTAAGCGGCGCAGGCATTGAAATTGGCCCACAAGGCACACCCGGTGCTGCAGGACCCACTGGCGCCGCAGGACCCACTGGCGCCGCAGGACCCACTGGCGCCGCAGGACCCACTGGCGCCGCAGGACCCACTGGCGCCGCAGGACCCACTGGCACCAACGGCACTAACGGCACGAATGGTACTAACGGTGCTAATGGTAGTACCGGGCCCACTGGACCCGCAGGTCCAACAGGGCCCACCGGCGCAGATGGTCCTCAAGGGCCGTCTGGTGCAGACGGCGCACCGGGATCTGGCACAACCACGCCAGCAACAAACGAAGTACTTATTGAGGTCAATCCTGGCGACATTGTTAAATATGAGTTTTCAGATTCTCATGCAATTCCGGGATTGCCTGGTGGTGCGGCCAATATACCAACATTCGATCAAATTAACTACACAACTGCTCAGCAGGGGCTTGGCAAAGTAACCGTCGAATTTGCCCCCGGTGAATATACACTGGCATATCCGATTGTAACTCCAGACGGATATATTTCGGATCATCCAGAAAAGCTTGTATACAGAACTCAGTCATATAGTGATCCCAATACCCTTGTCATGAGAGGGTCGTTTAATGTAACTGGTCCGACTGGACCACTGGGCGATCCAAACTACAATTATTGGCTGATGAGTGGAACAGGCGCATCGGATGACTTTCTTGATAATGGATATGTATGTTTTGGCCCCGGTGTGACTCCTGCGTATATGAATGGTGTACACAAACTACAAGCTATTGTGAGTGGATCCCCGACATTTGGCGACTTTAACGTAGATATACTAGTAAAAGTTCCCAAGGGAATAACACCTAGTAGTTCTATTGGTATAACCGGTAACCCACTTGATTCTTTGAGCGGCCACATGCAATTTGCATCGGTGGCAATTAATTTGCCAAATAATATGATGGGTGTCGCACAAGGAATAACACACCCCCACTATTGCTGCTTCTTGTCTGAAGGTCCAAACAACTGTTTTACGATTGGCGACAATGAAATGAAACGGCCTCTAGTATTAATTGGCAATGTTACTGGATCTAGTGGTAAAGGAATATACGTCAAGAACGGTGGAAACATACTAATTAAAGACAATGTATGGCTAGAAGGATTCGAATACGGCCTATATGTAGAAAACGCTTTCGTCAAATCAAGGGGTGTATCACCAGATGAGTAATCCACAATTCTATATCTCAAATTGTATTAATGGTATAATTGTAAAAAATAACTCGTATTTTGAATCAAATTCTTATGGCAATATATCAAACTGCGTAGACGCAGGCGTTGTTGTATTAAATAATTCGACGTTTACTACGCTAAAAAAGCCAGTAAATGCAAACTCCGACGATAATCGAATAAACTGGACAGTTAATGTATACGGTGCACCGATTGGTTACATTATATCTCATAGCAGCGTAGGAAATATTGGTAGCACTTGTTCAGGGGTCGATAGCGGTATAATTTACGCAAACAACAGCAGCGGCGAAGTTTATTACTCATCCTTTATTGCTTCTCCCGGTATTGCTTCTAGTAATAATTTTTGCGCAGCAGTTTATGTGCAAGATAGTGTGGCAATGCTTAGAGACTTAGATGACACTGTCGGCTGGGGAAGTCTCACCGGTGCAACAGGACCAACAAAGTATAGAGTTAATGGCGGCACCATCATTACAAAAGATACTAGTCTTGCTGTACCAGAGATTTCAGATATCGCAATTGGATTAAATGGCGGAAAGGTTGCTAGAATAGAGTATGGTGGTGGCTCTACTAACCCAACAGTTAAAATGACAGCTTCGAATTATTATTATCCAAAATTAATATAATGATCAACATTACTAAAGACAAAGTTAATATAAATGGTATAGAATATGAAACAAAATACGTTGATATAGCATTTCCCGGGTCGACAAGTTTACCGGAATCTTATTCTGGACGCACTTACAAAAGTGGCGAGTTTCATTACTTTTATGGACCAGGAGTTCAGAATATACATTTGGAGAAGAATTGGTTTCTTGGCGAAGAAATACTAAAGAGCACAAAGTCAATAGATGCAATTGTAAATTTTTACTCCAAGAAAAAAGATTCAAATCTAGACGATTATATTGACCTAAGAAAATTAGAATATCCAACAACAGACGAACTAATTGTTGCATTATGGGAGCATATTGTCGAAGGAAAATCTGACAGCATAGAGATACTACAAAAAAAGCGTAATAATATTAAGTCTAAATATCCAAAGCCAGACATAGGAGAGTAAGTTGATTACTATAAGAAATAGAGAAGATTTAATCAATTATTGCCTACGCAGGCTTGGTCATCCTGTCATAGAAATAAATGTTGACGAATCTCAAATATCAGATAGAATAGACGACGCATTGCAGTTTTATGCAGAATATACTACTGACGGTAGCGAAAGAGTATATTTAAAGTATCAAGTAACATCAGATGATATTTCAAACGGATATATTACTTTAAGTGCATCTGGCGCAACTGGTTCTATAAACGCCGACATCTTAGAACAAACACCAACAGAAGTAGGTAAAACTACTCCTGTGCCTCTAGAAGATACAATAATAAGCGTAAGAGATCTATTTCACTTTAGCGCATCTAGCATTAATATGTTTGACGTTAGATATCAATATGTATTAAACGATCTCTACACAATGGGATCTATAAATCTTCAACATTATTATATTACCCAAGAATACCTAGTTCTTCTTCGTCAGATGTTAAGCCCAGACAAGCAGATTCGATTTAACAGACGCGGAAACCGTCTTTATATTGACACCAAATGGAGTCGAGAACTACAAGTCGGCGACTATCTTATTATAGATGCATATAGAATTAATGACGCTACTGTGTATCCGGAAATATATGACGATATCCTTTTAAAGCAATATGCTACTGCTCTTATTAAACGCCAATGGGGCGCAAATATGAGCAAGTTTAATAACGTACAATTGCCTGGTGGCATCATGATAGAAGGCGACAAATTATATTTGCAAGCAGAGCAAGAAATACTAAAATTAGAAGCAGAAGTTAGATCTAAGTGGGAATATCCACCGTTCTTTGAGATTGGATAAAAAATGGCAACAAACCACTATTTTAATAGGATTAGAGCTTCTAATGAGCAGAATCTAACAGAAGATCTAATTATTGAATCCATTAAAATAATGGGTCTTGATACTTATTATTTGCCAAGAACGATTGCCAATAAAGATAAATTGTTTGGCGAAGATCCAAGATCAGTATTTCAAGATCATAAGCCAATTGAAATGTATGTAGAGAGTGTGAATGGATTTGACGGCCAGGGCGATATATTATCCAAGTTTGGTTTGCAGGTAAAAGATAATCTTGTTCTTAGTGTTTCTAAGTTGCGGTTTCAGAAAGAAACTGATATGCCTAGACCACTAGAAGGTGATATTATATATTTTCCGCTAACAAAAGGATTCTTTGAGATAAAGTTTGTAGAACACGAACCATATTTTTATCAGTTGGGTAAAAATTATACATTTAAACTAAGGTGCGAATTGTTCGAATATAGCCAAGAAGTATTTGATACTAAAGAGCCGGAAATTGATAGTTATGCAACTTTGTATGACTATAGAATGACGTTAAATCTAACTGGTGTTAATATTGGTCAGCCAACAATTGGTGAAACGATATATCACTATAATAACGGATCCACGGGGTCTACTGGATATGACGCATCTGGTATAGTTGTAGATGTAGCCGATTCTTATATTAAGATCAAAGATGTTATCGGGTCATGGCTTGCAAGTACGGCTACTACAAGATACGCCTCATATAATTCTGGCTATGCACAGATTAATAGTATAACTGATACAACAGATCAAAATGACTATAACGATAATCAAAATATTCAGCAAACTGGCGACCAAATTTTGAACTTTGACGAAAATAATCCTTTCGGAGATACTTAAGAATGTTAGAATACTTCTCTCATGGTATAATAAGAAAGGCTATAATATCATTTGGTACTCTGTTTAATGATATCTATATTACTAGGAAGACAGTCGATGGCACTGAATTGGAAAGATTTAAAATACCTCTTTCATATGGACCAAAACAGAAATTTATAGTAAGAAATGATAGTAGTGATCCCAATTTAGTCCGCAATTTTGAAATAAGCTTGCCAAGAATGGGATTTGAAATTGTTGGCCTAAAGTATGATTATACTAGAAAAATATCCACTATAAGTAAAGTGTTCTCAAATTCTACTGTTTCACCGGAAACTGGCATAAGAAATACGTTTGTACACGCACCATACGATTTAAGTGTTACTCTACATGTAATGAGTAAGAATACCGAAGATGTGCTTCAAATAATAGAACAGATATTACCGTATTTTACACCCGACTATAGCCTAACAATAGATAATATTGCGTTAAATAATAAAGTAGAAGTGCCAGTTTCTATTGCGGGTATACAATTCTTTGAGCCATATGAAGGCGACTTTGAAGAACGCAAAGCATTTATTTGCAGTATTAGCTTTATAATGCGACTTCAAATCATTGGACCAGTTAAAGAAGCCAAGATCATTAGAACAGCAGACGTTAGTTTCTATGACAGATATTCATTTGATGCATTCTTAAACGGATCGACTTCTTATAACCTACTAGAAACTGTATCTGTTTCTGTTACTGGTGGCGCGACAGCTGGTAGCTTTGGGCCTACTGGCACATATCAAATTAATATAACAGGACCATATGGATAATATTGATAGAAATCTTTCTAATGAGTTTCATATCGAGCCGATCATTGATATAGTACCGGCAAACGCTAATCTACCAGAGTCTACGGAAATAGTTGGTGCTACTGGCGATGCGGATAGGGCTATAGACTCTAATATAGAAATAGATTATAATGAAATTAGACGCAATATCAAGTCTATCATAGCCAAGAGCAATGCAGCAGTAGACGGCATATTGATGTTAGCCAAAGAAACAGATAAACCAAGTGCATACGAAGTTGCCGCAGATCTAATTAGAGCAACTTTAGAAGCCAATGAAAAGCTAATAGACTTGCACAAGAGAGTTAAAGAAATAAAGAATATCGAAAGAATTACTAGTATTAATAGCATAAACAATACAAACAATTCTATGTATATTGGTTCTACTAAAGACCTTCTAGACATCATAAAGAGTCATAAGTTGCCAATCATTCAACAGATTACCGAGGCAGAAGAACCATTAAAAGAAATAAAGATAGAGGATATTAGTAATGGCGAAAATGAACAATCCAGATGACAGCTATCTTGGCAATTCACAATTAAAGCCAGTTGGTATACAATATGAGTTTTCTCAAGAACAAATTGTAGAACTTACTAAATGTGCAGAAGACCCTGTATATTTTATGGAAAACTACGTTAACATTGTTACACTCGATCATGGTGTTACTAAGTTTAAACCTTACAATTTTCAGAAAAATATGATTAATACTATGCACAATAACCGATTTGTGCTAGTACGGTGTGCTCGTCAGTCTGGCAAGTCTACTACAACTATGGCATATGTTCTTCATTATATTCTGTTTAATAGCAACGTCAAGGTTTCTATTCTTGCCAACAAAGAAGATACTGCAAAAAATTTATTGGACGTAGTAAAACTAGCATACGAGAATTTGCCTAAATGGATGCAGCAGGGTGTCGTTGAATGGAATAAACACTCTATTCATCTAGAAAATGGCAGCAAAGTTAGAGTCAATGCAACCAGCGCAAGCGCAATTCGTGGCCAAAGTGCTAATATCGTTATCATCGACGAATTCGCGTTCATTAGTCCAAATATTGCAGAGGAATTCTTTAGCTCGGTGTTTCCAACTATTACGTCTGGTAATACAACCAAACTTATCATAGTTAGTACACCAAACGGTCTTAATATGTTTTATAAACTATGGAACGACAGTGAGCATGGTAGAAATAACTATGCTACCTGCACTGCTAAGTGGAATGAAGTGCCTGGCAGAGATGAGAAATTCAAGCAAACCGTCATGGCTAACTTTCCTTCAAACAAGGAATCTAAGTGGCGGTCTGAATATGAAGTCGAATTCCTGGGATCAGATAATACACTATTGCCACCATCTGCTCTTATGGAAATGGTATATGCAGATCCGTTGTATTCAAACGAAGAAGGATTGAAGATTTACGAAGTGCCCAAACAGGGTAGAACGTATACGATGTGCGTAGATACCAGTAGAGGTATGGGCGAAGATTATCATGCCGCAACTATAATAGATTGCACAGAAATACCATACAAAGTAGTCGCAACATTCAAGAATAATACTGTTAACCCAAAGCTATTGCCAAACATACTTGCTCGCATTGGTCGGCAGTACAATGATGCATATATGTTAGTCGAATTAAACGACCTTGGCGAAGCAGTGGCTGCTGATATGAATAGTGACGAGGTTTGTTATCCAAATCTAATATTGATTAGTTCAGAAGACAAGTCTGGTCAAAAGGCAGACGGTGGCTTCGGCGGCAAGCATATAAGATATGGTCTAAAGATGTCTGGGCCAGTAAAGATTCAAGGCTGTGCCCAGCTAAAGGATCTTATTGTCGATAAGAAACTAATATTTGCAGACTTTGATATTGTTTCTGAATTGAGCAATTTCGTTCGGTCTACAAAGACTAATGGTTCTTATCAAGCAAGAAAAGACACCCACGACGACCTTGTAATGACTTTAGTTGCCTTCGCATGGTTGACTACTCAGACGTATTTCCAAGATTATACCAATATAAGTTTAAAGAAAAATCTATACAAAGAAAGAATGCGCAAACTAGAAGAAAGCGTCAGTCTGTTTGGATTCATCGACGACGGCACTATAGATTTCTACGATCCATCAGAATCACCAGAAGCAGATATGCGGGCATTGGCAGAAGAAAAGTCGAATATGGACAGAAAAAGAGACGATTTTGATAGAATACGAGACTATACAAAACGTCATTATAATCGTGGTGAAGAGGGGCAAGATCGATTGGATGCATTCTTTTAAAAACCTCAAAAAGATAAATATCTAACGTACATAAAAAGGCTTTAAGGAGAATTAAACAATGGCATTTCAAGTAAGCCCTGGAGTTTTGGTCCAGGAAACCGATCTAAGTACCATAATTCCAGCAGTGGCTACCACGCCTGCTGGTATTGCAGGGTACTTTAGTTGGGGCCCGGTTGCACAAAGAATTCTGATTGATAGTGAATCTAGTTTGGTGCAGCTATTTGGCGCACCTGACGCAAATACCTATCAGTATTTCTTTAGCGCAGCAAATTTCTTAGCATACGGTAACAATCTTCAAGTAGTAAGAGTTGTTGACAGTAGTAGCACCAACGCAGTAGCCGGCGCAACTTCTACACCCAGCCCAATTCTTATAAAGAATTCAGATCATTATGAATCTAATGTTTCTTCAAACGGTGGTTGGCTCGGCGGCGGCGGTGGCACAGGAGTTGCAATTGCTGGTAAGTATGCTGGTAAACTTGGAAACAGCTTGCAGATTGATCTGTGCGACGGTGTGACTGCTTTCAATGGTTGGTCGCTCAGTGCGTACTTTACCAATCCACCTGGTACTTCGCCGTTTGTAGAAGGTTTGGGTGGTGTTAACGATGAAATCCACATTGTAATTCGTGACTTGAATGGTAAATTCAGTGGATCTACTGGATCTATTCTCGAATTGCACGAAGGTTTGAGCAAGGCTCGTGGTGCCCGCAAGGCGGACGGCAGCTCAAATTACTACGTTGACATCTTGAACGATTCTAAGTATGTATGGTGGATCAACCACCCAACTGGCATATCTACCCGTGACGCAAAAGAAGGTGGGTCATTTGGTATAATCACTCCGAATGCATATTCTTGGAGTTCATTGACTGGCAGTGCAAGTTATACATTCACCGGTGGCAACGCAGTCGCCCCATCCGAATCTACCATCTCTTCTAGCTCCGGCGAAGGTTATGGTATGTTTACCAATACCGACAACGTAGACGTTTCTCTGCTAATTGCTGGGCCACTTGGCAAGACTGCTGCCAAAGACGTTGCAGATATTGCCAAGGCTCGTCTTGATTGTGTGGCCTTTGTGTCGCCTGATGTCAAGAACCCAGTTGCAACTGAACAAACTAAGTTGGATACCTGCCTTGATCTTCGCAACACAATCGGCAATAACAGCTATTGCTTTATTGACACCGGTTACAGACAGCAGTATGACCGTTATAATGACGTTTACCGTTGGACCTGTCTAAACTCTGATATTGCTGGTCTTTGCGCCAGAACCGATCTTACCAACGATCCGTGGTGGTCGCCAGCCGGATTCAATCGTGGTCAAATTCGTAACCTTTCTAAACTTGCATATAATCCTACTTCTGCTCACAGAGATGCATTGTATTCGAAGGGTGTAAACCCTGTTGTTACGTTCCCTGGTGAGGGCACTATTCTGTATGGCGATAAGACTGCGCAGACTAAGCCAAGTGCATTCGATAGAATCAATGTTCGTAGATTGTTCATCACTCTAGAGAAGGCAATTAGTATTGCTGCCAAGTATCAGTTGTTCGAGTTCAACGACGCCTTTACTCGCGCAATCTTCGTATCTACAATAGAGCCGTTCCTTCGTGACGTACAATCTCGTAGAGGTATCTTTGACTTCAAGGTTGTTTGTGACGAAACCAACAACACCGCAGAGGTAGTTGATGGCAATAGATTCGTGGCAACTATATTTGTAAAACCTAGCAGGAGCATCTCGACCATAGCGCTTAGCTTTGTGGCGACCCGTTCCAACGTATCATTCGATGAGATTACCGCGTTAAACGCGATATAATACCATGGTTCAACCTGTAATGAGGTTGAACCATATTTTGGATAAAATAAATGAAAAGATTCTTAGTATATAAAATAACGTGTATTCCTACAAGCCAAATTTACATAGGCGTGACATCATCACAAGCCCATAGAAGATTCCATTCTCATTTTTATAATGCTCAAAATTTGCACAAAAAGGGCAAAATTGTATCAAAGTTTCAGTCTGAATTGTTAAAATATGGCAAAGATTACTTCAAGTGTTCTATATTAGAAGAAAATTTGTCTAAAATTGATGCTCTAAAAAAAGAGATATTTTACATAGAGCAATATAACAGCAATTTATGTGGATTAAACTCAAATTCTGGTGGCGGTGGATGCCCGACTCACAACGACGAAACAAAGAAAAAAATGAGCAAATCTCGCAGGGGTATTCCTAGACCACAAGAGGTAATAGAAAAACTACGAATTGCAAATATTGGTAGAAAATTTTCTGCTGAAACAAGAAAAAAGATCGGTGATGCTAGTCGTGGTCGTGTAGCCAGTGCAGAAACAAGAGAAAAGTTAAGAAAAGCTAATACTGGCAGGAAAATTATATTATGCGAAGAATCTAAAGAAAAGATTAGATGTGCAGCACGATATAAGAGAACAGAAGAGCATAAAAATAACCTTAGAAACATAAATAAAGGAAACAAGTATCATAGTTACACATGGAAAGTAACATTACCAGATAACACGGTCAAGTTCACAAAAACTTTATCCACAGTAATAAACGACGATAAACTAATAAGAGCACTTATGTCTATTTACAGAAAACTAAAAACAGTAAAAAATAACAAAAATTACGGCGGATTCACATTTCCACACCACGGATATACTATACAAAAATGCAATGAAGTATATTCTGGTTTAATTGACGAGATCACGGCCCTAAACGCTTTATAATGCCCTTTAAGTAACCATTTTGATCCAAACAGTAAATTGTTTGGATCAAATTAAATAAATAGATTTGTAGTATTAATTCAAGGAGTAAATCGGTGAATATATCGATGTTCAAAAATGAACTGGGATTCGGTGGCGCTAGAAGAAACCTCTTCCGCGTGGACGGTATATTTCCCGGTGAAAGTGTCGCAGCAGCCGGGCTGAATCCGTCAAATAAGATCAGATTTTTGGTTCGTGCTGCTTCTTTGCCAGAAGCAAACCTTGGTGTATGTACTGTACCGTTTCAAGGTAGATACTTGAAGCTTGCAGGCGACCGTGCATTTGCGCCATGGGCAATTACAGTTTATAACGATAACGACTTTTCGTTGCGTAACGCCTTCGAAAGATGGAGTGATATTATGAACCGCATTGAAAGCAACGTGGGTCGTAACGGTCTTGCTTCGTATGCGTTTGACTGGACTGTAACTCAAATTGACAGAGAAGGCAGAGATGTCAAGAAATATTCGTTCGTAGATTGCTGGCCAAGTGTTGTATCTAGCATCGACCTTGATCAGACGCCTGCAACAGAAATCGAAACATTCCAAGTAACTCTACAATATCAGTATTACAGAACTCTTGGCACCACGAGCTAAATTCGCAAAGGTTGTAAATTATAATGAAGTTCCCAAAGTTCGGTGAAATGTTCGGCTGGATAAACAAACCGTCTCCGGCTTTAGAAAAGTTGGAAGACAAGAAGGCGTCATTTGTTCCACCCGACTATGACGACGGAGCTATTAATATTGAAAGAGCACCATCAGCAGATGGTGTCTTTCAGACTTATAGCTTAGACATGGACGGCACTTATCGCAATGATAATGAAGTAATTCTTCGTTATCGTAGCATGAGTTCATTTCCAGAAATTGACGTAGCCATCGAAGAAATTGTAAACGAGGCTATTGTTACAGACGAAATTGAAAATCCAGTTAAGCTAATATTAGACAAAGCTAATGAATTAGAATGGTTACGACCAGAAACTAGAGACAAGATTAATTTAGAATTTGAAAAGGTGCTAGAACTAATTCAATTTCGCAGCAGAGGGTATGACCTTTTTAAGAGATGGTATGTTGATGCCAGATTATACTTTCATACTATCATAGATGAAAAGGATACTTCTAAAGGTATTCTAGAAGTCAGATATGTTGATCCTCTTAATATTCGCAAAGTAAGAGAAATTACAAAAGAAAAAGATCAGAACGGTAATGAATTAATTACTGGCACAAAAGAGTTTTATCTGTATTCTAGAGATAGTATAGACAATTCTAATCCACTAATTAGATCTTCACCTCAAATGAAGGCATTTAAACTTAGCCCAGATATTATAACATATGTTAATTCTGGTTTATATGATCCGACTAAAAAGTTGATTTACGGGCATTTGCATAAAGCAATTCGCACAATGAATCAAGTTAAGATGCTCGAAGATTCGATGGTAATTTATCGTCTTGCACGAGCACCAGAGCGCCGAGTATTTAACGTAGACGTTGGTAACCTGCCTAGACCTAAAGCAGAGCAATATCTTAAAGAGTTAATTACTAAGTACCGTTCTAAATTGCAGTATGACGCCGCTACCGGTGAAGTAAGAGATGACCGTAGATATATGAGCGTACTAGAAGACTTCTGGATGCCAAAATCTGCCGGATCTAACGGCACTACAATTAGCACATTGCCCGGTGCAAGCAATCTAAACCAAATTGATGACGTTCAGTATTTCTTAAATAAACTGTATAAGAGTTTGAACATACCCTTTTCTCGTCTACAAAGCGAACAAAAGAGTTTTCAAATTGGTAGATCTACAGAAATTAGTAGAGATGAAATTAAATTTGCCAAGTTCATAGAAAGACTAAGAACCAAGTTCGCAGATTTATTTTATGATTTGCTTCGTAAGCAGCTAATTCTAAAGGGTATCGTTACAGACGAATATTGGGAAGAACTAAAGCCAAAGATAAGATTCCACTTCTTGCAAGATATGTACTTTAGTGAACTTAAAGAACTTGAAGTTGAGAATGAACGTCTTTCTACAATTACTAATATGGAGCCATATATTGGCAAGTATTATAGTAGAGCGTATGTTCTAAAGAATGTTCTTCGTCGTGATGACCAAGAAGTCAAGCAGATGCAAGAAGAAATAGAAGACGAGAACAAACAGGATATAATAAATAAAGTTGAAATTGATAAATTTGACAACGACGAGAAGGTCAAACAGGGTTTATCACAACCAAATCAACGTCAAGATGAATTTGGTGGCGAGGCACCCGATAACGAGTATGGGCAGAAATACGATCCCAGACAATACGACAAAGAAGATAAGTTGAAAGATAAAGAACTTCCAGATATTAAAAAGTTTCCCAAGTTATAAAGGAAAGAATGATGAAAGATTTTAGACAAATACGGCTAGACGAATCAAACGAACTCGTCGAAGACACCAATTCTTTGATTTCAGAAGAAGTGCAAGATATCACTGAGGCTCTTTCTATCATTGCGCAACGCATTGCGGATGAAGAAATTTCTAATCGGTTGATTGAAATTGCAGAAGAACTTGGTCTTTATAACAAGTACTTTACTATATCTGAAAGTTGCATTCTTAATGAATACGACAGTGGATTACTGCCTGCTATTGCAGAAAGTTACAGAACCGGTGATAGTTTCGAATATACTTATCCAGACGGTGAAGTAGTCGAAATAGACACCGAACTTTCTGAGTCTATTGTAGACATCTACGATAACCTAGACGAAGAAAATAGAAACATCTTTGCTGCATTGGTTAGCGAATCTGCTGACAATCTAGAGGATGTGCTTAATCACTTCGCAGAAGACGAAGAGGACGAAGACGAAATCAATGAGAATCGCCTTGCTGGTCTTCGTGACGACGAACGGCGCCCAGAAAGATCCGACGACACTCCAGAAGATAACTTGATGCCAAAGCAGGGCCTTAAGATTGCTAAAGATCGTAAGGCATATCTTGCCCGTAAGGCTGCGGAAGCAGACGCGAAGCGCAAAGCTGCCGGTGGTTTGAAGAAAGAAGACCTAGAAGTTGAAAATCTAGACGAGTCAACACCTAGAAAATGGAAAAAACTTGCAAATAGTGGAAACCAAAATTTAAAAAATAACCTTGTTAAGTCAAAGGTTTCTAAATCTTTGGGTAGACTATTAAAGAAAGCACCACATGACGACGATGGCACCGATGATGGTAATGCGGCATCCGTTCCATCAGACAAAGGTGGATTCAATAGACGACTAAAAGCCTACAGAAATAGACTCAATAAATTTAGCCCCAATAGTAGAGATGTTACTACAAAACCAAATTGGAAATCTTCTGGCACAAAAAGAAACCCAGTAAATCCTTATATCAAGAAAGATGAACGAGCAAAAAGAAAATTGGGCGAAGACCTAGAAGGTGATACTAACACAATCAGCGAGAAGCCAGTATTCGACGGTGATCGCCCTTCTAAGAAAAATGGTCCATCTACAAGAGATCTTGCAAAGCAAGCCCGTTGGTTAAAGAAGACTGGTATTGATAAGAACGCAACAGTAAAGAACAAGAAAGGCTGCTAATAGTCATGCCGAGTAAAGAAAACTACAGTAATGATGTAGCCAAAAGAGAGGCAACAATGCAGAAATTTAGTTCTTTTATCACCGAATGGAAACGCGGCGAAGACCGCAAGTCTTCGTATAGTGGTTATAACCGCAGAGAAAGAAGATCATGGGAAAATGATCGCAAAAATAACGTAAAAGACCATGGTCATGAATTTCTATCGTATAATCGCAAAACTGGTAAAGCCAATGTAATACCACCTAGCGCAAAAACTAAACATTACCAAGATAACCAGTCTGGTCGTTTTAAGCAATTTGTAAACAAAGAAGCCTACCAGGCTCACCAAATGAGCACTTCTAGATTCAAGAAATTCGTCGATAAGCATAATCCCGGCGTGCCAGATTCCGACAAGAAAATATTTCAGGCAACTATTAAGAAGGGTCGAGTAAACAGAAACGCCAATGATGCGCATTATCGCACGTTCAAGAGCAACGGTAAATTCGCACCAAAAGTTGGTCGTGCAATGGGTCGTCTTGCTGCAAAAAGTCTATCGTTAAGTGATAAGATTAGTAATCTTGCAGGTAAACGTAAAGTCAGTGAATCCGCGCCAACCTCGGTGCGAGATATACATTCTTTAAATGCTAAAAAATCTGGTAAATCTATTAAGGTTAGTAGATCTAAGATGGATAATGCTCACGATAAATACATTGGATACCTAAAAAAGGATTCTGGTAAGTCAATCGGCAACGCCAATCGTAAACTACGAAATCTAAACAATGTTCAAAATAAGTATGACCCGGGCCGTCGAACAATGACAAAGACTACACTAAACCGCGCATTGCGACCATATCCCAAGCCAGCTGAACGGTCATTGATGGACACCACAGCCAAGAAAGCAGAACGGGAAAAGCGAAAGGTTGGCATCAATAGCAGATATGAGCCTCAACAGCAGAGCATCAAGGAAGCCACACACCATACCTTACGTAGAAAGAGTAGTGCTATTGGTAAGATGCGCGCCGGCGCGCTCGCCGCGGAATTTGGTACAAAATCTCCAAATAAAAGGCGCATCTCACAAATGAGATCCTCTTTAAAACGAAAAAATAGATCTTTGGGATATTCAAACGATGAGTTGCTCAAAAATAATCGACGTAATTTCGGTGTGCCTTCCGGACACGCACCAATTAAAATGGACACCGCAGCCAAGAAAGCAGAACGGGAAAAGCGAAAGGTTGGTTTAAGAAAAGAATCATCTACCGACATCGGATCTGTTTCTAAAGTAAGAAAGATGTTGGGTACCGACGGTCGAACTTCTAAAGCAATAAAGACGATATCAAACAAACAAATGCGCAATGCAAGAGCGAATAATTTGCTTGCCAAACACGGCAATGACTTACCATCAGATTCTCGTAGATCCAATAGATTTAAGAGATTGCGTGGCGAATCAACAGTGACAGAATCTCGTACTGGTACTCGCGAGAGAGGTGACCCAAAGGATTTATATTGGAACCGTCGTCAAAGAACCGCATCTAAAAATAATCGCCAAAATCCAAAAGCACTCCATTATAAGAAAGATTCTAAAGATCGATTCTTTAAAAGAATAAGATGGGCTGAACCAATAAATGTGCGAAAGAAGGACAAATAAATGCCAAGTTTTAATAAAACAATTGTACAAGACAGCCTGCAAAGATCAACTGTTGCATTTAATTATGCCACTTCTGTTACATTAAACGTCAGTGGCCTTACCGGCGAGATAAAGCCATCTGAATTATACGGCTTTAAGGGTCTAACCAGTGTGACCGGCACTAATATGGGCATCTCTAGAATATACTGGAGTATGCCTGTATCTACAACTGCATGTAGTATAGAACTGGCATTTGGTCTCTCTGGTAGTCTGACCGGTCAGCCATTGCTTAATCTAAACGGCTCAGGTATGTTTGATTTGTATGCAGCGGGCAATGCAATTCATACATCTTATACTGGTTCAGATAGAAACAATATAATAACTTTAAGAAACACTGGATCCGTGCCACCTAACTCTGGTATATCAGTAATACTAGAAATAGATAAACTTTTGGGCTTTAAATAACCATTTATTCTAAATATAATATATGAAACTAATCAGAGAAATAAACGAAGCAGTGCAATTTAAGGTTGTTACCGAAGAAGCCGGTAAACCTAAGTCATATTACATTGAAGGTCCGTTTCTGCAAGCAGAGATTAAGAACCGCAATGGTCGATTTTACCCAATGAAGGTTCTTGAGAAAGAGACTGCCAGATACATTAAAGAAATGATTGGCGGCAATAGAGCCTTCGGCGAACTATCTCACCCTAGTAATCCAGAGATCAATCTAGACCGAGTTAGCCATATCATCAAGAGCCTAAAGCGTGAAGGTAATGACTTTATCGGTAAAGCTAAGATTATAGATACGCCGCACGGTAAAATTGTCAAGAATCTGATGGACGAAGGTGCAACTCTTGGTGTATCCAGTAGAGGTGTTGGTAGTCTGACTGAAAAAGAAGGTATGAATATCATCAATGACGATTTCCGTCTTTGTACTGCTGCCGACATAGTAGCAGATCCGAGTGCACCAGACGCCTTTGTAAGAGGTATCATGGAAGGCAAAGAGTGGATATGGGATAATGGTATCATACGAGAGAAGCAAATTAACGAATATAAACTTCAAATCGAACGTGCTACCCGCAGAGCGTTACAAGAAACAAAGGTCTCACTATTTGCAGATTTTATGGTAAAACTTGCAAAGAATAAATAAATCATATATAACAGGAGTTTAAGAATGTCAGACAGTCTACGTGACCGTATTGCTAAGATCATCGCCGAAAATACCGCACCAGAAAAACTTCCCGGTTCAGAAGCAAAAGAAATTTTGACTGGACCAGGAACTAAGGAAGCTAAGGATGCAGAGAATACCGGCAAGAGAGCCAAGTATCCATCTGCATCTGGTGGTGGCCCAGAAAAGCTCAAGGACCCGAATGGCTCAACTGCCGAGAAGGTAACTGAGTCTGATTCTGAGGCTAAGGGTGACTCTGAGGACGAAGATGACGAGGATGAGAAGGACGAAAAGTCTGAGAATCCTTTCTTTGCCAAGAAGAAGAAAGCCAAGAAGGATGAGGATGGCGAAGACGAGGAAGATGAGAAGAAAGAAGCTAAAGAGAGCTATGATGCCCAGGCTCATATTGATGCACTCTTTAGCGGTGGCGATTCTCTGACTGAGGACTTCAAGAGCAAGGCTAAGACTATCTTTGAAGCAGCCCTCAATGAGCGTGAAAATGTTCTTCGCGAAGAAATCGCTGAAGAATACAATGCCATTCTAGAGAATGCTATCCAAGAAAACTACGAGACTCTTGCTGAGCAGCTTGATGGTTATCTTAACTACATTGCAGACGAGTGGATGGATGCCAACCAAGTCGCTATCGAGCGTGGTGTACGGGCTGAAATTTCTGAGAGCTTCTTGGAAGGTCTTAGAACTCTGTTCGTCGAGCACAACTTTGATGTGCCAGAGGGCAGCGATGACATCATCGACCAACTCGCCGCAGAGAAAGAAGAACTCGAAGATGCCCTTAATGAAGTGTTGGAAAACAACATTGAATTGAGTGACCTGATAGAGCAGAGCCAGAAAGCTGAAATCATCTCTAACATCGGCGAATCGTTGACTGATGTTGAATTTGATAAGTTCCTAAGCCTTGCAGAAGATATTTCTTATGAAGATATTGAGTCTTACGAAACCAAGCTCACTACTATCAAAGAAAGCTACTTCACCAACAAGCCAAAGACCACCAATAACCAAGACGCAGATGATGCCAATGGTGTAATCACTGAAAATACTAACAGAGTCAATGATCCGCTCATTAACGAAGTAGTAAGACTGCTCGGTAACAAGAAGAATTCGTAAGTAAAATAGTAAGATTTATAAATAAAAGCAGCAATCAAGGAGAATACTCAGATGAATATGCAGATGTTTCAAGTAACCAAAGAACTCATGGAACGCTGGGAGCCAGCAACCAAGGACATTAAAGATAGTTATAAGCGCGCAGTTACCACTGTGCTGCTTGAGAACACCCGCCAGACACTGAACGAAGGTCCCGGTAACGTGATAGGTAATGCACCTAGCTCGTCACTTGGCTTCGGTGGTGGTGTTGGTGGATCTGCTGGTAACCCAATCGCGATGTGGGATCCGATCCTCATCTCGATGGTTCGTCGTGCTATGCCTAACTTGATGGCCTACGACTTCTGTGGCGTTCAGCCAATGACTGGACCTACTGGTCTTATCTTTGCGTTGCGTGCTAAGTACGGTGGTGGCGCTACTGGCGAAGAGGCTCTGTTCCTCGAAGCTGATACCGTCTACGGTGGTACTGGTGCAACTGCTTATGCTGGCAAGGGCTTTACCGCTGGCTTCGACTTCAACAACACTAGCGAAACTTCGCGTAACACTGACCCGTTCAATGCCTTGCCTGGTCGCCCGATGACTACCAACCAGGGTGAAAACCTTGCAGATGGTAACGGCACTGTGTTCAAGGACATGGGATTCTCTATCGAGAAGACCGTCGTTGAAGCAAAGACCCGCGCATTGAAGGCTGAATGGAGCCTTGAGCTTGCTCAAGACCTGAAGGCTGTTCACGGGCTTGATGTCGAGAACGAACTTGCTACCATGTTGAGCAACGAAATCCTCTTCGAGATCAACAGAGAAGTACTTCGCACCATCTACTACGTTGCTAAGCTCGGCTGCCGCTCTGGTACTACCCAGACTGCTGGTGTATTCGACCTTAACGTCGATGCCAATGGTCGTTGGAGTGCTGAGAAGTTCAAGGGCCTGTTGTATCAGATCGCTCGTGAAGCCAACCAGATCGCTAAGGAAACTCGCAGAGGCCGTGGTAACTTTGTTATCTGCGACTCTGACGTAGCTGCCGCACTAGATATGGCTGGTAAGCTTGATTATTCGCCAGCAGTGGCTAGTAATCTGACTCATGATGACACCGGTAACACCTTCGTTGGTACCATTAACGGTGGCATTAAAGTTTATATTGATCCTTATTCTACTCTTGCTAAGAACTTCTTCTGCGTTGGCTATAAGGGACCAAACGCTTATGACGCCGGTATCTTCTATTGCCCATACGTACCGCTCCAGATGGTAAGAGCAGTTGGGCAAGATAGCTTCCAGCCACGTATCGGATTCAAGACA